GTGAAGGTGAAAGACAGCTCGCGCGTCTTCCAGCCGTTGCTGGAGCGCATCCGGTAACGGCGGACGGTGCAGACGGCGCCGTCGACGACAGGGCGCATCCACGGCGTGTTCTTGTAGTCGAGCTGCCCCTCGGCCGTGACCGTGAACGTGCTGCCGGCGGGCAGGGACTTCTCGGTGACGGCCTTGATGCCGGCGATGTGCGCGACACGCTGGCGCTCGATCTCGGCCTCCTGCTCCTCCGACGCGGCGACGACGCCCGGCTGCACCAAGAGGAGCGCGTAGACCGCCTTTGCCTCGTCGTTGGTGAGGGTCAACGCCCGGTCGGTCCCGAAGTTGGCCGCGAGGTGGCGGAGGGCGGAGGCGAAGATGGCGGTGCGGTCGGTGGTGTTCATGAGTCCATTCTACACGCCGCGTTTATGGTGTCAAGCATGAGACTGTGCGCGGCATGGCGATTCATTGGATCTCTCGCAGATCCGCCACCTTGCATGGATCTGCTACGGGATCTGCGCCAGTCTGGATCCGTTGCCCCACAGCTCGGCCGTCGCCCGCATGGCGTGGTTCTCGACCGGGGTGTGCGCGCCGGGATCCATTCCATCGGCATAACGCACGACACGCACGACAAAATGCTGCGCGAGCCGGTCGGCCACGAGCTTCGCCGGCGGGGGCTTGTCGAGGATCACGACGTGCCCTGCCCGGTCTTTCATGGTCGGGCGCTCCCATGCGTCGGGGTCGAGGCACACGTCGACCTCACGCACGCCAGCGCGCGCCAGAAGCATGATCTGGCGATCGGACAGCGCCTTGCCGAAGAGGGCCACGGCGTCGGGTCCGCTCTGGATCCAGTCCGTCGGCCCCTCGACGATGGCGATGCGCTGGTAGGCGGAGGCCAGCTCCAAGCCGAGCACCACGTCGCCCGCCGACGCGAAGCGGAGCGGGTTGTCGTTGGCCGGGTTGAGGTTCTTGCGGTACTTGCCGCTCGTCAGCTCGTCGTGGTCGCGCTTCTCCCACGTCGCGCGGGACTGGAAGTAGATCCAATGTCCATCCCACCGGCGGACGGGGAACACGAGCCGATCCTGATAGCGCCCCCACGAGCACACGCCCACGCCGAGCCGGCGCATGTTGTCGAGGTCGAGCCCGCGGCGCGCGGTGTACTCGATGTGGGCGTGCAGCGGCGCAAAACTCTCCGGCGGCGCGATGGGCTCCGGCTCCCACGTCGACGGCCGCGACGGCGCCGCCGCCTCAAGGTAGTCCTCGGGGATGAGCGTGAGCGACCGGCCGCCTGACGAGGCCCGCACGATCTCGGCGGCAGCGGCGTGGCCGCCGTCGAACGCCGCGAGCAGATCCAAGAGCTGAAACTGCTTGGCGCACACGAAGCAGCGCCAGAACTTCCGCGACGGATTCACCGACAGCTTGTCTTCGCCGCCGCACCACGGGCAGTCGTGCAGCCACTCCAGCTTCGCCCGGCCTTGCGCGACGAAGCCGTGCCGCACAAGCCACGGCACGAGAGGAAACTTCGACAGCGCGAGGGCGAAGTCGGCGTCGTCACCATGCCTCAAGCTGCTCCTGCTCATGTGCCGCCTCAAACTGCGTCGAGCGCAGCGTCGTCGTGACTGCGCGGTGGTGGGCGAAGTCGGTACGGACCTCGATCAGCCGGCCCGCCGGCGCCGAGCGGTACAGCTCGGCGAAGATCCGCATTTTCTCGGTGCGCGCTTCCTCGCTCGTGCGATTCAGCGATCCAATGAAGTCGGCGCAACGGACCTTCTCGTAGCAGTCGGCGATCTGCGAGCTGCGCACGATGTGGTCGACGTTGTCGGCGGCGCCCTTGGTTGGCCGCTGCGCCTGCGAAGCCGTCCACAAGGCGTAGCCCTCGTCACGGTCGCACAGGGCCTTCATGTCGCGGAACGCCGCCGCCTGCGAGCGCACCTCGTTCTCTTGCTTCTCGCGAGGGTGCAGGAGGTCGCCGTAGTCGATCACGATGAGCCGCGGGCGGAATCCTCGACGCTGGCGAAGGTCCACGATCTCGGCGTAGACGTCGTTGACGCTCGCGTTCCACGCTGCGTCTTTGGTGTAGCCGCGGATGACGAGGAGGTCTTTCAGCTCGCGGTACTCGTCGCGAATCGCCTTCATGCGGTTCACGTCGACGACGCCGTGCTTGAGATCCATTGCCGTCGAGTAGGTGAAAGCCGCCTCGAAACGGTCCTCGGCCTGCTCCCGGCCGCCTTCGAGGACGACGTAGAGCACGGGGATCCGAAGCGCGCGCACGGCGTAGTAGGCCAGCCATTGCAGCATGTGCGACTTGCCCACCTTCGGGTAGGCCACCCAGATCCCAAGCTCGCCCTTGCTCAAGCCGCCGTTGAGCACGGCGTCGAGGTCGGGCACGCCCGTCGAGAACGTGTAGAGGTGGCCCTGCGCGGCCTCGCGCTGACGACGCGCCGTGCGCTGCTCAATCTCCTCGAAGAAAAAGCTGCGGTCGACGGCGCCGACGTTTACTTGTTGGATCTCGTCCGCGCGCTGTTGGAAAAAGTCGACCGTGGCATCGACGTCGCCGCCGTTGTAGAGCAGCCGCAGTTTCTCGACGCCGTCGACGACGAGGTTGCGCTTGATGAACTCGACGAGCTTGTCGCCGATGTACTTTTCCTCGACGACGACGGACAGGCACACGCCCTCGACAGTCGGGAAATACTGCGCGGCGAGCTGCGGGTCGAGACGTCGACAAGCGTCGAGCACAACGAGCGCCGTCGGCGGCCGCGCGTAGGTCGACAGGTACCATTGCACCGTCGAGAAGATCCACGACAGGGCCGGCGTCTCGAAGAACGCCGGCTTGAGGTGCCGCGCGGCGAGCACCGCGAAAGCCTCGTTGTCGAGGCACAAGCGGAGAAGCGCACGCTGGTACTCCGGGCCAAGCTGGTAGCTCACGGGCGGTTCTTTCCGAGACGAAACGTCGTCTCAGCCTTGCAACGGTCGCGCAACGAACACCTCAAACACGAGGGGGACGCGGCGTGGAACCCAAAAGTGATGTCGTGGGCATCGAGACAAAGGATCTCGCGGCCTCGATCGAGGAAATGGAGCTTCGCCAGCTCGGCGCCAGCGTGCAGATCCCGGCCCGGAACGAACCCGCTCGCCCCGAGACGAGCGTGTAGGGCCGCATCCTGCGCGTCGGCTTCGTTGACGCTCGTCATGGCGTCCGAGCGGTACGCCACCACGCGCTCGGTGTCGAAAAGATGGAGCAGACGCGCGACGGCGCTGTCGGCCGTGCGCACCCGGCGGCCATTCCACCGGACCCACGCCACGGGCTCGACCCCCTGCGCCTTCGCCCACACCCTCACCGCGTACAGGGCCTCAAGCACGTCCTCCGAGCTGGAGAGCGTGACCGAGACGTGGCCGGCGTCTGCCACGCGCCGACGGGTCGGGTTGTTGAGCAGGCCGGCGTTGTAGGCCACGAGCAGGCTCGTGGCGTGATCGCGCCACTCCGGCCGCCACAGCTCGCGGGCCGGGGCATCCACGGGGCACGCGGCCAGCGTCCACCGCGGCGCGGGAGCCCTCTTCGCCTTTTTGGGCTTGGGCTTGGCTTTCATGGCGCACCAAAAAGAAACAACGGCCACCTCCGGGGGGAGAGAGGGGCCGTTGCGGTTGCTCGAACCAACGTGCGTTGAAGGGGCGAGCAACCGCAACGTACACCACAATCCCTGCCTTGATCAATCGGCATCGCACGCGCTTGTCGTCATTGCCGGCGGGCGAGCCACGCGACGAGATCCATCGGCTGCCCGAGCACGTCCACCGAAAATGAATCCTCGCGCGAGTAGATCCTGCCCCGGTTCGCCGACTGCGCGATGAGCCCGTCGTGGTGCCGATCGGCGAAGTCGACGACGATGGCGCGCGCCTTTCCGGGGCTCGCCGTGAGCACGCGAAACACGTCTTGCGTGACGGTGACGGCCGCCGAGCCGCCCTTGGCGTAGACGAGGGCGTCGGCCGCCGGGAGGTCGATGCCCTCGCCAAGCACCGACGTCCCGACGAGGCACGGGCAGGCACCGGCGTTGAAGTCGTGGATCTTCGCTTCGACCTCTTCGTCGGTGACGGTGTCGTCGCCGCTGCCGCCGGCGCCCTGCACAAACTGCGCGCCGGGGATCATCCCTGCCAGCTTGGCGCCGTGCGCGACGTGCTTGACGAGGACGATGACCCGCTTGCCCATCGCCATGAGCGTCTGCGCCGCCCACGCGGCCCATTGGTTTCGGCGCTCATGGTTCACGATGCCCATGCGGTAGGCCGTGTCGAGGGCACAAGGGCCGAGCTTCGGCTCCTCGACGGGGACGAAGACGAAGTCGACGGGGGCGAGGAAGCCGAGGTCGATGAGCTGCTTGACCTCGACGCGCCCGATCACGTCGGACAGCACCGCGTCCATCAGGATCTCGCTGTTCTCGTCGCTGCGGAAGTGCGTCCCGGTCATGCCGTAGCGGTAGTAGATCGGCGACGCCCGCTTGTTGATCTCTTGGTACGTCGACGCGGCGGCGTGGTGAAACTCGTCGACGACGAGGATCTTGCGCGATCGGTAGAAACTCTCAGGCGCCTTGACGGCCGTCGCCGCCGTCGTCACGACCACGCGCGTGTCGTGCAGCTCGTCGGATCGCCGCTTGCCGGGCACGGTGGCCGTCTTCGGCCAGCCTCCGGTGAGGCCGACGACGCCACGGGGGCCGAGCGCGAGCTTGCCGAGCGCGCGGGTCGTCTGCGCGACGATGCCCTTGGTAGGCGCGATCCAAAGCGTGTGTAGCGGGTTCGCGTCGATGATGGCCGCGCCCATGAGCGTCTTGCCGCTGCGCGGCGGGGAGTCGAGCACGCCGCGGCCCATGCTCAAGGCGCGGTCGACAAGGTGGCGCTGGTAGTCGCGGAGCTGGAAGCCGCTGTGCAGCGGCAGATCGTCGTCGGGGCGCTCCCGAGCATCGTTGAAGGCGTAGGGGATCTGGTACTTGGCGAGCAGGCGCCGCACGGTCGGCACGAGGCCCGCTGGCATGAAGCCGGTTGCGTCCATAAGCCTGATCCAGCCGTCCCAGCCGTCGTCGTCCGACGGCGTGAACGCCTCGGTGGCGAGGTACGAGAGGTCGTAGCGCAAGAGCTGGATCAACGCTGGCGGCGCGAAGACGATTCGCGCCGAGCTGTTCTCCATGACGATGCGGATCTGCGGGTCCAAGAATCCTCCGAAGCGAGCGAAGCGAGCTTCTGCGTGTTTGTGGCGCTTCGCCACAAACACCGCCAGCGCCGTTCCAAGATCCAAGAAAAACGACAGTAGACGTTTATGATCCTTACAGGTTGGATCGACGTGTAACGATCGTGAAGCGAGGTGCGACCCCCAACCCCCAAAGGCGGGGGCGATGGGTGAGTCAGGGGTGGCGGTTTTGGATCGGCTTGGTGCGGTCTGTGCGGGGGCTTGATCAATGGCGGTTGCGCGCCGGGCGGATCCCTATCCCGCAAGTACCTATCGCCGCCCTGTCGCGATGATGCAGCCCGGCCCTATTTTTCTTCTGCGAGGGCTTCGGTGGCGAAGCGCACGGCCAGCTCCGTCGCCTCGCGCGTCGGCGCGTAGTGCCAGCCGGCGGGGAGCTGACGCGCCCACAGGAACCGCGGCGGGGCGGCTTCAAGCCACGGCAGCCCGCCGACGGTCTGGCACATTTCGACGAGGTGCCGCGTGGAGAGATCCACGATCTCGCCGGCGACGGGGTCAGCCGCCCAGACGTGCATTTCCGGCAGCACGAGCCGGCCGCCGAGGTTCACGAGCGAGCGGGAGCCGGGCTGCCATTCGTAGCCGAAGTGCGTCAGCGTCGTCGGGGCGCCGTCGTCGAGGTGGCCGGGGAGCCGCTGGAAGGACGCGGTGCCGGCTTGGGGGATGAGCCGCAGCCCCGTCTCGGCCGCCGCGGCGATCACGCTCACGGCCCAATACAGGCACGAGCCGGGCACATGCTCGTCGCCGACAAGGTGCTTGCGGTAGAGCTGTTCCGCGCGGGCCACGATGCGCGCTTTCCTGCTGTCCTCGAAGTGCTCCCACGACGCAAAGGTGGGCGCAAAGTTGGGGCGGCCGGCTTTGATTCTCTTCGTCATACGCCGAAAGCCCCGCGCAAGGCCGGGGCAAGCGTCGCGTCGAGCGCGCGGGCGGCGGGCGATCAGAAGTTGAAGTCGCAGTGCTCGGAGCGGGTGCCGAAGCGGACGCGGGCGGCGCCGGTGCCAGCGCCCTTGGTGCGCCATGTGCCGGCGTGCTGGCCCTTGGCGCGGAGGGTGATGCGCAGCGTTTCGCCGTTGGGATTGCGCTCGTAGCTGTAACGCTGCCGGCCCGAGGTGTGGCCGCAGAAGCCGCCGGGCTCGAACGACAGCTTGTCCGCGGCGTCCGAGCCGTGACCGTTGAGCAGGGTCGCGGTGTCGCGCTGGATGATGGCGACGGTGCCGGTCTTGTTCACCGAGATCACGGTGTGAGCCATGACGTCGGAGTAGCCGTAGACGTTGGCGCCGCCGCCGACGACGGGCGTGTTCTCTTCGGTCAGCTTGGCGGCCTCGACGATGGCCTTGATGAAGCGGTTGGTCTGGTTCTCGACGCTCGCGAGGTAGGCGTCGGCGCGGGCGTTCTCGCGGGCGATGGCGGCGCGGCGGGCAGAGACGGAAGCGGTGGTGGTCGTCATTGGCGGGCTCCTGTGCTGCGGCGGTAGTGCCGTGAGAACCATCATACGCGCTTCGTTTCCGGTGTCAAGCATGAGACGCAAAATAATGCGGATCTGCGCAGATCCGCACATTTACGACAGATCAGGAGGATCAGCCTCGAAAGATCCAAACGCGACACGCCGATGGATCTCGAAAGATCATCCGAAGATCCAAGCATTTGCGCAGATCCGCGGCGCCGATCCATTTATTTTCAGTCTCACGCTTGACACTACAAATGCGATCTGTAGAATGGAGCGCATGAACCACACCGCCCCCGCCGTTCACGTCGCCGACTTCGGCAGCACCGTCTACTTCACGGCGACGGCGCCCGACGTGGAAGCGGCGCGCGTTGCGGTCATCCGGGCTGCTCACGACCTCGTTTTCGCCACCGTCGGTAAGTCAGCCGAGGTCACGATCGGGCTCACCGGCCACTTCGGCGGCGCCTTCGTCACCGGCGCCGTCGCGACTGTCCGCTTCCTCTAGGAGTCTGCATGGCAACCAAGCTCACCAAGCCCGTTTCTCGCGAAACCTACAGCGCGCTCCGCTCAGGCGGCCGTGTCCTGATCGTGACGCTCTTGCCCGGCGACCTCGTCGAGATCCGAGAGAAGGGACGGCGGATGCGCTACCTCGTGCCGATCGAGTCGATCGCGTGGATGGGGATCAAGATCGAAGCCGCGGCCGCGCGAAAGGCGAAGCTCGCGGCGAAGAAAGAGAAGGCCGCTCGATGATGAAGCGATGGATCTGTCCCCTGTGCGCCGGGGGCAAGCTCGCCCCGAGCAAGCCCCGCCGCGACGACGCCCGGCGCTACTGCCTCGCGTGCAGCGAGAAAACGGGCCGCCTCGTCGAGCGCACCTGTCCGGCGCTGGACAGCGAGCGCGAGGCCCGCGCCGAAGCGGCCAAGGCCAAGGCCGGCAAGGCCGCCGAGCGCCGCAAGGCGACCCGATCGGTGGCAAAGGCCGCCGACCGCTCGAAGCTCACGATCGACGGCGCCTACCTGCCGGAGCGTGTGCCGTCCTACTGGCATGTGCTCTGCGACGAAGCGCGCAAGGCCGCGCCGCGCGGCACCTTCATCCCGGCGCATGACGCCCCGCCTTCGCTCGTGGTCGCTCGCAGCACGCGAGCCGGCTACTACCGAGGCACGGGCTCACGCCGGCGCACGCACCTCCGCTTCGGTCCCGGCGTGGATCGAGCCGCCGCTCTTGAGCTTCTGTTGCACGAGCTTTGTCATGGCGCCTGCGCTGCCTTGAACCGGGCCGAAGGCGCGCACGGGATGACCTTCCGCAAGGTGCTGCGCGCCGCCGCCGTGCGCTTGTGGGGCATCGACGAGCCCACGATCCCGCAGCACCGCTATGTGCTCGACGACCTCATCGTCGTCGAGCTGCGCAAGAAATGGTGTATGCCGGCCGGGCGAACGGTCTGGCTCGATCACACTCGCGCCGTGCGCGCGCGTCGAGCAGCGCGGAATGCGCCGCCGGCCGAAGCCGGAATGCCGAAAGCCCCACCGCCGGCCGAAGGGGAAACCCTCGCCGCGTCGCCGACCGAAGGCTGATCTTCTAACGCGGCGGGTCAACGTCGCCGCGGCGGCGCCCCCGCGGGTGCCCCCGGCGGATGGCGAGCAGGGGCAGGGCCGTCACGAGCCCGGCGGCGAACCCGATGAGCACGCACGTCCAGCTCACGGCGCGGGAACCAACGGCCGAAGCTGGCCGACAAGCAGGACGGCGCCGACCGTGGCGGCGATTCCCGCCACGACGCCCACGGCGAGCACGGCTGCGGGCTCCTCCCACACCTCACGACGCCCGGCCTCGCGCGCGTCCTCCAGCGCCTTCACGAGCAGCGCCTCACGGGCTTTGCCGGCCTCGTCGGCGAGCTTGAGCTTGGCGTTGCAGGCGTCGAGCTGTAGCGCGGCCCTGTCGGTGGCGAGCTGGCCGTCGAGCTGTCGTCGAAGCTCGCACGTCTCGGCCTTGGCCCCGAGGCGTTCCGCGCGAGCGGGCGGGAAGCAGATCGCATCGAACGGCGCGCGGCCGCCCTCTTCGACGAAGACGGCGTCGGGCTCGTCAGCCCTTGTCGGAGAGGCGTGAGAGGTGAGCAGCAAGAGCGCGAGGATCCGCGCGCAGGCGCTCGTACTTGGCCTTCTGTGCGGCGTCGAGGGCTTGGATCGTGGATTCATGCTGCTCCTCGATGGCTTTGACGGCGTGCTCGGTGCCGTGGTCGATGGCGACGCGGGCCGCCATTTCGCCCTCGCGGGCGGCTTCAAGCTCGCGTCGCACGCGCTTGTCGGGAAAGCGCAGCTCGCGGACAAAGGCGCCGCCGAGGGCGAAGCCGATGGCGCCGACGACGATGGCGACGACGACGGGCCAGTGCGCCTTGACCCACGTCCATGCCGCTTTGAGCTTCGTCATGGGGCAGGCGCCTCATCCGACGACGACGGCTTGAGCTTGCGCGTGTCCGCCTCGATGCCGAGGATCGAGTGCAGCCCGAGCCGGCTGGCGATCGTGTGGAAGTTGCTCGTGACGGTGCCGAGGATGACGCCGAGGATGAGCTTCTGCGCCGGCGTCTCGGCGGGATCGAGCCACGGGCCGGGGATCCACACGGCGACCGAGCAGACCACGAGCGGCGCCAGCGGCAGAAGCCGCGCCAGCGGCTTGCCGGCGTCGAACCACTCGTCGGGGCAGGCGCGCTTGACCGACTGGATCCCGGCCCACACCGCCACGATGAGCAGCACGTTCCAGTGCGTGAGCAGGGCGTTCACGTCGAAGATCGCCGCGAGTTGCGGCGCCGCCGGCTCGGGCGTCATCGAAACGACGGCTGCGGGCATGTCGATCTGGTCTGGTTCCACAAAGCACCTCGTGCCTTGAGCCTACCTCACGGCACGAGCGCGGCGGTGATGTCGGCCAGCGGCACGACCGGCTGCCTGTCCTGCTCCGCTTCGATCAGGAGCGCCGAGCACACCTGCGCCTGCCCCGCGATCTGATTGAGCTTGCCCGTGAGCTGCTGGCGTTCCTGCTCGATCTGCTCGATGCGCGCTCGGATCCGGGGCATGGCGGCGTCGGCCGCCTTGAGCTTGGCGAGGATCTTCTGCTCGGCCTCGTTGAGCTGCTTGCCGTCACTGGCGAGCAAGGTGTCGAGGTACTTGTCTGCGTTGAATGCTTGGATCGTCATGCGTCATTCCTCATCCGACGGGCGTGAACCACACGCGAATGAATCCGCGTGTTTGTGTGCCGCCGGCCCCGTCCTGTAGCTGAACTTTGATGGCGCCGCATTGGGAAGTCGGGCCAAACGTCGTTGCGATGTGAAGTTGCCGGTCGGCGGTCGGGCTCACCGTTCCGGCAACGCGCGCGTTGCTTGAGCGGAAGGTCATCATGATGCCGACATCGCTCGTCACGCCGGCGGCGCCGAGGGAAGTGTTGCCGTCGTCGTCAGGGCCAATGAAGTCCTGATCAAGTTGGATCTGCGACTCCTTGTTGTTGGTGCCGCCGAAGAACCACACACGGCCGCCGACGTTGAGGACGTTACCGGCGCTGGCAAGGTTGATGTCGGTGCCGGAGCCGGCGCCGATAACCAACAGCGTGCCGACATTGATGTTGGTGCAGTAGACATTGCTGTAGCGGGTCGCGGCGGTGTTGCCGCTGCCGATGTTCTTCCCCGACCCGCTCGGCTCGATGTCATCAGACGTGAGCGTGCCGGAGAAGTTGCCGGTGCCGCCGAAGACATCCCAGCGGGCCGCGAGCGAGCCGAGGTCGACGCCGGAGGCCGATGGCGCCAGCGTGCCGGCGAACGTGGCAGCGGCCAGCACGTTGAGCGTGTTGGCAAATACATTCCACCGGGTGCCCGCCGACGTCACGGTGCCGAGATCCCTCGTTGCGCCCGACGTGAAGATGCTGCCGTCGGTCGTCAGCGTGGACCCGAAAGAGATCGGGCCGAAGGCCGTCAGTCCCGCGGAAAAGTCTCCGCTCTCAAACCACAGTTTTCGGAACCGCGCGACGCTTGTGCCGATGTCGGCGGTGAGGATCGCCGGCTGTCGGCGGATCTGCCCGGCGTGCAGGAAGTTGGTGTAGACGTCGCTCCACTTGAACGACGCATCGCCGAAGGTGTAGCCGTCGTCGAAGTCGGGGATGATCGAGCTGGAGGTACGGCCGCCGCCCGCGAGCGAGAGAGTGCCCGTGACCGTCACGGCCCCTGTCGTGTTGAGGTCGCGCAGAAACGCATCCCACCGGAGCAGCGACGTGCCCATCCCCCGGTTGGTCACGTCGGGGTTGATCTGCTCGAAGACGGACGTGCCGCCGTCGACCTCGAAGCCGCCCGTGATCTTGTAGTTGCCCACGAGCAAGAGGTCACCGAAGCGGCTCACCTTCTTGCTCAAGGGCTCGACGGGGGCATCCCACCATCGCGTCGTCGGCGTGTCGCTTTGGATCTCCTCGATCTTTTTGAGCACGGCCGAGGCGAAGCGTTCGAGCGTCTTGACGCCGTTGGTGGCGCGGGCGGCGTTGCGGTCTGCGCCGCCACCCCACGTCGGGCGGAAGCTCTGCGGCGTCGAGTCGGCCGGCCCCTCGAACAAGAACGTGCGCTTGTCGGTGATCACCGAAGAACCGAGCGCAGATCCATCCCACGCGATGTCGACGATGCGCAGCCAGTCGGCGCCGGGGTCGTTCACGGTGAGCGCGACGATGGCCTGCCATCCGGCGACCTTGCGCGTGTTGACGGCCTGCACTTCCTCTTGAGCGAGGATCGTGTCCCAGAAGGCGCGGTTGGACTGCACGCCGTCGCCGTAGACGAAGCGGACGAAGACGCTGTAGGCCGCGGCGATGCCCGAGAATGAGACGTTCTGCGAGGCCACACCCTCGACGGGGCTCCCGCCGCCGACGAGCTGCCCGTAGCGCACGGCGGTCTGTCGGTTCTCGGCGAGGATCGCCTTGCCGAAGGAAATGGTCATGACCGTGGGCGAGAAGATGGCGAAGCTGAATCCGTCGAGGATGCGCTTGACGGCCTCGCCGACAATGAGGTTCGTCTGCAACCGCTGAAACTCGCCGAGCTGCCCGGTGGACAGGAACTCGATGTCGCCGAGGTCGACGCGCTCGTTCGGATGAAACTTAGGTAGATCCATGTATCACCCTCACCTGTACTTCGGGGTCACGCCGGCCACTGTGATCGCGTCGATGATCGCACGAACGAACGCCAGCGGGTCGGCCAAGTAGAACGGGAAAAGGGCGCCCGTGTTGACGTCAAACTCGTTGAGCAGCACCGAGCCTGTGCGCGTCGTGAGATAGACGACCTCGACGGGAACGAGCGCCGCATAGAGCTGACGTTGGATCGTGAGGTTGTTGCCGGCGGCGACGGTGGCCGCCCCGAAGACCTCCCACGTCAGCCCGGCCTCGGTGTCGAAGTTGGGGTTCTTCTTCCATCGCGCTTGCACAACGTCAGGGACGGAGAGGGCCGCTGGCGTGACGTGAGATCCGAGGCGCACGGTGCGTGAGTCGATGAGCGTGGCGATCTTGCGGAGCCCGTTGTTCGCAGGCGCGCCGGCGCTGGCAATCGAGAGGATCTTTCCGTCCTCGCCGCCTGCGAGGTTGCCGACGGCGATGGGCGCGACCACGCCGCCGCCGGGCGATTGCACGAGGTCAATCTCGACGAGGGCGGCCGCGGTGACGTTGCCGTCGATCAGCGCCTTCACCTGTGCTGCCGTCGAGATCGGCGTGCTCGCGCCGTCTGTGGCGAGCGTGACGGTGATGGCAGGGCCGACGACGTTCACCGTCAGCGGAACGAGGTTGCCCGGCGGGTCGACGATCGTGACTGTGATGAGGTTGCCGTCGCCGCCGCCGTAGCGTGCCTTCCAGATCAGGCCCGCGGCCCCGGCGCCGGTGGTGCGCGTGGCGACGACGCCCGCGTCTTCGGCTGTGAAGCCGTTGTAGTGGTTCACGGGACAGCGAACCGTGTCGGCGGAAAGGATCTCAAGGCCCGCGTGCTCAAGGCCCGTCACGTCGACGTAAGCGCCTGCCGGCCCGACGGCCGTGACCTTGTAGCGGCCGTTGTGGCGCCCGTGGAGCGCCGTGCCGCCGCGAACCTGCACCGGCCGGCCGGCGGAGAAGATCGCATCGAAGAACGACCCTGTGCTCGTCAGGCGCGCAGGGTTGGCGATTGCGACCGTGCCGTCGGCGACCCTGCGTTGGTTCCAGTAGTTTGTGTTCTCGTCGCGCGTGAACACCTCCAACGTCGCCCACGACGAATCCATCAGGCCCGCGGACGAGAACGATCCAAACCGCACAAGGCGCGTGACGCTGGTGGGGAAGCTCGCGTAGGGGGCGCTGTCACGCAGCACGCCGTCGACCCACAGCTCGACGGCCGCGGTGGGGCCGTCGATGCCGCCGAGCTTGCGCACCTCGATGGTGTGCGAAGCGACGTCGAGCAGGAACGGGGTGCCGAGCTGCGCCAGCGTCGTCGTGTTGTAGAAAAAGAGCTGCGTTGCGTTCCACCCGACTGCGATCTCGCGCGCGCCGTCGGCGAAGCGGATCTGTAGGGCGTCGTTGACCGTCGACGACACACGGCGCACGGCGGCCTTCACGAAGACGTCTGTCGTCGTCGTCGCGTTCAGGGTCCGCTGATACTGCGCGCCGATGAGGGCGCCGCCCGTGTCCTGCAAGCGGAAAGAGCCGTCGTTGTTGGGCGTGACGACGGAGGCTTCGGCTTGCGCCCCGGTGTACGTCCACGGCGTCTCAGGCTCGGCCGAGGGGCCGACGTCGAAGTAGGCGTGGTGCAGGAAGGGGGCGAGGAAGATCGACGCGACGCTGTCGACGTCGAGGCCGACGGGCTCGTACTGCGTCTGCACTGTCGCAGCGGTGAGCGACGTCTGCGTCTCGCGCGCGCCGAAAAACGTCTTGCCTGCCTGTGAGCCGGCGCCGACGGTGGCGTCGAGCGTGATGAAGACGCAGTTGGGGAAGTTGACCAAGTCCTCGAAGACGTCGAAGTTGCCCGGCCCGACGAGGTAGTTGAGCACCGTCGTGATCGTGGCGAGGGTGCCCTTGGGGGCGAAGGCGAGCGCCTTGATCGCCGAGCGGAAGCTGTCGTCGGTCAGGCCGGGGAACCGGAACACGCCGTAGTTTCGCCCGAGGGCATCAAGGTACTCGTCCTCGGCGAAGTCGACGAGGAGCGCGCGCCGAGCGAGGTCGTAGGCGCTGTACGATTGGCTCCAGTCGACGAGCGGGGTCATGGCCCGCAGATCCTCGGCCACCGGCGGCGTAAGCCCTGTGAAGCTCGACGTGGTCTTGCCGGTGTAGGCGTAGAGCACGCCCGCCATGTAGAACGCGCCCGTGTCCGGCCATGTGAACGTCGTTTCGGTCGTCACCGAGGTCGCCGACGCCAACGCCGGGGCCGCGAGCCGCGTGACCCGAAGGCCCGCCAGCTCATTCAGCTCGTCGCCGATGCCGTCGAGGACGGCCTCGGCGGGTCCGAGCGGGAAGGTGAGGACGTTGGAAGGCATGTCGGGCAGATCCTATGCGAGCGGGTCGGTCACATCCAGCCGCCGGGGACCGGCGCGGAGAAGCGGCGGCATGAGCTGCCGGAGTGCGCTGGTGCGCGATCGGAAGTTGCGGTTGCGCACGGTGAGGGCGGCGGGGATCTCGGCCTCGAAGATGCCCTGCTTTCCTCGGATCGTGTAGGGGCCTCCCTTGGGCAGCGGCGGCGTAACGGCAAAGAGCTGCGTGCCCGTGACCGGCCGCGGCGAGTAGCCGTTGCCGGAGACGCCGGAGTAGCACGGCACCTCGACGCCGGAGACGACGACGAAAATCTGAATGGGCGCGTTGGCAAACTTGCCCACAAACTCAAGCACGGTTCCGCCGTTGTCCTCGACCTCGCCGGGGAGCACCGACGTCAGCTCAAGGGTGTCGACGAAGAACCCGCCAACGATGACGTCAGACATGGATCACCTTTTCAGTTTGTCTCGGCGAAGAAAGCACTGTTGTCGCTCGTCGGGAACACGTCGATGTCGACCTCGGTGATCGCCAGCGGATCAACCACGATCTCGTCGCTCCATGTGAGCCCGAGGTTCGCCGAGATCCGATAGACGAAGCGGTTGACGCCGTCACGGTAGCCGAGCACCAAGCGCGTCGTCTTGTAGACCTTGATCGACGGCGAAGATCCAACCGCCATCGACGACGGTTGCGCGCTGTACCTGCCCGCGGAGAGATCCCACCGCGAGAAAAAGATCGCCCCAGAGGTCGGCTCCGCCCATGCGATGCACAGCTCGTCGCCGATGGCCGTGGCCGTCGGCTGCCTCTTGCGGAAAGGCACGTCGATGGACGTGTGGGCCATCACGGCATCGCCTGTCCGGTGCAGCTCAAGCTCGCCGCTCTCGCGGACGTAGATCGACCACAACGCGCCGCGGTACGCGAAGAGGCCAAAGGCTTTCACGTCCGCGACGGCGTCGACGACAGGGGCGATGGTGCTCATGGGAGGCGGATGATCACTTTCCGCGTGATCCGAAACTCACGGCCAAAGTCTGCGTTGTGAAACTGAACGTAGCCACTTTGGATGTCGTACCGCGGAGAGCAACCTGCGACGAACGACGCTGTGGTTCCCGGCCTTCTGATCTCGAAGTCCACCGCCGCAAGATTGTCGGGGATGATGGGGCTCGCGACTTGGATCGTCGTAGGGCTCACCGCGATGATCCGTGATCTCGCTTGGTGGCCGAGACTCCACGGCATACCTCGACTCGCTGCCGCTGCTGGCCCGCTGCGCACAAAGCCGTTGCCGCTGCCGGGCGATTCTTTCCACGCAAGGAGGTCAGTCACGGTGGAAATGACCCCGGTATCGAAGGAGCCGGCGGCGATTGTGACCGTGTCGGTGTAGCCGTTGCCGTCACCGTCGTCGACGGTGTTGATCCCGCCCTGCCCCGAAAGGCCGGTGCGCGTCTGGATGAAGTCGACTTCACGAATCCAGCTACCACCGTGGTCGACGTCGTGGGCTTCGTCGGTCCTGTGATTCGATGTGAACCCGATGGGATTCGACGAGGCGTCCTCCGCCCACACACCACCGAAAGACGGGGTGCCGAAGTTGTTGCCTGCGCCGGATACGCCAAGATGGATCTGCCAGTAGCGGTGTGTGCGTGCGCCGACGGACAATCCCGCCGACTCAAGGTCGAAGATCATCGACCGCGCGCCGCCGACATTTTCGGCGATGGCACCGCCATATGGGTATTCTGCGAAGTAGGCGTATCTGTAGCCAGCGTCCGGCTGTGAAGCACCGTTGAACTTGAAGCGAACCGCGGTCGCTTCGGTCCAGATGCTGTTGTCGTCGGAAAAGAAAACACGGAAGTCAGCTCGATCGGCGCTGGCGCGATGGAACCGCTGGCCAATGTACCACTGGCCGTCCCTCCAAAGAGTGTGAAGACGGGAAATCGGCGGCGGCCCTACACCGAGGTCGAGGCCGATCCTTGCGATCGAGTAGCTTACAGCCCCGCCGACGACGCTCGTGTCCGGGGCATCCCCGCCCCCCAAGAGGCGAAGATCCCCCTTTACCGGCAGCCATCCGTAGTTGACGCCGAGGTTGTCGAGGGACGGGATACCGCCGCCGCCAAGAGCGAGAGGCAGGCCGGGACCGACGCTGGTGTAGCGTTGGTAAAACACCTGAATCGCGCCCCTCCCGGTCGCGATCTTGATTGCCTCTGCCTCGACTTTCGTCTCTGTGAGAGCTTGGCTCCAGTCGTGGCGCCACGTCACATCCTGCACGTTGGTGCGGGCGACGCCCCATGCCGCCATGAAGGTGAACCGCTCCGCAGCCTTGAACTCGTCAGCGGGGGCGACGCCGAGCTGCACAAACCGGATGGAAATGCCGTGGCTCTTTCCGACCCCGAGGATGGGTTGGAAGGCGGCGTGACACTTGCGCTTTCCTCCGTTCGTCGTCCCGAAGCGGGCATCGAACTGCGCGGCGGTGCCATGCCACGGCACCCAGACGTCGAGGAGGTCGTTGTACCTGTATTGAATGGGCTTGCCCGAGAGGGTTCCCCCGTCGGCCCGTGAAGTGCCGCCAAAAAAGGCAACGCGGCCGTCCGGCCTACTGTGGATCATGCCGTAGAAGCCGTTTGTCGTCGCCGATATGGCGGCACCCTCGAAGCTCCATGTGATAAGGCCCGTCGTTTCCGACACGCGGGCGACCGCCCACTGATTACGCACGGCGGTGCATAGCATTACGCGCCCATCGGACAGCACGACAGCTTCTTGAAAACTGTGATCCAAGTAGTCGTTCACGTTCGAGCCGCGAATCGTCCAGTTGTCGTAGGGCGTCGCGCCCCCGGCGATGAACGTCGGACCGCACGCCATGCGCCACAGGCCGCGCTGATAGGTACGGTCCTGTCCGAGCCACAGCACGCCGTCGGTGTGCGTTGTCTGGTCGGGCGCCGTGCCGTCGTAGCAGAGAGACGTGAGCGTGCCCTTGGTGAACCCGTTGGCGAACCCCGGCAAGGAGGCGATGAGCACGCGCTCATGCGTCCCGCTCACCACGGTCACAGGGACGGGCGTGTACTTGTTGATCGCATTGCTCGTGTCGATCCAATAGAGCTTGCCGCCGTTGCCGATGACGAAGGCGCGGGGTGTCTCATTGCCCTGCTGCAAGATCACGGTTTTCGCCAGCGCCGTTGTGAGCCCGTTTGTCTCGTCGATCTTTGTCCACGTCACGCCGCCGTTGAGAGAAAACTCAAGGCCCGCGGCGGTGAGCTGCCAGAGGCGGCCGTTCGTGGCGTCGTACTCGCAGTTTCCTCGGCGCACGATGCCCGTGAGCGCGCCCGTTGAAACCTTCGTGACGGTAACGAAGTGCCAAAGCATCGCGCTTTCGGTGATGAAAGGCGCGCCGTCAACGTCAACGCTGTTGGGTCCGTTGTACGCGGTGATCGTGCGAACGACGTCGGCGCCGTTGTTGAGCGTCGACACTGTTCGGATCTTCCGTCCGACATCGCCGATCACGAACGGGAACATGGCGTGGATCTCGTCGGCAGCGTCAACGGTGAACGTCTGCGGGCTGGCCGTGAGCACGACTCCGCTCGGCCGTTGGTAGTGGCGGCCCGGTTTGCGATTGTCGATCTGATAGACCTTCTGCTGCGCCAGAAGGGTGCTGGCCTCCACCATGAACACGATGCCCGCGCCGTCGGTGGCGAGGCTGTACTCAGCCGTGTTCGCATTTCTCACGTCGAACCCGTAGTACCTCGTGAGATCGCCCACCACGTCGAGAAACTGCTGCTCGTTGGTTCCTGCTCGCTGCCGCGCGAGGCGAGCGTTGATGCCGCCAAACTGCCCGGCGTACCAATAGGTGTCCACGCCATCGAACACGAGCTGCGGCCGCGGTGCCCCGAGGGCCACGTCGCCCGGTATCGCAAGACCGCCGTGGCCGAGGCAAGGGCTGTTGGTGTCGTCGCTTGGGTTCGCGTAGTAGCTCGGGTACGGGTAGCTGACCCATCCGTGGCGCAGCACGGTGTAGGTGCCCTCCGTGCCGGGGTCGGTGTCGCCACTGTCTTGAATGACAACGTGGTGGCCCCAATGGAACGGGGTCTTGCTGTCGTCAGGCCGGAATGGGCCTCGCACTTCCATCGCTCCTTGCGAGAGCGCCACCGACCCGATCACGTTGAACGGGTAAGTCTCCCCGGCAGGGTGCTTGAACACGCTGGTGAGCGTGCCCTCGTAGGCGACGAGCGGGAAGAAACCGTAGCTCTTGCTGGCGTCCAGCAATGCGGCGTCGCTGTTGCCGTTGACGCTGCCTCGCGAGGCCGCGCTCATGCCGTAGGCGCCAACCACCTGATCGTTTTCGCCGGAGGTGGTGAGGTGCGTCGTGTCGCGTCCTCGTCGTTGGATGGTGCCGTCCGAGAACGTCGCACCGCCGCCGGTGTTGAAGTTTTGAGCGCCATTGGCGATGTGGACGCCGCGGTACTCGGCGCCTTGGTCGACGAAGAAATGAGAACCGACCACGTTGTGCAGAAAATGGAAAAAGTTTCCAGCGGGGATGCCGCCGTTGACGAGATCAGCGGCGAAGTACGATTCGTCGATCGGCGTCGTCGTCTGCCATCGCTTGAGATTCTTCGCCGGATTCACCACAACGGCGAGCCGGTAGACGATCTCGAAAGACTGCCCCGGCTGCTGCACGATGGCCGGCGACAGCTCAAGGTAGGCACTCACTTGCGACTGTCCTCCCTCTTCGGGACCGAAAACCGAACCCTCGATCCCTTGAAGGCCGATCTTTCGGATCGTGCGCACGCCGCTTGGCGAGGAGAATGACGTGGTGAGGGTGCGGATGAATCCAGAAACGGAAACCGCGGCCGCATTGATCGGCGACGGGGAGAGCTGATCGACCTTGAATGTGGTCAGGCCTTCTTTGATGCCGGCCGGCCTCTCGTCGTCGAGCAGGACGATGTACGTCGGAAGTCCCATGTAGCCGGGGATCTGGCGACGGCCGACGCGCGTGAACAAGTTGGGGCCTTCCCCCTTCGTCGCGATTGAACCGTCTTCGTTCCGCAACGTCCACTCGCACCACCCGACGATGTTGTTGAGAACGCTGATCTTCGTTGTCATAGATCCATCCTACGGGTTCAGCACGTCAATGCCGTTTGAGGTCCATCGCGAATCCGATCCCATGCTCGGAACGCCTGCAAATAGGTAGCTGTCCGTCGGTGCAGCGAACTTGATCGGCGGCCGATCGACCGAAGTCCACCCAGACTCCGATCCCATGCTCGGACCTGCGAAGGGGTAGCTGTCCGTCGGTGCAGCAAACTTGATCGGCGGTCGATCGACCGAAGTCCACCCAGACTCCGATCCCATGCTCAAGCGCATCCGCACAATGTCGCCATCGGCTTGCGCCTTGTCGACAACCACGCTGGAGAATCGCGACACGAGGTATCGGCCACTTTCGTCGCGCACAGCGTCAGCAATCCACGACACCGGCGCCGCGGGGCTCGTCGCCGCGGGGACGTCGACGACGGCGTAGGGCGCCCCGAGGAGGGGCAGCGTAGCGTAGAGCTGGAAGCCGGCTCCAGCGATCGACAGGGCGCGGTAGATCCGCAGGAAGCTCACGCGGCCGATGTTCACCGACGGTGGGATAGCGACGAGCGTTCTCGTCAGCGGCGACCCTGAATCGAAAAGAGCGATGGTCGGCGCTCCGATCTCTGTCGGCGTGAAGGCGCTGTCGGTGCCCATCGACGGGCGCACGAGGACGCGCTCGTACCATCCGTCATTGCGCTGCACCGCCTGCGTCGATGGCGTTTCCGACGTCGTCGTCACTTCGATGCGACGCAACGAGCCGTCGGTGACGAAGTAGATCCAAGCCTTGAGGCCGCCGGGGTCGATGGCGACGTCGACGGCCGACACAAACTGTGCGATCTCGACTTCGGCGCCACGCGCGCCGGCGGCTTCCCGTTGCAGGTAGAGCTTGCGATCGGCGCGGCGATAGACGTACCAGATCACGTTCAATCCAAGGTGGACGACACGGGGAAGATCCGTGTCGTTCGACGTGGTGATCTTGGTACGGCTAAACGTCATGTGATCGTGATGTCGGTGACGGTGTTGGTGCGCGGAAGCTGATCGTCGAGAACGACGATGTTGCTCAGAGGTGCCGTGATGGCGATGTCGTACATGCCTTCAACGCCCATCGCGCGCTGCACCATTTCGGCGAAGACGACGTCGTTGCCGATCCCGAGGCTGTTGACGTAGGCCGCCAGCTCGGTTTCGACGTTGGCGCCGACGGTGGCTTGGCTGTAGCCGTCGAGCACGGTGATGTTCGCGACGATGACGACCGACAGCACGGTCGGCACGCGCGTCACCACGAGCACGCCCGCGGCGCGCCAGCCGGGATAGTTGACCGGGTCCAGCACGTCGCCGTCGATGACCTTCTGCACTTCTTTCACGATGCCCGTGATCCATGTGTAGTCGATCGTCACGCTCTGCCCGGCAACGAGCGGCGTGTTGAGGTAAATCTGCCCCGACGCCGGGTTGAGGCGGTAGCCGTCGGGGCCGGGATCGTCGCGGGTGAGCGTGGTCGGGCCGGCGAGGCGCACGACGTTGATCGTGGCGCTTTCGAGGATCGGGAAGTTGTCGGTGTAGAGGTACTGCTCGCCGCCTTGAGCGACGTCGCCGGGGTACTCCACGCCGACGGTGAGCACTTCACCCGTGCCGCTGTCGGTCGTTTGAGCGGCGCCCGTGCCGTCGTCGACAAACAGGTAGACGAGCCCGAGCTTGATCGGGTCTTCGACGGTCTTGGCGAAGACGATGCGCTGGCCGGAGGGCATCTGCACGAGCTTCGCCGCGACCTCAAGGGCCTGCGGCGTGCAGCGCGACAGGGTCGAGACGAACGCCTTGATGCGCGCGCGGAAGCTGTCGTCGGTTTCCTTGTCGGCGCCGCCCACGAAGCCTGCGGGGTTCGTCACAGCGTCCACGCCGGACGGTCGGAGGCCCTTGAACTTGGTGAGCGTGGCGGCCGCCACGTTGCCCCGGAGGCCCGCCAGCTCCATCGTGCTCGACACGTTGCCGCTCGTGGTGCCCGACACGATGTTCACCGGGGCTTGCGTCACGGCGACGATGGCGGGGTTGGATCCCGGCACCTCGACGCGCGTGCCCGCGGGAACGACGATCGGGCCGGCGATGGCGCGTGTGAAGACGAGGTTGCCCACCGCCACGGTCGCCAAGATGCGGGAAATGACGGCGGGGTTGTAGTCCTTGGCGCGCTCGTCGAGGTCGGCGCCGGCGGCCCGGTCGATCGAAAACAGATCGATCAGGTTCTTCATCTGGAAGTAGGCGTCGGCGACCTCGCGCGCCGTCGCGGCGAGCACGGCCTTGAGCGCGCTCGTCTCGGTGAGATCCGAGAGGGTGGATCGCGCGACGGCGCGATCAATCTCGCGCTGCAAAATCTGCTCGTAGGTCTTCGGGATGAACTTCGCCATGTTGGATCCTCTAGCTGATCACGCGGCCGATGACTCGGATCGGGCTTGAGTCGACGGTGTCGACTTCGAGGCCAATCTCAAGCGCATCGCCCGCCAGCTTGAAACTTGCGTTCTTGACCTTGGCGACGCGCGGATCCCGTTGCACGGCCTCGATGACGCGGGCTCGGGCCTCGATGACGCGCTCGACGGTGCCGGGCCGTCCGATGATGCGTGCGATCCCGACGTTGAGGTGCAGCAAGTAGCTGCCCCTGTCCGTCGACAAGATCGTGTTGATCGCCTGCTCGATGTTCGAGACGCCGCTCACAACGACGAGATCCGTCAACGTGCCGGGGTCGACGACGAAGTCGTAGGTGCCGTCCACCTGCGGCGCGAGGGCGAAGTCGGAGCCGAAGAGGGCGTCGAGCTGCGAGGCGCCGTCCTCGGGGTCGCCGGCTGTCCGCACGGTGTCCGCGGCTTGGTTGGCCTCGGTTGTGGGGATGAGGATGGGCGCTCCGGGGCGGAGCGTGAACGGCAGGCCCTCGTCGGAGATATAGGGCGCCTTGAGCGCGTTCGCGACGGCGAGGTCGAGCCACCGGCGGGCGTCGCCCAGCTCACGCGCTGCAATCGACGGCAGGCTGTCACCGTGGGCCACGCTGATCTCGCGGAAGCCGAGGTAGCGAGGGAAGGTCACAGGCAGGGTGAAAAGGCCGGCATCGACTCGCGCACGGTCACCGGGGCGAAGCCCGCTGTCCTCAAGCTGCGTCGCCTGCGTGATGGAGCTGGCGGCCGCGGCGTCGAGGTCTGCGGCGTCGAAGGCTGCGGGGCCGAGCGTCAGTTGCCGAAGGCGCTCGCCTGCCGAGGTGAAGTCTTCGGAAAACTTCTCGGGGTAGGCGGCCAGCCGCAGGATCCCGTCCTGCATTTCGAGGAACGCCGAGACGTAGTCGTAAGGCAGCGACAGAACCTTGTTCGGATCTGCGAGCTGCATGATCGTGTCGATGTCGGTCGCGAGGGTGAGCATGGCGCGTTGCGGGAAGCGGATGAACGTCGACTGCCCCGTGACGAACGCATTGACGAAGCCGAGCATGGCCGTGACGTTGGCGAGCACGCCCGTCACGGTCCCGCTGATCACCGACTCGATCTTCTCGATGTCTGTGACGACACCTTGGATGGTGGCGACGGCGAGGGCGATGTTTCGGATCGCGTCTTTCATCGCCGAGAAAAGCTCGTTGTCCTCGGAGGGCGCCTTGCTTTGGTTCTCGATCTGCTCGATGAGCGAGACGGCGATCGTGTAGTTGTAGTAGAAGTTTTTGCCCTGATTGCGATCCAAGGTGAGGCTTCGCGGGACGCAAACCCAATGCTCTGAATCCTTGAAGTTGTGGAACGACATCCACGTCTTCGCGGCAGTCTTTGGATCTTTTTTCAGGCGCGAGTATTCGAGAAAGCAAGCGTCTTGCAGCCACAGAAAATGCGCTTGCCCTGAGAGGGCGATGGGCGGCGCGCCGTCGAGCTTGCTTTCCTTGGGTCGCACGCCGGTGTGGCCGGAGATCGTCAGCTCGGAAATGAGCACGCCGTTCTCTTCGGCCATGACGCCGCTTTCCTGCGTCGGCGTCAGCTCGACAGCGAACGGGTGCGTCTTGCGGAGGTTCATTGGGTTGAGGACGAGCGGAAAGACCGTCTCGCCCTCGCCGGTGTGCAGGGTGAAGGCGTAGCTGCCGGGCTGCGTGTAGCGATCGTCGGGGCCGAGGCGGGGCACCTTGCCCGCCAGCACCGCGGCCGCGTCCGAGGCCCGCACGTCCTCCCGAAGTTGCTCAAAGAGCCCCATGCGCTACCTCCTTCTGCCCCGAGCCTACGCTGCCCTCATCCCGCGGGGAACTTGAGCTTGTTCGAGCCGATGGCGGGATCCCACGCTGGCGCAGGAGCGGCCGGCGGGGTTGGCGGGCTCGCGCTCGCGGTGACGAGCCCGGCGGCGGCCAGCGGTGCGAGGCCGACCAAGGTCGGGTCAACGCCGGCCACGCCCAAGGCGGCCCGGAGCGCCGCCTCGGGATGGACGTGGGCGTCGAGGTAGACCTTGAGCTGCCCCCACAGCGTGTTGAGCAGATCCTCACGCACGGCCTTGACGGTGGCGTTCCCGAGCAGCGTGACGGTGTTGCCGTCCTTGTCGGTGAGGTCGAGGGCGGCGCCGGCGTCGAGGCGGATGCGAAACTTCTTGGCCGCCGGGTCGATGTCGACCTTGAACGTCTCGGCGCCGCCGGCGTCGTCGAGGCCGATGAGCGTGAACGTGGCGAGGCGGCCCATCCGCACAGTGACCTTGCCGTGCGTCGCGTCGAGGGCGGACGTTTCAGCGCCTTGTGCATTCACGGCGCCGCTGTTGGCCTTCGTCGTGTCGAGCGTGACGTTGCCGTCGGTGTCGATGCGCGTGACGACGCCGCGGAATCGGCTTTCGACGGCGTCGCCGGCGGCTTTGACCTGCGTGTAGTTGGTTCGCGGGTGGGGCAGCTCGTCGCGGATGAACGGCTGCCTTGGATCGTTCTCCAGAAACTCGACGAGGACGTGGTCACCGTCGAGGTCGCGCGGGTCCGACGGCGTGCCGTCCTTGTTGTCGTAGATCGGCGCGTCGCCCGTGCTCAAGTCGATGGTCGCGGCCCGCGGGATCCAAAGCCCGTCGTAGTCGTTGAGCGCGTGCCGCCGGGGGACGACGACGACCTTCTGCAAGTACGAACGAAAGCGGCCGCCGTAGGTGAGCACGTCCACCGCGACGCTTTTCATCCCGTAGAACTTTGGATCTTGCTGCCTGACTGCTTCGACGCGCTCTTGCTGTCCGTCGGAGAAATAGACGGCGACGACGACGCCGCGAACCACGGGAGTCGAAAACGACTTCGGGTTGCCGAGCCCGACTTGCGTCGCCTTCATACCGTGACCTCCGGCGCGCCCGGCCCGGCCGACGGCCCGACAAAGTCGCCCGTGCCCACGAGCACAGGGCGGGCGAAGCGTTCCTGCTTCGCCTTCACAGCGCGCACAAGCTCGGCGTCGGAGCCGATGAAACCGCGCGTGAGCGAAAGCGACGTCGTGCCGCCGCTCGGGTACCGCCACGACGTCGAGACGCCCTCGATGTACGCCTGCGTTGTGTCCTCGTCGGCCTTGCCTTGCATGATGAGGCGATATCCGATCCGCGCTTCGGCGAGAATGAAGTTGAAGTTGACCGATCCATTCAACCACTCATGGTTGAGCCCGTACCACGACTGCAAGAGCGTTTCCCACGTCTTGATCTCCTCGCCCCACGAGACGCCCGTGCCCGTCGATCCGATGCCAGCGAAGTCGATCGTGCGCTCCCACCGCCGGAGCCCTGCGACTTGAGCGTCGAGCTGGTCGATCGCTGGCGGGTAGGCCGCAAACTGCTCGGCCTGCGTGTTCTGTGACGAGCGCGCGTAGAGCATGATCATGTTGACCCGCTCTTGGTCGCTCGATCCAAGGTCGTCGGGTCCGCATTCGCTCCGGTCGACGCGCACGGTGGGGATCTTGAACCACGGCGAGTCGATGCCTTGGATGCTGTTGACGAAAGGGCGCTCGCGCAAGAACACCATCGGCTTCGGTCGGTCGGGCGGGCTCTCCGCGTCGTCCTCGGTGTAGAGGTCGTAGTACAGCTCGTTGAGGACCGGGTTCGACCATTGCGTGACCATGTCGTGCAGCTTGGTGCCGACCTCGGGCTGAAAGAGGCTCACCTGATCGATCATTTCGCCGCGGAGAAGGCCGGCGCCGCCTGCCAGCACGAACGAGTCGCCGATGGTGATCGTGGTCGCGCGCCGCTCCTTTGTCCCGAGGATGCGGAGCTTGAGCCCGTCGGCGACGAAGGTGCCGAAGCGGCCGCGCAAGCCCTGCGGCCAGCGCCACGCGCCCCCGACGTTGCCGTCTCCGCCGATGAAGGCGGAGATCAGATTCTCGACGACGCGGTCAGGGGAGCCGCCGGGGATGTAGTTGAGGCGGCCGCCGAAAATCTGGCCGCCGACGTTCGTCTCGAACTTCGCGTACTCGTTGAACCAGACTTCGGCCGTCTCGAACACCTTGCCGACGTCGCGACCGTTCACGATCCAATCTTCGGTGGTCGCTCCCTCCGAGACGCCGCGTGAGCGGCGCACGCCGTCGATGTTCCCGAGCATCCCGTGGAAGGTCTGGTCGCCACGCTGCCACCAGATCGAGATCCAATCCGCGTTGCGGATCTCGTCGCGGATGGGGTAGTCGTGCGGCAGGCGGAGGGTGAGCGAGAACGTCCCGCTCGCCGCTGCGAGCGTCTTGCTGGTCGTGCAGGCGATGATGGTCGGCGCGCCTTCGACCTTGCCGTGTTCGATGTGGGCCTTGAGGTCAAGCGGCTCGCCGTCGTGCCTGTAGACGCGCGCGAAGCACCTCGTCGTGAACGAGAGGTAGCGAGGGGCTGGCGTGATCGGGGTTCGCGTCATGGCATCCCGCTCTTTCCTGTGGCCGCGACTGCGTCGATCCAACCTAGAATCCGCTCGATGTTCTTCGACATCGTGATGACGCCGTTTGTCACCGCGGACAGGGGAACGTCGAGCTTGGTTGCCAGCGTCGACGCCAAGCTCGCCGCCTGCTGTTGAAGCGCCTGCACATTGCCTGCGGCAGCGCCGCCGGCGCCGACGAGCGCATCCTGCACGGCGTTCTGCCCCCGGATGCCTCCGGTCATCTGCCCGAGCGTGGTCGCGTTGCCCGCAGAATCCTTCATCGCCATTGAGGCAAGCAGCTCGTCGGCCGTGCCCTTGCGGTCGCCGATGGAAGCCATGAAGGCGTCTTTGCCGCCGCTCACCATGTTCGCCAGTGAAACGCCGCCCTGCTGGCCGAGGTTGATGCCTCCCGAGCGCAGCGCGGATTCCATGTTGAACCCTCTTTGCAGCTCGGATCCTTCACCCGGAGCGATCTGCTTGAGGAAGTCGAACAAGCCGCCGGCGTCCATGCCCCCTGCGAGCTTGGCGCGCGTTTCGAGGAAGTTGCCTTTGCTTGGATCGAAGCCCTGCGAGCGCATGAGCGCGATGCCGAGCGGACCCTTCACGCCGCTCGTGAGCTGGTCCTCGGCGAAGCTCGACACGCCCGCCATGACCCGCCCGGCCTGCGGCCCTGCGAGCCCTGCGCGCGAAAGCGCGACGGCCATGTCGCCGAGCGCGTCGGTGTCGAGGGAAAGGCCCTTCTGCGAAGACTCCGCCTGTGCGCTGGCGATGACGTCCAGAAACTCGCCGATCTCGGACCCTTCGAGGCCCTGCGCCGTCGCCGCGCCGATGGCCTTGGCGAGCATGTCCCGCTCGTTCTTCGATGTGCCACCGCGGCCAGCGCGCTGCGCCTTGAACAAGGCCGCGCTCGTGCCTTGATCGACACCTGACAGGGTTTCGCCGGCGAAGGCTTGGGCGAACTGATCGTCGTTGACGCCGCCCCCGACTTTCCGCGTGAACGCCGTGCTTGCTTGGATCGCCTCGGTTCCTGTCATGAGCCCGTGGACCGCGGCCTTGGCGCCGGCAAAGGGATCGCCCGCGGCTTCGGCGTATGCCTCGTCGGCGCGCTTCACTGTGGCCTTGCGGTGTTCTTCGAGCGCGACTTGCCCGGCCCGGTCGGCGCTCTGCCCGGAGAGGGCGGCCACGCCCTTGTCGGCGATGCGGGTCCGGGCGGCGTTGGCGATCTCGGCGCGCTCGCCGGGGCTCAGGCCGGGAATCTGGGAGACGCCGACCTTGCCTGCCCGGATGTCGTTGAAAACGTCGTAGTCGGCATCCGGGCGCTTGCCATAGACGCCCGCAACGGCCTCCTGCATGGCCGCGGCGCGGTTTCGAGCGCCCGTGCCTGCGCCGACCATGTTGTTGAGGAAGGCATCGCGGCCGCCGGCGGTGACGCCGGCATCCCCGGCGGCGCCGCTACGCATGACCGCTGCGCGGGCTGCATTGCCCCGAGCTTGGCTTTCGGCGATGGCCCCGCCCATGAACGGGAGGGCACCGAGGTTGGCCCGCTGGCGGTCGACGAAAGAGCCGACGGCGCCTTCGGCCAGCGCCGCCGCGCCGCCGAGAAAGGGGATGCTCCCGAGCACGGTGCTCATCGGGCCAGCGCCGCCGGCCATCGCCGAGCCCATGTTGAGGGCCGTGCGGCCGGCCTGCATCGTCCCGCGGCCGATGGTGGATACCGCGCCGCCGATCATCTGCCCGGTGAACTGCGAGCGCATTTCCGCGCGCTGCTCGGCCGTCGTCGCGCCGTCCCGGCGCTGCATGAACTGCGAGATCGGGCCGCCGAGCCCTTGGTAGATGCCCTGTCGGAAAGCGGTGCCCCGGTTCATCGCCGACGCGGCGTGCAGGGCCTCGCTGTCGGTCATGCGGCCGACGCCGGCGCCGCCCTTCTTGAACTTGCCGTCGGCCACCGCGGCGGCGAGCTGTTCCCGCGCGCGCGTGACCTTGGCGAGCATCGCCGACTTCACCCGGAGGTCGTGCAGCTTTTGCTCGGCGCCGAGCTGCTTGCCGAGGTCGTCGGTCAGCCGCCGGACCTCCTCGCGCGCCGTGCGCAGGCCCTCGCGGAGCGTCTTCGGAAACTCCGCCATCGCCCCGGTCTGCTTCGCCGCGTTCGCGTACTCGGCGCTCAGATCCTTCACCCGCGTGCGGGCATCTTTGAGGGCGCTGTTGAGGGCGGTGATGCTGTCGGGCTTGAACGACTTTTCAAGCTCGCGCTTCGCGTCCCGAAGGCCGCGGGCATCGAGCTTGTAGGCGATTGTCGTTTCGACCTTGTTCGTCGTCATCGCTCTCAGCCCTTCTGCACCGGCCCGTACCACGCGGCGGGGATCTCGCCGAGCCGCACGGCCTCAAGCCAGCCGTCCCAAATCTTGTCGCCGCTGGTGGTGAGCGTACCGCGCCAAGCGGCCTCAAGGCGCTGCACGAACGTCTCGGTCACCTCGGTCGGGTCGAGCATGGCCTCAAGGCGATCCATTTCGCGCAGCTCGGCGAAGTCCTTGCCGCTCTTTTGCTTGAGCTGGCGGAGGTCGTTGGCCGCGTGCCGATAGAACCGGAGCAGCACAGTGCCCGGCGGCTGCTTGAGAAACGGACGGTCGTCGTCAGGGCGGCCAAGCGTCGTCGTCCACCACTCGCGCAGAAGGTCGACGACGTTGACGGCCTCGCTACGCGCCAGCGCCTTCAATCGGGCGCTCGCCACGAAAGTAGCTCTCGTGCCGCGCCACCTCCGCATAGACGAGGTTGAGCAGGGCGACGTTGCGCATTTCGCTCACCTTGAACCATGCCGGCTTTTCGATGAGCGACGACGTGAGGTGCGCGACGACGGTGGTGAGGTACTGCCCCTCGGGATCCAAGGCTTCCCACGGCGTGTTGCGCGTGAGCTTGGCTTGCAGGAGGGAAATGTTGAGCCGCTGCTCGATCGTCAGGATGCGGTTCTTGAACTCGCCCTTGCGACGCACGCCGGCGCCGTCGGTGTGATCGATGGTGAAGGCGTATTCTTCGGACGCCATCGGCGAGGGCGTCGAGGCGCTTGCCTCGACGATGTCGGCGCTCGTGATCTCTTTGAGCGCGCGCTCGGGGTCCGGCATTCCGAGGATCGGGGTGCTCGGGGCTTCGTTCTGCTTCGCCATTGGGTGATGCCTCCGCTGTCGGAGGTATCACGCAAGAGACTGAAAAGGAAGGCGCGGCTTCTACAGCTCGGACGCTTCAACCACGCGCCGGGCGACAAACTGAATGTCGCGGGCGACGCTCGTGCGGGCGTCGACGGCGAAGCTCCGCGAGCTGATCTTGCAGCCGAAGACGCGCGCGACGATGGTGTCGCCTTGGTTGTCCTCGATCTGCGCCGTGATGTCCGGCAGCGCCAGCACGTTGCGGAGGTGGTCCGCGGGGGTCTGCCCCTTGAGCGCCGTGAAGCCAAGCGCCTCAAGGGTCTTGCCGACGATGAGCACTTCGGCCGCGCTCATCGAGCAGTTGTAGTCGATGGGCTCGTGCTCCAGCACCTCAAGGTTGTCGAGCACCTTGATCGCGTCGTACACAAGCTCATCCTGCACCTGCACGGATCGCCCGAGGGCGATGACGGTGCCGTTCAGGGTGAACCGACACCGCGGGCCTGTGAAGACATTGATGGTCATGGATCTTTCCTTTCAGCGGGAGGTCGGCGGGCGGCCTACGCCGTGATCGACAGGGGGTAGAGGTTCACGGTGATCGGGACGAAGTTGACGGGGGCGATGACGGCGAGGGCGACGTCCATCCGCAGGACGTCGAGGGCCAGCTCGAAAGCCGGCTTCTTGTACGCCGCGATGATCTCCTCGCGCACGAGGGCTTCGAGCACGCCGTCGGCGGCGGCCTTGGCCGCGTTGATGGTGCGCGCAAACCCCTTCTTGCCGACGATCGTCTCCATGCGCGTGCGCAGGTTGTAGACCGCGAAGTTGACCGCTTGGTTCATCGACGCTTCGACGAAGACGAGGTTGTCGTCGACGAGGTGCGTGGTGATGTTCCGCACGATCTTGAAGCCCTTGCCCTCTTCGAGCTGCACGAAGTGCAGGCCCGCGAGCAGCATTTCGTCGCCCGTGTCGATCGGGTTCCACCCGTTGATCGTGGCGTTCTGGCGGAAGCCGAGGACGTTGACGTACTTGTTCGTGAGCGGGTTGCCGACGGACGTGCCCGCCTGCATGGCCGCCACGAGGCCCGCGAGAAACTTCGGCGGCTGCCACGCCGTCTCGCCAGCCGCGTTGAACATCGACACCTCTTGCCCGACGAGACGGACGTGCCGGCTGTTGAGCGCGAGGGCGCGAGCCTTGAGCTGCGCCTTCGTCTCGTTGGCCGCGGCGCCGACGACGATGTCCCGCTCCATCTTGCCCGCGCCGCCCATGAACGCACAGTGCGCCACGCCCGCGGCGTGGGTAGCGGCGTCGTCGGTGCCGAGCACGATCGTGTTGACGAACACCTGCTTGAGCTTGTCGAGGGCCGCCTGCCAGTCGCCGGCGCTGGCCGGGCTGTTCTCGGCGCCGCCGGCGAGGAAGACCCCGCCGACCGTGTTCGTCGGCGCGCCTGTGCCGGGCGAGAGACGAGACGCGATCACGAGCGACGACTTGCTGTTCAGCTCCGACACGATGTCAAAGAGCTTGGCGAAGAACGACGCCGTCGTCGGCGTGAGCACGCTGACGTCGCTGACGTAGTCGAGGTCGGCGACGAGGAAGTCCTTGGCGTTGCCGATGATCGACGTGAACGTGAAGTCGGGGTTGGCCGAGATCAAGTCCTTCGCCTTCTGCAAGTTGGGGTAGGTCGCGACCGGGGCGTCGATGGTGAGCCCCTTGACGGCCGCCGTGCGCGCCGTCTCGACGTTCAACACCTCGACCGAGGTCAGCCGGGCGAAAGCCCCGGCGAGCGCGACCGGGGTGGTCCCGTTGAGCGTCGCCACCTCCGCCAGCGAAGCACCGGCGGCGGTCAGGCCCCGGTAGACGATCTTGCGCACGGTCGCGCCATCCGCTTCGACGGTGAGGCTGCTGGCAGCCGGGATGTCGAGCGTGACGCGGCCCTTGTTCACCTGTCCGGGCGACAGCGTGACAACGGTGGCGCCGGCGCCGCCGATGCGGAGGGTGACCGTTCCCACGGCGACGGCCGACAGGACGATGGCCGTCACGAGGTTCCACGTTCCCGCGAGCGCCGCGGCGACGGTGCCCGTGAGCGGCACGACGGCGATCGTGGGCACGTTGCTGCCGTTGAGGCCGTAGACGGTCGCGGTTTGCGTGGTGTCGCCCGCGGAGGACGACACAAGCTCAAGCGCGCTTGCCGCGGGCGCCTGCACGACGGCCGTGTCTTGGCCGAGGTCGGATCGGTCGAACTCGATCGTGATGCCGGTGGCGAGCGTGTTGGCTCGCACGGCCGTCGCACCGTCGGCGCCGCCGTTGTAGGTGAGCGAGAACTTGGCGATGTTCCCGAGCAGATCGAACGTCTCGGTCGTGTCCTCGAAGTTGAGGGTGACGAGCTTGCCGACGCCGCTCGTGGCGTTCGCGATGGTCGCCTTGATCTGCGTGGTGAAGGCGCCGAAGTCGGCGCTCTTGAGGCGGAGGGCGGCGCCGTCGGCGTTGTTGAAGTCGGCCTGCGACTGCGTGGCCGGATTCACCTTGACGAAGACGACCTGCTGCGCTCCGGCTTGGATCTCAGGGTCTTTCGCCGGCGTGAACATGGGCAGCGACATTTCGAGCAGATCGCCCGAGCGAAACAGGCGCTTCACCTGCCCCGTGTTCGATGCGCGCTGCAAGTCGTCGCGCGGGATCTCGACGGCCGTGTAGGGCTTGCCGCCCACGCTCTCGCCGAGCAGCGCGATGATGCCGCTGGCACCGAGGCCAGCGGAGTCGAAGCCCGAGGCGTCGACCTTGCTGTAGGCGCCGGGACGGGGGGTGAGACGACCGTTGAAAAAGAGCTGCGTGGCCGGCATGGGGGCTCCTACTTGATGGGGGTCTGCTGGAACGTCGCGAGGGTGGTGGCCCACTCATCGGCGGAGAGGAGATCGGGCGCGTTCGCCTTCGTCCACATGAGGAAGCCGGCGATGTCGACCGCGCGCAGCTTCTTGGCCGCGGCCCACGTCGCCGCGGTGAGGAGCGACGGGCCGGCCTGCTCTCGGTGGGCGAGAGGGTCGTGCGCGGCAGCTCCGACGAGCACATGCGACACGGGCGCCGCGGGAGCGGCTTCGGGCTCCGCGGCCGGCTCGTTCTCTTCGGGCTTGTCTCGTCGCGCCATGATCACTCCTGCCCTTCTGCAAACGGATGAACCCGAGCGTCGGCGCCGACAACGGCGTTGGCGACGTGCAAGCCCTCGATCCGAGAAAAGAGCTGATCCCAAGGGGTCAGATCCAGATCGGTCGCCGTCAGGATGTGAGCATAGCCCACGACTTGCAGCACGCGCGCAAACACGTTCTCCGGCAGGTAGGCCGGCATCTGCGTAAGATCCATCCCGCTGTACGTCGGGCGCTCAAGGCCGAAGTCGAGCAGCTTCTTGTTCGCGCCGAGGAAGATGGATCGCAGCACGTTGAAGTACGCCGCGGTGACGTCGGGGTTCTCGGTGTAGACGAAAATCTGAAAGGTGAACTGCAAGCCGCGGATGTTGACGTTGACGCGGCGGCCGATCTCCGCCTCGATCTCCGCCATGAGCTGCGTGACCTCGTCGAGCATGACGGCGCCCTCGGAATGCCCGAGGTAGTCATCCGTCTCCGTCTCGCTCATGAGCACGATGGCGTAGCAGGGGAGCGACGCGGCCGCCCGCGCGTAGTTGTGGACGATGCTCGGGTGGCCGCCTTCGGTCTGCCAGAAGGCGACGATGCGGGCGACCTCGTCGTCGGTCCATCCGGGGGCGCGCAGGAAGCGCGCGAGCAGGGGCGGCGTCGCGTCGAGCACGGCGAGCCCTTCCTCGATCACGCGGTGCAGCGCACGCTCAAACACGGGGCTTCTCCGAGATTCGTTCCATCGTCGCCGCGACCATATCTGGCCCGACGCGGTTGATGTAGTGCGTGACCTCGGGAACGAGGTGGGCGCCGTGGAAGCCGGGGTGGATCCATCCCTCGGGTTGGTTCGTCGAGATCGTGCGCATGGTCCCGGTGAACGCCTGCGTCGCCCGCGCGTAGGTCTGCGCGTGCTTCATCGCGCCCTCAAAGAGCGGCACCGCGTGCTGCCTCCCGCCGTGGCGGATGATGCTCGTCGAGCCGTCCGCGGCCGTGATGAGCTTGTGGCTGTGGCCGCGCACGTCGAGCACGGTGCCCTCCGTCTTGAGCCGCGCGCCGTGGCGCGTCTTCTCGCCGGGGTTCGACGTGCTCGGGTTCTTGTTGAGATCCCCCATCGCCTTCCACGCGACCCGCCCGAGCTTCTTCGCGCGCTCGGCGCCGAGCTGCTTGGCGTAGACGTCGGTGACCCGTTGGGCGTTCCGGCCGGTCGACGACGGACCCGTCATGCGAAAGGCGATGGTGCGGTAGAAGCCGCCGCCCTTGGCCGCGTGCTTGCCCCGTTGGCCGCGCGGCACGATGGGGACGCTGGAGCCGAGGAGGGTGGTGCGCATGTCGAAGGGGGGAAACCCCGCCTCAAGCATGTTCGGCCACGCGCCGAGCAGCGTGATGCTGGCGACGATGATGCCGCCTTGGCCGAAGACGACCGGCTGAATCCCGCGCGTGTAGTCCTGCTCCGTCCGCCGAAGGTGCTCGCCTGCCAGCGAGATCCATTTCGCGCGCGCAGCCGCGGCGATGTCGCGGACCACGGCGCGTGCGGCGCCCTCGTCGAGCTGCGCGACAAGTCCGGGGGGCACAAAGGCGTCGACGCTGATCTCGGTGATCACAGCTCTTTGCCTTCCGACAAGAGGTAGTCGAGCTTGACCATCGCCTGAATCGGCAGCACTTCGTTGTCGCCGAGGATCTTCGTGGTCTTGAAGCGGATGAGCGTGCCCCGCAGGATGTGCGGATAGTCGACGACGATCCACACCGGGTTCATTTCGTAGCTGATCGACAGGCGGGTGCCCGGCGGCGCCGTCACGAGCAGCGACCCGTCGTCTTGGATCGTCGTCGATTCCGTGTAGTCGACGGACACGCCGGCCGCCGTCACGGCGAAGACGCGGCGGAGACGGACGACGGGGTAGCGCAGCGAAGCTCGCGCGGCGCGCTTCACGGGCACAATCTGCGACGGCGGGACGACGAGAACCTGCCGGTAGACCTGCGTGTGGTCCAACACCTTGAATCGATCTCGGAACCCGACCTTGTTCCACGAGAACGTCGTCAGCGCCGCGGTGCCGAGCAGCCACTCGCCAAACTTCTCGAAAATCTGCGGGTCATGCGTCATCGACGTCATGATCCCTTGCGTCGCGCGCTCCGTCGGCGTCGACTGGAACGGCGGCACCTCGCGCGTGTAGTCCTCAAGCTCTTTCTCGGCGGGGTCAGGGAACGTGTAGACGTAGCCGGAGGCGTCACAGATCGGGCAGCTTGGATCGGGCTGATCGGTGTCGCTGTTGAGACGGCAGGGGCACAGCTCGGCGGCCTGCCACATGATGCGATAGCCCTTCTCGCGGATGAGCCGATCGAAGTCGCTTCGCTCGAAGTCGACACGCGGTTTCTGTGGCCCGAGAAAGCGCGTTGCCATCGCTCAGACCGCCGTGAGGCGGTTCCCCTTGAGATAGGCGCGCATGAGCTTCATCTGCGTTTTGACTTCCTTCTCATATTGGATCAGGCGAGCGCCGTAACCGGCGTTCGTCGCCGACGAGGTGGTGCCGACGGACTGTGAAAGGCCGTCGATCGACAAGCTCTTGGTCGCGATGCCGGCACCGGCGATGAGGTCGCCTGCGGTGTTGAGCGGGCCTGTGCTCGCCTTCTTGCCCACGATCTCAAGGATGCCCGGCGGGAGCTTCCCAAGCTCGAACCCAGCCGTGTAGTCGACGACGATGAGGTTCGGCAGGTAGTCGGCGCCGCCGTAGATGAGGGGCAGGAACCCGCCCCCGCTGGCGATGAAGGCGTTGGTGTAGATGCCCGTCGATGGGTACACCTGCAAGTGTCCTGCGCTCTTGTCGACTTGGATCCAATCCTTGTCGAACTCGATGATCGTGTTCTGCGCTCCGGGGTATTGAAGCGCGTACCTCTCGACGGAAAGCACCGGGTACTCGCGGAGCTGCAAGAAGGCGAAGTTGGAGTAGTCGCGGCGATAGAAGTCGTACCGCTCGCCGACAATCTTCGTGGGCGTGAGCTTGATGTCCAGCTCGCGTTCGGTGAGGTCGATCGCCTGCCGGATGTAGTGGGCGTAAAGCTCGTCGGGATAGGGGGCGCCCGTGTCTTCGGTGAGGTTGATGCCGTAGAGGTAGACCGCCTTGAGCGATTCGATCGTGAGCACAGCCTCGAACGTCGTGTCGATGGCTTGGGTCGGCGCTTGCGGCGAGTCGGCGGGAATGCCCGAGACGGCATGAAGCACGGGGCGGAAGTAGTCGGTCGAGTCGACCACGCCGTCGACGTTGAACCAATAGTTGAACCGCGTGGCCTCGATGACGAGATCCGTTGTGTCGTCGGTGAGGTCTTCCCACGTCGTGCCGCGGTCGGTGCTTCTCTGCACGCGGATGCGGTTGAAGCCGCTCGTGAGCAGCGCCGCGGGCGTGTTCGAGTAGAAATAGACCCTCATCGTCTGCTGGAAAGCCACTACAGCACCACGTCCTGCACGAGCGTGAAGACGCCGCGCACGGCGGTCTTGCTCTTGCCTCTTCGGATCTCAAACGTCGCGCTCGGGTCTGTGTTTTCCCACACACGCTCCGTCTCGAACGACGTCGCCGAGGTGATCTTTGTGATCAGCGACGCGAGGCCGAGGTTGGCTCCGCTCGTGATCTGCACGACGTCGCCGACCTTGGCCTTGGTGATCGACGTGCCTGTGCCGATTGGCACGGCGTTTCCTGCCGCAAGGGCCAACGTGCCCACGCTGGCACCGGGTCGGAGCACGTCTTGTCGCGTGACCTCCAGATCCCACGAGTAGGCGCCGGCCTTGTTGTCGGACGTGTCGGGCTTGTCGAGCTTCACCCTGCATTGGCCGCGCGTCGACGGCGTGGCTTGGGAAAGGATCTCGATCTCGCTCGCGTCGTAGGACAGCTTGAGCACCGCGGCCTTGAGATTCAGCTCTTTGCTCGGATCTTTTTTGACCGCGAAGCGGACGATGGCCGGCCGGCCGGCGGTGCCGTCGGTGGCGAGGGACAGATCGATGAGGTTCGGCGTGGGCGAGGCGTCGTCAGTGATCGTGACGAGGATGTCGTCCGAGTCGCCTCGAACAAGCTCGATGTCCACGATCGCAGGCGCCTTCGTTGCCATTCGTCAGCACTCCTTGATCCGCGCGGTGGCCCGCAGGCTCACGATCCGCGCGGTGAGCCGGTCGTCGCGCACAGCGCCCGACACCCGGCCCTCGGATACCACGCCGCCGAGCGAAGTGTCAGACGACACGGCACCCGACAGGCGAGGGGCGACAAGCGCCGCCCCGATGAGCGTATCCCCACCCACGGCGCCGGTCACGCGCTCGGAAACGAGCAGGGTGACCACGGATCCCGCGTCTTGGTCGGGAATCCACCCGCCGGTCATGAGGGGGCTCGGGCCTGTGCTCATGGCGTGAGCACCCGCACAAGCTCGGTCCACGTCAGGGGGCCGGGGTAGCTGGCGGCTACGTCGATGGTGGCGACCACGTTCACGTCGGCCAGCGCGTCGGCCTTGGTGGCGTAGAGCTTGCGCCGAGCTGTGATCGGGCGGCCTGTGGCCGGGTCGGGGGTGATCATGGTGTCGCGCACGTTCTCGCCTTGGTGGGCGAGCAGCTTGAGCAGCGACAGCTCGAAGTCGGAGACGATGCGGACGTGCTCGACGCCGGGCTCGTGGTCGGTCGGGAGCGTGTGCAGCGCGTCGTTGTACGTCTCGAAGACCACCGAGTAGTGCCCGGCCGCAGGGAGCGCCCACGAGCCCTGATAGAGCCCCGTCCATGCCGGAGCGCCGACGAGGTCGATGGGGCTTCCGATCTGCGCGCCGACGGTGTCGATGATGCGGGCGCGCGGGAACTTCCCGCCGGCACGGTCGGCGAGCACAAGCTCAAGCAGCAAGGGCTTGCCGACGGTGCCGAGGATCATGCGGTGCGCAGTCTCGGGGGGACGAGAAAGAGCCCCGTGTTCTCGCCCCGGCGGCGCTGCCCTTGCTTCCGACGTTCGATGGCCGCGGCGAGGGCGATGTTCGCCTCGGTCGCCTCGTCCATCGCCGTTTCGAGCAGGGACAGCTCGGCGTCAGCGCCGGAGCCTGTGCGAAGTTGATGTTGGATCTCAAGGGCTTTCGCCACGTCGCCCTGTGACACCGCGCCCTGATCGACGAGGAGGGCGCCGAGCAGGAACTCATCGGCGCGGGCCTGCACCCCGACGGCGCGGTGAAGCTGCTCGCGTGTGAGCTTGCCCATGCGGAGCAGGATGGATCCCAAGGTGGAAGAATCGTCGAATGGGCTTTTCTTCGCCTCGACGTTCTTCGGCTTCTTGCGGAAAAGGCTCATCATCGGTGTTGTTCCTCCATGCGCGTGAGCGCGTCGACGAGCTTGCGGCTCTGCTCGTTTGATGCCTGCAAGAGCGGGATCTGCTTTTCGACGCTGGCGACGATGCGGTCGTTGAGCGCCTGCGTCTGCGCGGCGTGCTCAAGGTCGCGTCGGCGCATTTCGATGAAGAGGAAGCGAATGGTGAACCCGGCCGCCAGAAGCAGGGTCCACGGGCCGCCGCGCATGAGAAGATCAAGTAGCTCGGCCATGCGAACCTTTCCGGCGAGACGCCTGCACAGTTGTACTACGGCGCGCCGGGCTTGGGCTTCTGCCTCTGCTTGATGAGGGCTTCGACCTCCTGCGGTGTGAGTGTGTCGGTGGCCCGCACCTTGGGGATGGCAGCTCCCGACTTGTCGGATGCAACGCCGTTCGAGCCGACCTCGATGACCTTGATCACGGGATCCATCATGCGCCTCCGATGTACCAGCGGTAGAGGGTGCCGAGCCGCCGCGTGCTGCCACCTGCGACGGCCTCATAGATGGCGCGGAGGAAGAGGCCGGGCGCGACGGGCGCCACCGTCGGCATGATGATCTCTTCGCGCCACAGCGCCGCCGTCGGCACGGCGTAGTTTTTGACGTACCGCACAAGCTCGATGGGCGTGCCGAGGGGAAGACCGAGCTGCGTGTGGAGCCCGAGCACGTCGTTTTTGTCGACGACGGCAAACTGCGCCTTGTCGCCGACGACGCCGTCCATGATCCAAAACTGCCCGCCCTGCACGAGCATCTGCGACGTCACCTCGACGTCGAGGATCGTGGTCGATGCCGGCTCGCACGTCAGGCTGTAGCCCTCCAAGCGCGCCTGCTCGCTGGCGAAGAGGAAGGTGGGCGCCGTGATCGGGACACCGTCGGTGTTCTTTGGGGCAGCCATCAGGGTACCGCTTCTGTCAGCACGGCGACGACGTCAAACGCCCCCGCTGTGCTGTTGGTGTTGAACCGCACAGAGATCCCCTGCCCGTTGCGGATGGTGATCGGTTTCGCGGGCGTCGCCGCCCGGTACACGGGGCGGTGGTTGGCCTGTGCGTGGTCGCTCGCCTCGACGTCGAGGGATCCGGTGCCGTACTCGTCCGTGGAAATCAGGCGCCGAAAGAGCGACACGGTGTCCTCTCCCACGAGGGTCGCGCCTGTGCGCGCGGTCAGCGTGGCGGGGATTGTGTCGGTGGTGTCGTGCGTACGCAGGCTCGTCGTGAGGTCGGTGCCCGCGCTGTGCGCGGTCATGCGACGGATCTGGAACTCGCCGACGACGCCGGTGACGGCGATCGTCTGCGCGTTGATCAGCCACAGCTCGCGCAAGCGGATGGGGTTGGTGCCCGTGCTGAATAGCGAGAGCATCGACTTGCCGTTGCCGATCACGACTCCGGCAGCAACGACAACAAACGTCGGCTCGTCAAACCCGCGCACAAGCACCGGCGTCTGATCGCTGGCGATCACCACGGGTGTCGACGCGCCCATCGCCTTCTGCCCGAGGGTGCCGAGGCGCGCGACGAGCGTGTCGACGATGTCCTTGAGGCGGGCGAGCACCGTGTTTGCGGCGGGGCTTGCCGTGACGGCGCCCGTACGCGCGGCGAAGTCGGCCTGCGTGAGCAGCGTGAGCGCCGTGGCTTCGGTGGCAGCGCCCACGGGCAACGGGAGGCTGGCCGCGCTCACGGGCTGCGTCGTGGTGCCCGTGGGGTCGGTGCGCACGGGGTTCGCGCCCGTGCCCTTCTCGACGCCAGCGGAGTCGTACAGGATCGAGGCGGGCGACAGGTTGCTCATGCGATTGCCCGCGTTCTACTCGTCTCAAACGCGCCGCTGTAGGTGATCGTGTCTGTCACCGTGGCGAGAACGGTGGTGCCGTCGGCGGCGTAGACCTTCCATTCCACCGTCGTCGCTTTCGCGCCCGTCCATGTGACGTTCTGCTCGACGAGCTTGGTGTTGTCGGCGCGGCGCCAAAGAACCTGCGACGGGAACACGGTGCCCGTCGTCGTGCGCGTAGCACCGGAGGCAAAGCCTTCGGCGGGGCCTTCGTCGATGAAGTGAATGAGCTGGAGCAGCGCCTTGTGCGCGGCCTCGGAGACGCCTGCGCTCGATCGCGGGTCGAAGATGCCGGCGGCGTCGCGAAACTGGAAGGCGGAGCCGTCAAAGCTGACGGCGCCGGGCACTGTCGGGGGCACGGCGTTTGCGCCGAGGCGGATCTCCTCATCCTCCTCAAGCGCCCCCGGCCTGCGATCGGGTGTGCGGGGCACTACTTGCCTCCGCGCGCAGCTCGCTTCGACTTGGCGGTGGCGTCCGGGCGCTGGCCGGCCTTGCGAGGTGGTGTGGCTTCGGGGACGGAGGTGGGGACGGCCGCGGCCTCCGCCTCGGCTTGCGCGACGGCAGCGGCTTTGGCGGCCTCGACGTCGAACGCCTGCTTGGCGATGGCGACGGCGACGCGAAGGCCGACGGTCTTGCCGCGCGCGACTTGCATGTCGCCTTGCGCGGCGGTCACGACCTTCGCCAGATCGGCGGACACGCGCCCAAGCGCGTCCTTCATGAGCTTGGATGTGTCGAGGTCGATCTTGCCCGCCTCGACGTCGTCTTCGACGCGCTTCTGCGCAGCGACGATGAGGGGCATGGCGCGCAAAAGCCACTCCATGCCCCCCTCTGCCCGCAGGGCTTCCCGTTCAGTCGCTTCGACAGCGTCGTCAATGCGCGCGCCCACGGCGTGCGCCATTTCCATTCTCGCTCTTGTCTTGTCGACGCTCACGGGATCACCTCACCGACTACGCGGTCTTCTTGACGACGCAGATCACGTCGCCGCTCTTGAGCTTGAACTCGAAGCGCAACGCCGCCGCGGGCGTGAGAGTCGAGCCGGGGTAGTAGTCGTTGTTCGCGCCGCTGTTGGCGCCGGGGCGAAGCAGCTCGCCGTTCAGGAACACGTCGTAGTCGTTCAGGAACGAGCCCGCGCTCATGTCGGGGAACGCGACGTCGATGTTGCCGGCGGCGAGGCTGATGTCGAGGTCTTCGTTCACGTTGGCGGTGACGTTGTGGTACGTCTTCGTCTCGGTGCCCGTCGTCTTCGCGAGATACAGCATCCGCAGGATCGAGAACTCGCCGCCGAAGGCGGTTTCGACGTCGCTCCACTCCGCCGAGGTGTCCGACAGCTTGACGCCCGTGGTCTGCGCCCACGACGAGCCGGCCTGATTGCCGTCGTCGAGAAGCAGCTCGGCGAACGCCGAGACGCCGAGATCGCCGGCCGTCGTCTCGATGAGGCCGTCGTTGACGCCGACCCTGATAGGCCGAGTGCCCCCTGTGCGGACGTTGATGCCGGCGTTGAAGTCGTTTACGAGGGCTTCGGCGCGGAACACGTCGACGTCACCTCGGATCTGCACTTCGCTTGTGGCGCCGCCGCTGCCTTCGCGGACGGTGAAAAGCTCGGCGTTCAAGAGGTCGCGCAGCGACCACTTGAATCCGGCGGCCAGATCCAAGAAAGCGTCCGTCGTCTGCTCGACGGGAACGGTGCCTTGGTTGTCGTAGCCGATCTGGCGCGTGACCGTGCTGCCGGCGGCGACGTCGACCGTGCTGCCCTTGAGAAAGTCCTGCTCGTTGAGGTCTTCGAGCGCCTTCCGCTCGATGGCGCTGTAGTGCAGCGTCATCGACGAGACATCGGCGAACGGCACGGCTTCCAACGCCGTGCCCGCGCCGTTCTGGCGCACGAGGCTCACCTGCGCCCGGTTGGGGGTCGCCGTCGTGATCGTGCTGCCGTCGGTGCTCGATTCCGTCTGGAACAAGCCCCACACGCGCCGCTGACCGCTCAGGACGGGATCGTGCGTGACGCTGTCCACGAGGGGCACGAGGTTCTTCGGATTCAGCGGGTTGCTGCCGCTCACGAGCGACAGGCTGTGCGCACCGAAGACGCCACCATGAGCCGCGGCGACCGTGCCGCGGGTCGTGACCGAGCCGATGGCCGCGGTCGTGTTGGCGGGGAGCTTGGCCGCGGTGTCGAGGATGAGCACCGTGTTGTCGAGGCCGCCCGCCAGCGTGGCGCCGCCCCACGACGCATTCGTCGCGACGTCGGTCGTGGCGATGGCGTTGCCGCCCGTGCCGCCCGCCTTGGCGATGGCAAGCATCGTGTCGCCAGCGCCGGCTTCCGCACGCACCGTCGGGTGCAAGGTGGTGGCGGCGGCGTACAGCGTGCCGCTGCCAGCTCCGAGAACGATGGCGGCGATCAGGTTGTCGAGGCTGGCGCTGGCGCTTCCGCCGATGAGCACGTTGCCGTCGACGTTGGTCAGAACCGTCTGGAACGTGTAGGTCTTGGTCCCGATCGTCACCGTCTCGCCGTTGGCGAAGTCGGCTGTGGCCGTGAGCGTGCCGATCGCGCTGACGCCGACGCGGATGTCGGCGAGGTCGAACACTTCGACGAGCACGCGCTTGCGCTCAAGGTCGTGCAGCTCTTGGTTGAGGTTCTGCACGCCGCGCTTGATGCCGCCCTCGAACGTCACCGGGGCGGCGAGGTCGTCGTACCAGTTGCCCGTCTGCACGTCGCGAAGCAGCGACGCGATGGACCGCAGGTTGTTGAGGTCGTCCTCGATCGAGGCGGCGCCCGACTCCATCGTCGCGGAGGGGGCGACGTTGTCGACGTAGGTGAACGACGGGCGAATCTGCGATTCCTGCCGGATGAACGTGCGAGCCATGATCCAACCTCCTAAGCGGAATAGTAGTCCGCGAAAACCTTGTCGCCGCTCACCGGCGCGTGAAGCAGCACCACGGTATCAAAGCCGGTGCCGGGTCCGCCTGATTCAGCGATCGTGTAGTCGTCGACGCGAAGCAACCGCTGGCCGTTGAGGTGGACGCGCACTGACAGTCCGGGCACCGCGTGCAGAAACTTCTCGGGCGTCGTGAAGGTGACGTTGACGCCGTTCACGACGCCCGAAAGCACGACGCCCTCTCGGGCGTCGGCTGCGGGGATGGCTCTACGTCGAACAAGCGGCACAGCGCACCTCTCGGCGCGCTACAGCACGCGCAAGCCAAGCAGGGCCTTGAACGTGCAGGGACCACCGACGCCGGCGAGCCACATGTCGGTGAACTCGAAAAGCAGCCCATCGAACCGCTCGCCAACCGCCAGCTCGTAGTATTCGATCCAACGTGCCGGATCGAGGCCGGGGTTCTGCGGGAACACGCGCAGCGGGACGGCCCCGGTGTTCACGAGCAAGACCGAGAACGTCTTGCACTCCGACAGAAACTGAAACGGCGCCAGCGCGTTCACGTCGGCGAGGGGCGCTCCGGGCACGGCCGGAGCCGTGCCGCGGAGCGGCTTGGGAATCCCGCTTCGGATGATCATGGATCAGCTCGCCGCGATGACGGCAGAGGCGGCGCAAGCGGCGTTGATCTTCGTCTTGATCTCGTTGAGCAGGACGAGCGCCGTGGGGAGGTCGACCGCATCGGGGCTCGTCACCGGGCCGAGGGCACCGAGGAAGCTGCCGAGCTGCGCGGGGACGATGCCGTCGGTGCGACCGAGGCCGGGGAAGTGATCACCGAGCTTGTTGAGCGCGGCCTTCTGCTCGGCGGAAAGGTTGGACATGGGTGCCTCCGGTGGGGTGGTGGTTCAAGTATCACGGTGCGTGCGCGTGAGCGCAACGCGATCAGGCCATCGAGTCGTAGGCGCGCTCGATGACCTCAAGCAGATCCATCTTGCTCATCTTGTCGTGGAAGTCGGCGGCGGCCACATGACCCGCGGCCTTGAGCTTTTCGAGGTTCGCCAGCATGTCGCGCTTCGAGCTGTCGGTGCTCATGGTCGGCCATTCCGCCGGGGCGGGCTCAGGCTCGACGACCTCGGGCTCGGGCGGGACCGGGGCGGGCTCGGGCTCGGGCGCCTTGGTGGCAAGCTCCACGGCCTTGAGGGCGGCTGCCTGCTGAATCTTGGCCGCCTCGGCCGGGGGAAGCTCGCGGCCTTGGGCGTCGGCGAGGATGAGCGCCGGCGGCCCGGTGGGGCGCTTGTAGGGGGACGTCACCGCGGGGTCGGCCCACTTCGCGTCGTTGAGCAGGAGCAGCGGCGCGTGCGCGTCGTCCACCTCAAGGAACCCGTCAGCGCCGATGACGTAGAGCTTGCCGCCGACGAACACTTTTTCGCCGCGCTCGTGGGTGAACTTGCAAAACAGTTTCTTCGCCACGTTGTCTCCGCGAAAAGGGAAAGGGCCGTTGCACGGATCGCGCAACGGCCCTCATCCTAGCCGGGGTTCACCCCGGCGTCACCATCAGACGGCGAGGTTCTTGGTGCCCTCGATGCGGCCGACGTTCTTGAACAGCACGTTCTTGTTCGGGCTGTGCAGGGTGAGCGTCAGGTAGAGCACCTGCGACCAACGCATCGACGTGTCGACGGTGGCGAGCGGGATGCGCGTGAACGGCGCGAGCTGCTTGACCATGATGTTCTCGCGGTTGCCCTGCAACAGCGCGGCCTTCGTGGTGCCGGGCAGATCCTTGTTGAGATCGCCGAAAGCCGTGACGGCGCCGGTGCGACGCACGGTGATCATTTCGACGGCGTCGACGAGCAGGCCGTTCGCCTTGGTGCGGTAGATGACGTAGCACGAGGCCAACGGCGAACCGTCGGTGATCGTGAACGACACCTTCTGGCCGGCGGCCACGGTGATCGCGGCGCCGCCGTTCACGTCCACGGGGACGCTCAGGCCGTAGCGGTTCTTCGCGACCACGCGGTAGCGGAAGTCCTCGCTGGCGCCGACGAACAGGGACACCTCACCGCCACCGGGGGCGCCAGCGGCGGCGACGCCGATGGTGGGGAGGCCGGGGCGCTTGGCGATGTCGCCGATGCCAGCGGCCGCGGGGGCGCGACCGGGCTCGATGAACACGTCGGGCTGGAACCGGATCGGGCCGGCCTGCGTGCGCATCCCCTTCACCGCGAAGCCGACGTACCCGTCACCGGCGCTGGCCGGGGTCGGGATCTCGCTGCGCTGCGTGGGGTAGAACAGGCGCGCGAGGTCGCTGTAGACGCCGTCGGCCATCCACAGATCCGTCGGGATGCCGTAGTTGGGCGAAGCCCGGATGACGTGCGCGGCTTCCTCGATCACGTCTTGGTTGAGCGGCTTGCCGCGCATGTCGACGATGTTCGGCGACTGCGCTTCGAGCTGCGTGAAGAGGCCGTCGAACTCGGCCGGGACCATCGACGAGTCGGCGTAGAACAGCGCCTTCTCGACCTGCCGGAGCAGCCACATGGTGCCGTTGACCGTCTCCTGCGCGACCGCGGAGCCGATGTGGGTGCGCACGGTCTGCATCACATGCGTGATGCGCCGGGTCGTGCCCATGTACTTCACGATGTTGAACTCACGCGAGTAGGTCGCGTCGTCCTCGGCGGGCAGCTCGCCTTCCTCGATGAAGGCCGCGACGCCGTTGCCGTACTCACGGAGCCGGCTGTACTCCTCGACCGTGTTGTAGGCCGGGGTCTTGTCGAGGAACTTCCAGAACTGGATGTGCTCCATCCGGTACGTCACGTTCTTCAACGTGCGATCCAAGCTCTCAGGCTTGAGGGTGAAGCCGTCGCCAGCGACGACGGTGCCGGGGGCGTTGCGGTCCTGACCGGAGCGCAAGGCTTTGTTGAGGTTCTGCATTTCCTCGGCGCTCGCCGAGCCGAAGCCTTCGATGCCGTCGTAGTCGGAAGCGCCGACAAAAGTACCGTAGCTCATGGTGATTCTCCTTGGATCTTCTGTGAAGTGAACGGTGGTCGTGAACGGGATTCAGCCGGCGATCAGCCGTTCAGCCCGAGGGTGGAGGGGTCGATCCCGCGCGCCTTGCAGACGAGGCGCATGGCGTCGGGGGAGAGGAGCTGCGTCGTCTCGTAGCGCGAGCTTTCGAGCACGAGGTCGACGCCGTCGACCACGCCGCGCTGGCCGTCGCTCTTGGCGATCTGATCGTCGAGGGTGTCGAGGATCATGCCCTTGGTGAGCGTGGCGCCGCCGGCGGCCTGCGACTTGCGCATCCCGCCGCTGTCGTTGACCCGCTGGCCGACGGAGCTGCGCGAGGAGGTGACGCCCTTGGCGGGGGCCGCTTCGACCACGCGCCGGGGAGCTTCACCGGCGAGGCTCTTTTCGAGCTGCCGGATCTTCTTGTCCTGCGCGATGACGACGGCGCCGAGGGCGTTGAGCGACTTGGCGAGGGCGCGGTTGAACTCGCCGACCTCGCCGAAGGACTTGGTCATTTCCTCGCGGTTGGTGTCGAGGGCTTCGGCGACCTTGGTGAGCGCGGCGTCGAGGAACTCGGAAACCTCGAAACCCTGCGCGATCTGCGGATTCTCCACGAAAGACTCCTTGTGGCTTTTGGCCATCGGTTCGCCGGCCGCGGCCAGCTCGGCACGCTCCGACTTGGTGAGGGGGGTGCCAGACGCGAGCTTGGAGGCGAGGGCCTGCTCCCGCGGCGAGATTCCGTTGGACGCGGCGACGGCGATGCTGTCCATCTCGTCGAGCGCCTTGATGAGCGTGTCCTCGGTGAGATCCGACTTCATCTGCTCCTCTTCCTCGTCGTCGACGCCGTCGCCGTCCTCGTCCTCGTCGTCCTCGTCGGCGTCCTCGGCTTCGGGCATACCGGGCTCGTCGTCGAGGTCGCCGTCGTCGCTCTTGAAAAGGGGCTCGGTGTCGAGGGTGGGGTGCTTCTTCGCCATGTGGTTCTTCTCCTGCTCTCTCAGTGAGAGGCGTGTGCGACAGCGAAGCGGAAGATCCGCGCCGCCGTGTGGTTGGTGATGCCCGGATAGCGGCTGTGAATGAGATCCAACGCGGCGCTCTTGGTGAGCTTCTTCTTCTTCTTCTTCCGGGGCTGCGCACCGTTGGGGTTGCCGAAGGCGCCGGCGTAGCCGCCGATCGACTCAGGCATGAGCACGCGGCCCGCGCCCATGCCCGACAGGGGCACGCCGGCGGGGATGGAGCCGGGGTCGCTCGCGGGACCGGGCGGCGGCCCGACCTCAAGCGCCTTGCTCATTTCGATGGCGCTCAGGCTCTTGGCGAGCACTTCGAGCGACGTCTGATTGTTGACGGGGCAGTTGGTGACCGCGACGTTTTTGACGACGGCGCGGGCGACGATGGGCTCGCCGGCCTTGTTCATCCGCTGCGTGACGCGGCCCTCGACGGAGAACCCGAGACGCCGCGGCGTCTTCTGCAACGCCTTCGCCAGCTCCCAGATACGGTCGCTCGGCGGGTGCCCTTGCAGGAGGTAGCCCTCGACGAACCATCCGGTCTTGTCGGCCGACGTGCCGCTCGGCAGGCGCTCGCCCTTGCGGATGAGCTTGGCCGTCTCGGGGAAGCCGACGATGTCGGCGGTGGCCTTGCTGTGGTTGTCGTTGAACCACCCGTCTTGCAGGAACGGGGAAAAGTCGAGCCCTTCCTGCAAGACGCGCTCGCCCTGCTTGTCGAGGGCGCTCGTGGACACGAAGCCGCCGATGCGGCGCGCCTTCTCAGGAGCGACGCCGGCCTTCTCGAACACTTCGATGTCGAAGTCGAAGTTGAATGCCGGAGCGTCTGATTCCTGCAAAATGGATCTCCTGAAACGAAAACGGGCGGCGCAGCTTTCGCTGTACCGCCCGCCTCTTTTGACCGTTCGTGGTCAAGGCCATTGGGTGTCGATGGTCAGGCTAGGGTCTGGATCACGACCGCGTCAAGCGCGTGGTGACGAGCCGCGGTGGCGGTTCATCCGCGGGCACCGCGCTTTTTGCGAGCGTGAGGGGCAGGGGGATCTCTGCCTTGCATCGCTGGCAGTTGGTGACGCACGACTCGCCGTCGGCGGAAAAGACGAGGATCGGCACGCGCAGCTTGAGCTTGCCCTCGCTCTTTTGCATGAGCTGCGCGTTGCACTCGGGGCACCTCACGATTCTCCCTTCGCTCGCGCAATGCGGATGGGATCCATCGGGGGCTTGTTCGCCTGCCGCCGAGCGAGGTCGTCGCGGATGCGCTCGCGCTTGGCTTCCACGGCGTCTCGCGACTGCTCACGGGCTTCCTTGAGCGCGTCGGGGGCGAGGGGCTTCACGGCGTCCTTTTTGGGCATCCGCTTGGCGGCGGCGAAGCGGTCTGCGGGCGACAACCGGCTGCGTCGCGCGTCGGCTTTGTCCTCGGCGTGCTTCTTCTTTCGCTTCTTCCGCCCCTTGACGGTGAGCCCCATGTCGTCGGTGATCCCGACGATGTCCGCGGGGCGCTCGGGCCGGGGTGAGTCTTCGTTTCCACGCCAGCTCATCATACCGAGTCGCGACGTCGAGCGGCCAAGCTGCTCGATGGATTCACCGGCGCTCATGGAATCGAACGCAGACTTGAGCACGTCGATGGCTTCTCGGATCGGCGACTTGAACCGATTGATGGCGTCTTCGATCTCTTGGTTGTTGTAGACCACGTCGTAGAAGTCTTTGTCGACGGGATCAGCCCGATCGCGAAACGACTTCACCTTGAGGCTGTGCATCCACAGAAGCGAGGCGTGCTTGCTGCGCTCGGCATCTGTCATCTTCTTTGGATCTCGCGACGCCATTTCCTCCCACTCGATGAGCGGGTTGTGCTTCTCTTTCGTCGTCTGGAACTTCTCGCCGTGCTTGGCGAAGAGGTCTTTGAGGCGTTCCTCGTCGTCTTCGGCTCTTTCTTTGAGGCGCTTCTCGTCGGGCGCCTTCGCCGCCTTGCCGGTGTCGAAGTGAACGAGCTTGCCCTCGTGAACGCCTACTTGGATCTCGTCGTTGAACGTGTAGCCGGCGGCGTGCGCCTTGAGCACTGAATCGGCGACGCTGTCGAGTTGTTCGCGGGTGAGCTTGTCGGGGATCTCGACGTAGGGCTTGATCTGAAACGCCTTGTCGCCGTTGTGGACAAGCTCGGAACGCATGATGCCGGGCACGCCGTCGGCGTGCATCGCGTTCGACGTGTTCACCTGCTCGACCATGCGCTCGGCCGCCGTCGCCGGCGTCAAGTAGTTTTCGTTGAACGGTTGGTAGGGCACCGTCGTCGACGCCTTGACGACGGTGTCGCCGACGCGGAAGGCGATGCCGTCGTCGCCTTTGCCAAGGTGCTCGGCCTTGCCGTCGAGTACCGCCTGCACGCGCGGGTCGCTCGACGGCGGGCCGTGAACGACGCCGCGGAGGTCGTTGACGAAGTGCGACACCGCCGCTTTCGGCACCCTTGTACCGTGAGCCCCTGTGCCGCGACGCTCGTCGCCGTGGTTCTGCGAGATCCGCACATGGTCGTCGCCGACGTGCTCGATGCGCGCCGTGAACGCGGCCATGCCGTGCGGGCCGGGGATCGCGTGCTCGTCGCCGACCTTCGGCTCGTAGTCGGGCGCCAGCGGTTCGTGCGTTTTCTTCTCCTCGGCCTTTTCTCGCTGCACCCGGACGGGAACGGACGCCTCGCCGCGGAGCTTGGCGGCCGTGAGACGGTGGTGCCCGTCCTGAATGAAGTGCTTGCCGTCTTTGTCGACGGTGACGAGCGGGAGATCGAGCTTGTCGTCGGCGGCCGCGTTCAACGGCTTGTCGAGGTACTTCTGCACGCCCCCCTCGGTGACGCGCTTCTGCGTTGCGTGCAGCTTGTCGAGGGGAACGTGCTCGATCGAGGTTGGCGTTGACGACGGGAGCTGCGGCTTTGACCGGGGCGGCGCGTGAACGAACGGGCTTTGCCGCCAGCGAACGACGGTGCCGTCATCCCATTTTTCGTCCTCAAGGTGGGGCAGGCTCTCGACGCCGCCGGGCTCTTGCCACGCAACGGTGTGCTCGGGGTCGGCCCATTTGCCGCCCTTGGGGCCGATGTACGGGCCGCCGGCTTTCGCCAGCTCCACGCCGTCTTTCCACCCGGCGCGAACGTAGGGCGTACCGGCGGCTTCGAGCGCCTTGCGACACGTCCAGCACGGCTCGGCGCCGTCGCTGCTCGACTCCTTCGACATTTCGCCACAGCGCACGCACGGGGCATAGCTCTTCGCCAGCATGTCGATCACGAGCGCCGTCGGCTCGCGCCATGCCTTCGTGATCTTTCGCCCCCGGTTCTCCACGAGCTTTACCTTGAACTCGGCGACGGTCATGGTCGTCATCGCCCCGAAGAATCTCGGGTCGCTGTAGTGCGCGAGGTAGGCCCGCTTCGCCGCGCTGGCCGACGGGAAACCGAGCATGGCCTTGTCCTCGTCGTAGCCGCCGAAAGATCCATCCGGTTTCTTCTTGCGTTGGTGGACGACGTAGACGTTGGGCGCCGTCTTGAGCGGGCCGACGTAGACGTCGACGTGGTCGCCGTCGGCGGCCTCGGTGAGCCGGATGTAGCCGTAGGGGAAAAGCACCTTGGTCTTGCCGTGCTCTTTGGCGACCGGGTCGAACCAATGGCGGAACGAGCCCCGGCGGTTCTCGATGCTGATCGGCATCCCGGCAAACGTGAGGCGACCGTGGAGCTTGCGGGCGGCTTTCCGCAGCGGGTATTGAAATGCGGGCCGGGCGGGCATTTCAATACCCGCTTGGCTTTTCTCCGCCTTGTCGACGACAAGCTCGCCGTCCTCCCAGACCATGCCCGCGGGGATTCGCACGAGCACGCATCCGCACCACGGGTGGACGGCCTCGATGGTCGGCTTCCAGTCGCGCTTCTTTCGGCCGACGTTGCTGCCGTTGGCACGCAGCTCGGAGAGCTTGAAAATGATGGGCTCGCCGCCGCGGAGGTACAGGCGCTTGCAGTCCGGGCAGGCGTCGGGGCGCGGCATCTTCGACACAAGCTCGTCGACGCCGTGCTCTTTCTCGATGGTGGCCGCGGTGCCTTCTTGGATCGCGTTGTTCGACTCGGTCATCGCGATGCGCTGCCAGTCGCGGGTCCAGTTGCCCATCGCGTGCCCGAGGTCGGATCTCAGGCTGTCGATCGTCTCGCGCCGGGCGAGGTTGCCGGCGGTCTTGTCCTGAATGATCTCGACCATGCGCTCGGGGGTGAGGTTGGCCTCGGCGCCGGTGACGGCGGCCATGACCTGCCCCGCGACGCGGGTGCCGAGGCCGACGACGTACTGCCCGGCGTGCGTGCGCGCGACTTCGACGGCGGCCTTCTCAGACGGCGTGAGCTGCAACGGGATCTTGCGGGCGGCCACAAGCTCGGCGATCTCGGCGGGGCTCTTGGTGGCGAGCTTCGGATCGCGAAGGAGGGCAACGAGCTGCCCGTAGGTGAAGGCGTCGTCGATGAGCTGCGGGCCGGTGGGCACGGGGATGCCGGAGGCCCGGAGGTCTTTGACGAGGTCGTCGGGCAGGGCCTTGTGTCCGAAGATGGCGATGGTGATCGCCGCATGGTGCCGCGCGATGACGGCGCGGACTTTCGCAAGCTGATCGGCAGTCCACAGCGCCACGGGGGAATCTCCTCCGCGACGCTACTTCAAGGCCGCGGCGATGTCGTCGATCATGGCGCGCAGCATGGCCTCATAGAGCCTGACTGCCTGCTCGATGCCCTCTTGCGGGGCGCGGTGCCGGAGCTTTGGCGCCGGCTTGTCGCTCTTTTCGAGGTCGCCGTGCGTGCAGTCCGCGTGCGGGTCGACGCCGAGCTGTGCGGCCACCTGTGAAACGAGCTTCGCCCGGACATCGTGCGTTGCCACGACGCCGGGCGAAAGCTCGACGCGAATGCGGGCCTTTGGGGCGCCGCGGTCGCTCACTCGAAGCGGCGGTCGATGTGGGCCGTCGCGACGAGGTCCGTCGAGCCGGTGCCGATGGCCGACACGGCGATCTCGATGAGGTCGCCCGCGTCACACTTCGCCAGCGCATCGGACGTGGGGAGGCCCACGAGCTGCGTCGGGTCGGCGGCCGTGTTGTCGATCGAGACGGAAGCGACGACGGCGCCGTTCTTCTTGACCTCGACGACGGTGGCGCCGACGGTGCCGCACACGCCGAGACGCGCGCGGATGTTGCGGATGGCCGAGGGGCCATCCAAGAGCATCTGGCCCTTGGTGCCGGTCGACATCGCGCCGGCGACGTTGCCGGAGAGGGTGAGAGGGAGGGTGAGCCCCTGCACGACGTTGGCGTGCTCGGCAGGGGTGAGGGTGGTCTTCAAGGCCATTGCTGCTTCTCCTTCGGGGCACGCCCGTAGTGTTGAGATCCGATGCTACACGCCCGCGAGGGCGTACACGATGGTCGCGTCTTCGGTGCCGGGATTGTCTATCACGACCGAGGTGACAGCGCCCTCAAGGTAGAAGACGCCGCGGCCAGCGGTCGCCTTCTTCACGGCGATGTTCTCGGCGCCGCCGTTGATGCGCACGACGATGTCCTTGTCGCTGGCGATGAGCAGCATCGACGCGGTGGTGATGCCGCCGAAGGGGATGGCGGCGCCGATGGCCGCGGCCGCTACGCGGCGGATCCCGCTGTTCTCCCACGCGACGACCGTCGCCACGTCCTCCTGCCGGTCAAAGACCTGCTCAAAGAGCTTGGCGGCGTCGGTGTCGCCGGTGAGGGTGAGCTTGAGCGAGCGGAGAGCTTTCACAGATCGACCTCAAGATCCAACGTGCGGAGCGCGCGCTGTTGGGCCGGCGAAAGGCCGAAGCCGCTGCGTCCGCTCTTCTGCACATCGTCGGGCGGTGCGCCTCCCGCGTCAACGTCGCCGCCTTGGCCGGCATCGTCCGGTTGCTCCTGCTGATCGGTGCCGTCGCCTTCCCACGGGGGCGCGCCGTCCATCTGCGGGGAGCCGGGCGGGGCGCCGTAGCCGTCGCCGCCTCCGGCCTGCTGCTGTTGCTGCTTCTCGGCGTTCTTCGCCTGCATGAACTGCAACCACACCGAGTCGAGGATGACGGCGCCGAGCCCGTCGGGCAATGGATCTTCGCCGCGCTCTTTGCGGACCTCGTCGACGGTCTTGACGGTCTTGACCTCTTTGGTCTGCAAGTCGATCAACGCCTCGGCGGTGCGTGCGTTCACGCCGGCAAACTCCAACCGGAAGCGGTTGTCGAGCTTGTCGATCACCTTGTCGTTGAGCTGTTCGCAGACAAACTTGGCGAGAGGGATGAGGCCCTTGTCCCTGCTCTGCGCCAGCTTGTCGGCCTGCGAGCCCTCCGACATCGTCGAGGTCTGGCCCGCGTTGCCAAACTGAAACCCGATCTCTTCGGGGGCGATCTGGCAGACGGCGCACGTCACCTTGAGCAGCCAGTCGATCCAAGCCGCAAACTCCATGTCGCGGTTGCTCGACTGCATGTTGAGCCATTGCACGTCTTCCGCGTTGACGACGGGAGTGCGCCAAGCGTTCTGCACGCCGGTGATCATCGAGTACCACTGACGGCGGAACGCGATCAGCTCCTTCTCGGGGATGGCGCCCTTGAAGTTGAGCAGGCCCTTCGCGACCGAGCCCTGCGAGAAAAACTTGGCATTGTAGTCGATGCCCCAAAGGAGCGCGGTGACGATGCTGATCAGCATTTCCAGCTCGGGCATTCCGTAGCCGCTGTAGCGAATGTCGCTGCGCGGGTTTCGGATCCCGAAGATCATTTCGTGTTCCTTGAACTCCGCGATGATCGTGTCGTCGTAAATCTGAACGTATTGGATCGTCTCGTCGATGTAGTCGACCTCGTCGAGCGTGTCGGAAACACGGATCGTGGCGGCGTCGAGCGCGCGGATGTACGACGGCGCCGATCCATCTTTGCGGGGCACGATCTCCGTCGTCATCTGATCGTAGACGAGGGAATCCCACATGCTTTTGCGCATCCACGCGCCAAACTTGTCGCGCTTGATGTTCAGCTCGGGGTCGCCCATCGCCGAGAGCCACCGGGTCAGCTCGTCGTTGCGGCGCTGCATCTTCTTCGACAGGTTCGCCTGCTTGTCCTTGAGGACAAACTTGAACCCGACGCTGTGCTCGTCGGGTTGCGGCTCGCAGAAGGCGGCCATCTGGTTCAACCGCGTTTGCAGGTACGCCGAGAACGGCGGCACCCGCCGGGCCATTTCGCCGAGCGTGCGGAACGTGATGGCGCTCGGGCGCTCGCGAAAGCCCATCTGGTCGAGGGCCGTGAACGGATCGTAGAGCAGGCCCTTGGGGTCGGCGGCCGTCGTCTGCGAGAGCTGGCCGGGGCGCGGGCCGGGGTCGCCGCCGTTGCCCTTGGCGAGCAGCCCGCCCATCATCGGGGCGAGCTGATCTTGGATCTGCGCCTCGACAAGCCGCTCGATGGCCTCGCCGGTCGCGTCATGCACGGCCTGCGAGAGCTTTGACTCGATGGCCGTCGCCATCATGGCGCGGATCTGCTCGGGCTTGATGAGGTCCACGCGGGCTCCTATCGGTTGCCGGCGGTCATCCCTGCCGGTGTGAGGGCCAGCGCCTCAAGGGTCGCGTACAGGGTGGCACGGGAGACGCCGAGGCGCGAGAGCCCTTCCCGAAGCTGCGGGTTGCGGTCGCTGGCAGCCTTGAGGGCAGCCGCGGCGAAGGCGACGACGGCGTCGGGGTCGGGCGCGGAAAGCTGCACACTCTTGCGCAGCTCGGCGGGCACCATCGGGCGCTCGCCTTCCACGCGGCCGCGCATGATGAGCGAGGCAACGGGGTTGGCGTCGGCGACGGCGATGAGCTGCATCCGGTAGCCGTCCTTGACGGCGCCGATCATCGCCGACTTCGCCAGATCCAACGTGGCGCCGGACTGCCGGCCCTTCTGGTAGGCGAAGGTGTTGCGGTCGTTGCTGTCGCCAGCGACGCCGACGGCGATCACCTGATTGGGGGCGCGGCCGGCGTAGCGCGGGCGATCCACGGTGGGATCGACCATGCCGGAGCCGAGCCCGTCGTACACGCCGCCGGCGGCGGGACGGCCGGCGGAGCGGTCTTGGAAGCGGGAGATTCCGACCTCGTGATCCATGCTCTTGCCCATGCCCTTCATCGCGTCGATCGCTTTCTGCGCGTGCTGCTGCGCGCCTTCCATGTGCTCGCGGCGCGTCTTGACGTCGTAGCTGCCGGACGACTGCGCCGCGGTGTTGGCGAGGGTGAACGCCTTGCTCGCGTGCGCGTGCGCGGGATGGGCGCCGACCTTCTCGTGGATGTGGTCGCGCAGCGCCTTGAACTTGTCGGCAGCCCGCGTGAAGTGCCCGTCGCTGCGCATGGCGGATGGCTTGAGGTCCGCCACACCTTCGTGCAGCTTGTCGAGATCCGTCTTCTTCGTGCCGTCGACCTTGTGCGTCGCGGCTTGGCTGAATGGCTCACCCTCTTCGTCGGAGCGCGCCTTGACCGCCTCGCGCCAGTGATCGCCGGCCTTCTCGTCGTGCGCCTTCGCGCGCTCCTCGTGCAGCGACGAGAACGACTTGCCTGCAATGCTCACGCTGGCGCCCGGCTGCTGGAACGCCGAGGCGGCCTCGCGGTTGGCAGCGGCGGCGGCCTTGTGCGCCTCGTGCGCGGCTTGGTGGTTCGCGCTTCCCATGTCGCCGCCGGCGTTGGAAAGGCGGTGGGCGGCCGTGGAAAGGGTGGTCGCCTTGGATCCCATGTCGTGCGCGTGATCGGCGGCGTTTTCTTTCGCCGAAGCGGCGTCGGCGACCTTGGCCGCGTGCGTGGCCTGCGCCTTCGGGGACTTCTTCTTCGCGGGCGCACGGGGCGGTGGCCCTGCGCGGTCGGCGCCGCCGGGGATCTCGTGCCGGTTCCCGTTCGCGTGATCGTGCAGCTCTTGAGCGTGCGTCGCGTGATCCCACGCGCCGGTGACGCCGCCGAGGTGCTTCTGCGCGGCCTTCGACGCCTTGCTGTGGGCCAGCTTGTCGCTGCGGCCTTCGGACTTGGCGCTGCCGTAAGCCTCACGCGCCGCGGCCAGCGCCTCCGGGTTGTGGGGCTTGTCGCCGTACCATTTGAGCCCGCCCGGCGTGGACTCACGCGGCCCCGCGGGCGTGTCGACCATCGTCGTCTTCTTCGCCTTGTCGGCGATAGCCATGACGCGGTCGGAAGCCTCCTTTGCGGCACCGCTGCGCGTTGCGGCGTGGCGTGCGGCGATGTCGTCGTCGAGATCCGCCTGCTTCTCGTGGTGCGCCATCTGCTTGCCGTGCATGGCGGTGTTGGCGCCGTGACCAAGGGCGATGGCGGCCTCGCCGGCTCGACGATGCGCGGAAGCGGCGTGCCTGTGGGCGTTGCTGATGCCTCCGTGGTAGCCGGCTTGATCCATTTCGCGAGCATGGGCCGAGGCAGCGCCGGCCTCGCGGGCGCGCTGCGTGTAGGCGGCTGAAACGACCTCGTCAAACTTCGACGCGGGCTCGGGCGCGGGCGCGGGCGCGGGCGCTGTGGCGGCTGCCGGCTTCGGCGCGAACATATCGACCTGCCGGTGCGCCAAGGGATCGGGGGCCTTCGGCTTCGCCGGCTTCTTCTCGTAGGAGCTGGCGCCGAAGAGGCCCTGTTGATGCGCCGCGGCGCCGAGCTGAAACGTGGGCTTGTGCTCGGTGTGGCCGGTGCTGCCGTCGGCGTAGGTGTACTTGTAGGCGCCGGGCATCCCCTCACGCTTGACGTACTTGTGGCCGTCGTCCGACTTGAGCAGCGGCGAGTCGTTCAAGAGGGCGGTGGCTTCGTTGGTGCTCATGGGCGGTCCTCGGGGGTGAACGGATCTACTCTAGCTTGCCGCTTTGATCAGCGCGCGGGTCATGTCGCGGAGCTGCGCCTTGGCGCTCTTTTCGATCTTGGGCTCGGGCGGGCCGGAGGGCTTGCCCTTGATGCGATCCATGACTTCGCGCATGGTGACGGGCTTGCTCATCCACGCCTTTTCTTCGGGCGAAAGCTGCTGCCCCTCGTTGATCTTCTTCGAGAGGTCGTACTTCCGGCGGAGGATGGCGGAGACGTTCTCGTCGAACTTGTTGTCCTCGGCGACGTTCCAGTAGACGTTGACGGCGTTCTTCTGGCCCACGCGGTGCGCGCGGTCCTCGGCTTGGCGCACGTCGGCGGCCGTCCACGGGAGGTCGTTGAACACGACCTTGTCGGCGGCCGTGAGCGTGGCGCCGACGGCCAGCGACGGGCGGGTCGAGACGAACACGCGCTTGGGGGATCCCTCGCGCTGAAACTCCTTCTTCGCGTCTTCGCGCTTGTCGTCGCTCTGCTGCCCGTAGTGCAGGATCGCCTCGCTGCCGAGCTTTTCGGCGATGGCTTTCGCCGCGGCAACCGACTCGGTGAACACGAGCACCTTGCTGTCGGAGCTATCAAGGATCTCCTGCACCATGTCGACGGTGCCGTCGACCTTCGCCAGCGCGAGCTGGCCGCGGACGCGGCTGTACTCGCCGATCGACGACCCGCCGTCCATGAGATCGCCGATGTCCTCGTTGATGCCGTCGCCGTCGGCGGCCCCTTCCATCCACGATTCCCACTCTTCGGCGGCCTTTTCGTAGGCCGCAATCTGCTTCGCGGTGGCGTTCGCCGGTGGCGGCGTCGGCTCTTTCATCTTGCCGATGTCCGGCGCGCCGGGGGCGTAGAGCAGGCTGATCGTGGTCGTCTTCTCGGGGAGATCCTTGAGCACGTTCTTCTTGGATCGCGCGAGGTAGTGGTCCCGCATCTTGTTCCACGCAGCGCCATGCGTGGAAAACTTGATCTCCTTCGCCGAGCCCCACAGGCCGGGCTTCACCATTTCGAGCTGCGTGAAAAGCTCATCCTTGCCGTTCTTGACCGCGGTGCCGGACATGAGGATGCGATGCTTCATCGTCTTCGCGATGGCTTGGATCACCTGCGTCGTCTTCGCCTTCGGGTTCTTCGCGCGGTGCGATTCGTCGACGATGATCGTGTCGAACCCGGCGGCCTTGAGGTAGGGCATGAACTTCTCAAGCGACTCGTAGTTGACCGTCACGAGGTTCTTGCCCGTGAGATCCATCGGGCTGTCGGTTGCCATCAGCTCGTCGATGAACGAGAGGCCGCCGGCGTCGGCCTTGCCGGCCTTGGCCTTCTTCTTCGTGAGCAGATCCTTGGATCGCAGCTCTTTCGCGTTGAAGTGTCCGGGGAAAAACTTGTGCGCCTCTTCGATCCAAGTGCGGCGCACGACCTTGGGGACGACGACGATGGCCTTCTTGTTGTTCTTCGCCACCCACGCGAGCGATTGCAGCGTCTTGCCAAGGCCCATTTCGTCGCCGACGATGGCGTTGCCGTCGTTGCTGTCGAGGAACCGCACCATCGCGTTCTGGTAGGGCTTGAGCGCGAAGCCGTCGGCAAGCAGGGCCTCGACTTCTGGGATCGGCTTCTCGGCTGCGGCCTTGTCGGCGCCGGCCTTGTCGATGGCGGCGGCGGCCTTCGGGTCGATGTAGAAATGGAAGGTCGGGTTGGCGTCGCGGAGCTTGCCAAGCGCCTCGGTCACGAGGGCGGCGTCGTAGGTGGTGCGCGAGAAAGCGTCCTTGGAGTCGACCTCCATGAGCCCGGTGATCTGCCCGTTCTTGTTCGACATGATGTGGTTGAACGAGCCGGGCACCTCGGTCTTGCGGTAGTCGACGGCGTAGAAAGCAAACTTGCCGTCGGGCTTCACGGTGACGGCGACGGTGCCGCGCTGGCCCTGCTTGGCGCGAATGGCGTTGATGACCCGCTGCGTGTCCTCGGTGGTCGTCGGGCGATCCGCCGACGGCCGCTCGGGCGTGGGCAGGGGCGCCTCGGGCTCGTTGGCCGCCGCTGGCGCATCGAGGGCGACCTCGGGCTTCTCGGGGATCTCGACATGGATCCCGATCTTGTTCGCCGCCTCGATGAAGCCGGGGATGTCGAGCAGCGCCGCCTTCTCTGCGTGCATCCCGTCGGCGCTTTCGTCGCCGCGTGATCCATTCCAGCGAAAGCCGTGCTCTTTGAGCAGGTTCTTCCATGCGTTGAACTTCGTCCCGAGGTAGCCGTCGGCCTTGATGACGAGCCCGCCGCGCTCGGTCCATTCGCCGACGGCAGGAACGTGCCCCTTGGGGATCGGCTCCTTCTCGTGCAGCCCGGCCTTGAAGTAGAGGTCGCCGAAACTCTCGACGAGCTGGCGGCGGTACTTGCGGAGGACGCTGGCCTTGCGGGGTGCGGTGGTCGATCGGCGCCACGTCAGCATGTCGGCGCCGCTCATGCCCGTGTCGTCTTTGCCGGCCCGGAAGTCCTGCACCTCGTGCAAGTGTTGGCCCATGCGGGTCAGGGCGGCGTGGCGTTCTTCGCCCGTCAGTCGCTCGGCTCCGGCTTCCAACGCGGCTTCGGCTTCGCGAGCTTCGCGGTTTTCTCGGATCTTTGTGGCGCGCGGCGACGGGTCTTTGATCTCCTCGGGCATCGTGTCGAAGTTGTTGGGCCTGTCGCCGTCGGGCATCGTCTCGAAGTTGTTGGCGCGCTTGCGCTTCGGCGCGGCCGTCTCCACGGGCGCCACCACGAGCGGCGTCGGGGCGGCGGCGACGCCGTACATGGCGTTGTGGGCGGCGTGCCACGCGGGGCCGAGGGCGGCGACCTTGGCCTCGAAGGCGGCGAGGGCGCGCTTCGTCGCGGTCGCATCCCATTTGCGGCCGATGCCGCCTCCGACGGGGCGCGCCTTGGCCTGTCCGCTGACGTAGGACAGCCCGATCTTGGATCCCGACGGGAGCGTCACGATCTCTTCGGCGCCGCTGCCGTCACTCAGCGCCCTGAACGCGCCGGTGAAGTCGTCGACGGGGCGCACGGGCTCGGCGACGACGGGCGCCGGGGCAGGGGCCGGTGCGGGCGCGTTGACGTTCACGGAGCCGCGGAGACGCGGGATCATCGCCACGGCGGCCACACGCTCCGCCTCGGTGGCGACGCGGTAGGCCCGGCCGCCGTCGAAGTGCTGCGCGTCGGCCGAGAACGTGCCGGCCGTCTCCGCCCACGCGCGGTGCGCGGGAGCGTCGCCGAGGAAGCCACCCTGCACGATCATCTTGACGCCACCGATGGTGACGCGGTTGTTGTCGACGGCCTTGAACGCCGGCGGCGCGCCGCTCGCACGCTCGGCGATGAGGCGGGCGGCGGCGTCCATGAGCTGCACCGGGCCGGCGTCCAGCGCCGGAGCGACCGAAGTCGCCACAGGCGCGACCACGAGCGGCACAGCGGCCGCGGGTGCGGGCTTGCCCGACGCCGCGTTGGCGGCGTCGTTGTGGGCTTGAGCGAGCTTGGCGTGCCCCTTGAAGTCGCGTTCGAGCTGGGAGCGGAGCGCATCGGCGTCGGCGGCGGTCATGCCGGAGGGCGGGCGAATGCGCATCGTCATCGAGCGCGCGTACAGCTCGCGGAACTCGTCGAAGAGGGCGGTGTGCGCGGCGGCCAGCGCCCGATGTTCCTCGGCCGTGAACTTCCGCGCGGTGCGCGGGTCGTCGTTCACGATGCCCATGCGGATCGACTCATTGAAAAGCGACGAGGCGGAGCTGCGAAGCGCGGCCGCGCGGCCGGCCACGGCCTCGATAGGGGTCTTCTCTTCTGCGTTGGCGCGCAGGCCGATGCCAGCGCGGATCAGGCTCGCACGGGAGGCATCCAGCGCACGGGCCGCGGCGACGGCGGGCTTGGGCTCGCCCTGCGTGAACCTCACGACGGCAGGGGGCGCGGCGGCGGCCGGGGGGCTGTGCTCGTGCGCTGGCGATGGTGGCAGGGGTCGGGCGGCCGCTTCGTGGGCGACGTTCGCCGCGTGGATGACCGCGGCCTCGTGCGCGACGTTGGCCGCGTGGACGTGGTCGGGCCACCTGTCCGGCTCGACGCGCTTGAGCACGTCGAGGGCGCGATCCTGCTGCTCGGGGGTGCCGTGCGCCGCGGCGAAGGTGAACGCCATTTGCGCGTGCGCCTTCGTCTTGTCGGTGGCGTACTCGTACTCCCACTCGCCTTTCGCGTTGCGTCGGCGGGAGCTGTACTTGTGGCCGGCCCGCTCCGACCCGAAAGCCTTTTCGAGATCGTCGAGGGCGTCGTCGATGTCGGCCTTGAGCAGCAAACCGAAGGAAGCGTCTTCGATGGTGTCGTGTGTGGTCATGCGAACCATTGTAGGCGCTCCATTCGTAGTGTCAACCGTGAGACGCCTAAGCGGCGATCACGAGCTTGGGGCCGCGCCGCCGCGCCGTCAGCGGGACAGACGATAGCGCCTTGAGGGCCTTCTCGAAGAGCTTGGCGCCGTGAATGGCCGTGATGATGCCACCGATCGCGCCGTGGATCTTCGACAGCTCATCGTCCTGCGGGTAGGGGCTGCCGGGGCCGACAGCGCCGTCGACGAGGTAGCTGTTGCGCCGGCCTTGGCTTTCGAGCTTGTGCTGCACATGACTCTCAAAGGCGCGGGCGAAAAGCTCCTGCGGGTTCGACCAATACTTGCCGCGCCTTCCGCCGTCGCGGCCGATGGCGTCGTGCATGTAGTCCGACGTCGGGTTGCGCAGGAAGTTTTGGATGAGCTTTTGCTGCGTGGAAATGTGCCCAAGGTTCTTGACGATCACGTTGTAGCTGTCCACGTCGGCCTTGCGCTGCTCGGGTGTCTTGTCGGCCCTCGTGTTCGCGGGGTGTTCTCTCAGCATTTTCCGCGTGTCCTCGTACTCTTTGTCGAGGTCGGCGTGATCCTTCTTCAAGCGTTCGATCGTCTTGGGGTTCGGCTCTTTCAGCGCGGCGTTGAACTTCGCGTAGGCCGCGGCAAGCTCCGCCGGCATCCCCTCGCCCTCACCCGCGGATGCGTACACGGCGCTCTTGGTGGACCCACCTCGGTGCAGCTCGGCGACGATGTTGTCCATGAAGTGCCCCCACTCGTGGGCGACGGTACCGGCACCTGCGAACCGGGTGACGTTGATGACCTTTTCCGCCGGCTCATAGTGGGCCATCGCTCCGCCCTTGCCGCGCGCGGCAAACGCCATCGCGAGCCGACCGTTCATCGACACCTGCCGGGGCTCGATGCCGAGCACGTCGGCGAGGTCGTGGAACGCCATTTCGGCGTACTTGCGGTGGTGATTCAGCTCGGCGTCGGGGATGGCCTCGCCGGGCTGCTCGCCACGGAAGTTGAAGGTCTTGCGGAACCGCTCGGGGTCCGAGTCTGTGATCGTGACCTTGGCGCCGATCACGGCGGGCTTTTTCGAGATCGACCGGCGCCAGCGGAGCTTGGTTTCCTTGCCGCTGCCACTCTCGTTCTCCGCCAGCTTCGCCTTCTCGGCTTTGGTGGCTTCCCGCGCTCGTGCCTTTTCCTCGTCGGTCTTGTCGAGGTGATCCCACCCGGCAAGGCCCATGTCTTCGGCTTCCTGCGCCTTGGCCTTCGCGTCGTTCCAGACCTTCCCGTCGCCGACCACATGATCGACGAACCTCTTGCCGAGGGCGTCGATGGTCTTGCGCATCGCCTCTTTCCTCGACTTGGAATAGGTGAAGAACGACAGACGCTCACCGGCGCCGCCAGAATCGACGTACTCGTAGCCGACCTCAAGGTCTGGATCTTGCGCCTTCACACGGGGCGTCAACACCTCGCGGATGTAGTTTCCGGGGTAGGTGGTGATGCCGTGATAGTCCTGCGGCGACTCGGGGCGAGTGCCGCTGTGGGAGGACTGCCAAGCGCGGTAGTCCGCTTGGTATTTTCTGACGTCAGCCGCCTTTTCGTCAGCCGTCTTTTTGACGGCTGAATGGATCTCCGTCTTCGGGACGTTGTCGCCGCTGTGCATGGCCGCAAGCTCTTTGCGCGCCTCGGCGTAGTCGGCGACGGTGTTCGCGCTGTCCAGCACGCCATGCACGAGGCGGATGCCCTCAAGGTACCGGCGGCGGGCGTCGTCACTGTCCTCGGGCGGCGACGGCGCGATGAGGTTCGCCAGCGCGAGGCCCATGTGGGCCGCGCCGGGGCTCGCGCCCTTGGCTTGGAACTCGTCGGCGCCGTAGACCGGCATCGCGTTCCGCTTGTTCACGAGACGGTGCGCGTCGGAGAACGTCATCGATCCAAGGTCGCCCGTCGTGATCATGCGACGTTCGTCTGAGCGGTCCTTTGCCGAAGCGGCGATGTGCTCACCCGTCTCGCGCTCGCGCTGGCGGGAGGTCTTCGTCGACTCGGTCATCACGAGCCGGGCCGCCTTCTGGCGTGCCTCTTCGGCGGCGATGCGCTCGCGGGCCGCGGCTGCGACCTTCGTGCGCTCCGGGGCTTCACGCACATGGCGCTCCGCGGCGGCCTTGCGGGTGGCGCGCTGCTCCGCTCGCTCTTTGGCGGCGCCTGCAAAACGCTGCGTGGAGTACTCAAGATCCATCTTGGCGTGCGCCAGCTCTGCGGTGCGCAGTTGCAGCGACTTGAGCTGCGTCGGCTTCGCGGCCCACGGCACGCCGTCGCGCTTCATCTTGAAGTGCTCTTTGTCGTAGTCGATGCTGTGCTGCGCGCTCTTTTGAGCGCGTTCGGCGACGGCGAGGGCCTTCTTCTTGTCCTCCAGAAACTTCGCGTGGCGCTCGCTGATCTTGGCCTCTTCCGCGTCTTCCGCCTCCGCGTCGTAGGTGAGCTTCCACGCGCCGCTCACGTCGGCGGGCTGCTTGGTGGCTTCCTTCGTCGCTTCGGCCATCGGTGAGGCTGCGCCGGCCTTGGCCTTGGCTTCCTCGAACTTCTCGCGCTTCGTCTTCTCGGCGGCCGACGGCGCCTTCGGCTTGGCCTCGCCGGGCTCGGGATCCGGCATGGTGACGAAGTTGTTGGGGCGGTCGCGCTCGGGCGCTGCGGGCTTTTCGGCCTCGGCGGCCGCAGATCGGATCTCGGCGAGGCGCTTGCTTGCTTCGCGGTGGGCGGCCTCGTCGCCGCGGTCGTCGGCGGCGTTCGCGTCGTCGATGGCCGCAGCGGCCTGCACCTCGAACGTCGCCGGCTGCTTCTCGGCTTCCTTCACGGCCTCCGCCATCGGTGACGCCGCCGGCTTGTCGGGCATCGTCTCGAAGTTGTTGGGGCGCTCGGCCGCCGGGGCGGGCGCCGTCAGCATGTCAAACAGGCTGCCCTGCACGGGCTTGCCGGCAGGCTTCGAGGCCGTGGGCTTCGGTGCCGGCGGAGCTGCGACGGGCGCCGGCGCCGGCGCGTGGACGGGCTCGGGGTGTGCGGGGCCGTGCGTGAGCATTCCGGGCTTGCCCACGAACCATCCCGACGAGATCGGGCCGCCGGTGGCGCCGTGCCAGTCGTCCTTGCCCTTCTTCGTGTACGTCGCCGACGATCCATTGTGCAGCGCCGTCAAGGTCGACCCGATGGGCGCACCCTTGAGCGTTTCCTTGCTGTGGGGCTCGTCGGCGTAGACGTAGTCGTACCCGCCGCCGGCCTTGGCTGTGCGCTTGATGTACTTGTGCCCGGCCTGCTCGACGCCCATCGCCTTGCTCAGAAGGTGGCCGAAGCTCATGCCGATGTCCTCGCCCGCCCACATGGGCGACGGGTGCCACGCGGACAACCGATCCCACACCGCCGACAGAGACTTCGTGGCCGATCCCATCGGTGCGAACACGTCGTCATCGTGCGCCGCAGGCGCCGCGCCGGGCTTCGCCGGGGCCGAGGCCGCTGCCTTGCGTGATGCGTCAGCGGCGGTGCGGTACACCGTCGCCAGCTTGGTGTTTCCGGCCGCCTCGTGCTTGTCGGCGACAGCGTCCGTGGCCGCCGCCTGCTGCTTGTGCTCGTCCGCGGTGCGCGCGCCCGGCCCGCCTCCGCCGGGACCGGCCCACGGCTTCTGCTCAGTCGGATCGGTGGCTTGAGCGGTCGCGCTCACGCTGCTCGATGCGTGCGAAAACTCGGCGTCGAGGTGCGCACGCGCGGCGGTCTTGTACTCGGCGTTGCCCGTGTGCCGTGCCGCGTTGAGCAAGTGCTCCTGCGCGTCACGGTGCAGCAACGACGCCTCGTGCGCCTCCTGCGGCGTGAGCTTGTCGGTGTTCATGCCGAGCGACACCTGCTTGCCGCTCGACGTGTGACCGACGACGCCGTGGGCGAGGATGCCGTCGGCCTTGGGCACCGACTCCTCGGGCGTCTCGCCGGAGACGGGGCCGGAAAGGTGCTTGAACTCGCTGCCGTCGCTGCCAGCGGCAGGCTTGCCGGGGGCGGGCGTCTTGCGGGCGACGCCGGTGGCACCTCCGCCGGAACCGATGGGGGCGAACACGTCGTCATCGTGCGCCGCCGGGGCGGCGGGCGCTGCCGAGCTTGGACCGCGGGCGACGCTGTGGTCGACGCGCGGGCCGCTGCCCGAGATCGCCGTCGGTGCGTTCGACGTCGTCGGCGGCGCGCTCGACGAGGGCATGGCGATGCCGTGCTTCTCGGCGTGCGCGGTCATGGCGGCGTGCGCGCTTTGGAGCGACGACAGGGCCTCGGCGTGCTTGGCTTGCAGCTCTTGGAACTTGGCGTGCGCGGGCTCGCTCGGGGCCGGGCCGGCCTTGGTCGGAGCTGCTGCGCTCGACGGCGGGGGCGCCGTCGGCTTCGCCGACGGCGGCGGGGGCGCGCTGGCGCTCGGGGGCTTCGGTGCCCGGCCGACGGCCGTGGATGCCCCTGCGGACGGCGCGGGGGCGCTCGGGGGCTTGGGGGCGGCGGCGGGAGCGGGAGACGCGCTCGGGGCCTTGGGGGCGGGAGCGGGGGCCTTTGGCGCTGGCGGCGCGGGCGCCTTGGGGGCCTTCATCGTCACGGTGCCGCCGTCGGCCTTCTCCATCTTGCCGAGCTTGACGTAGTACGATGGATCTTCTTTGAGGTGGGCGAGAGCGATGCGCGCGATCTTGACGGGGTCGCGGGTGAGGTCGGAGTGCTCGCGCTCATGCGCGATGCCCCGCTTCCACTGTGCGAGATCGATCTTCCCCATGTCGACGTTGAGCGCACGGGCGAGGCCACGCGCTTCCTCTTTGGAGACGCCGTCGAAAATGTCCGCGGCCTTGCGCAGATCGAGGACAAGGTTCACGTCGGATCGCCACATATCGGTTCCCCACTCATCGGGCTCGTCGGGCGCGCTGGCGCCGAAGTCGAAAGAAACATCGCCGGCGGGCTCGGGCTCGCCACTGTCCGCGCCGGGGGCGTCGGGGTCCGACGGCGTGTAGGGCTCGTCGTCGGCGACGGCGGGGGCCTCGCGCGGCGGGGCGACGGGCTCGGCGGCCTTGCCGGCCTTCTTCGCTGCTGCGGCGCGCTTCTTCGCCGCCTTGAGCTGCGAGGGCGTGGACAGGGCCGGGTGCTGCTCGCCGCTCGTCCAGTCAAAGCCGCCGTCATCGACGGTGTTCGACAGCGTCGATCCATACGTCTCGGGGTCCACGCGGCGCGTGTCGGGGGCGTCTTCGCGCTCCCGGTCCTGCATCGCGTGCCGCAGCAAGGCGTCTTCGGGAAGGTGCGCGTTCTCGAATCCCGGCACCTCGCGGAGCTGTTGGATCACGGGCGCGATGTCGCGCCACGTCTTTGCGCCCTTGGTGGCGACCTCGAACGCTTCGAGCAGCGACGAGTAGTGCTTGCCGCGCTTGAGGTCGCCGGAGAACGAGTCAAGCTCGCCGCCCTTGCCAGCGCGCGTCGGCTTCGGGCCTTTGCGGCCGCGGCCCTTCCACGCGGCGTAGGCCGCGTCGGCTTGTGCGAGGTCGTGGTCGTCGATGCCGCTCGCGGCCTTGATACTGTCGAGCACGCCCTGCTTGGATCGGGGAAGCATGTCGACCTTGCGGTGCGCTTCGTCGAGGCGTTGGTTTTCGAGCTGGCGGTCGAGCTTGGCGGGTGCGTGGACGTCGCGCACGAGGTCGTGCAGCTTGGATCGGTGGATCACCATGCGGTGACCCGTCTCGTCGTGATGGATCTCGACCTGCCCGGAGCGCATGACGCGCTTCACCTCGTAGTGACCGGCCTGTCCGTTGTGATCGACCTTGATCTTCTCGCCGACGCTCGGGCGCGCCTTGGTGTCGACGGCCTTGGCGGCGTTGTAGATGTAGCGATAGCGCGGCTTCGCCTTCCCCGTCGGCAGGCGCCGCAGGTACTTGTGTCCGGCGCCCTTGCAGAAGTCGTCGAAGGCCGCCGCGGCAATCGCGCGGCGGCCAAGGTCAAAAGGGCGGGGTGGCCCTCCTTTTCGGGCGCCCTTGGCGCGCTCGCTCTTGCCCATCATGGGCGGCGGCGGAGGGCGCTTGCCGGGCTGCCGGCCGGAGGGCGGGGATCCGGCCATCGCTCCGGGCTTGGGCGGGCCGCCACGGTCGCCGTAGCCACCGGCGCCGGGGTCGCCCTGCGCGTTGGGGTCGTTGGGGTCGACCTCGGGCGGGGGCGGGCCTTCGAGCATCTTCTTGAAGTGATGGATCTTGTGATCGATGTCGCTCACGATCTCGGGGTTCGGATCGCGGTAGGCGGCGCGCATCTGCGCCTTGATGTCGTTGTGCATGTGGATCAGCGCGGCGTTGCCGGTGATCGGGCCTTGGCAGCTCTTGAGGTCTTCGTGCAGCGCATGGATCTTGTTCTGCAACAGGCTCTTGTCGTCGGGCAGCTCGGTCAGCTCCGCGGCGTCGACGGCGGGGTTGCGGCCGACGCCGCCGGGGGCCTCGCCGGGCTTGCCGCCGAGAGAGGCGGGCTTGCCCATCGGGCCGCCCGGCTTCATCGCGGGCTTCGGCATCGGGGCGGGACCGGCGGCGCCGTCGCCGCCGGCGCTGTTGCCCTCGTCTTCGTCGGGGGCGCCCATCATGGGCGGGCGGCCGCCGGCGGGCGGAGCGCCCTTCTTCGGCGGAAAGCCCTTCTCAAGCGGCTTGCCGCCGGCGCTCTGCCGGTACAGCGAGAGGATGCGGCGGCCAAGCTCGGCGCGCAGCGGGGGCTCAAGGGCCTCGCCGCGGAGGTCGCCGACGACAGCCTTGCGCAGCGCCATTTCGCTCGGCGCGCGGGCGACCATGCGGGCCACGCGGTGCGCCCACAACGTCTCGTCGGTGGCGCCAAAGCCGAGGCCCTTCACCACGTCGTCGGGGCTCGTGAAGTTGCCGTCGCTGATGGCGAGCTTCGGCGTGGGCATCTGCGTCATGAGCCGCTGCGTCTCGCGGTGCTCGGCGTCGCGGGCGTTGAACATGCTGGCGGCGCCCGGATAGCGCGTCCACCGCTTCTCTTGCCCCTCGCCGCCTGCGTTCAGGATGGCGGCGCTTTTCTTGAGGTCGAGGATCAGGCTCATGGAGTCACCCTTGCTGGTAGAACGGGACCGCGGCCCAAAGCTGTTGATCCGAAGTCATATCAGACGCGCCGAGGTTGCCGCTGCTCCCGCTTGGATTGACGGAAGCCGCGGCCCCATTGTCCGCTGGCCCGCGGCCCTCGGCAAGAGCGGCGATGCGCTCGGCGTGCTTCGCCAGCGCACGGGGATCGATCTCCCCCTCACCGTCTCCGAAGCTCGCCGAGAACCCGCCGCGGCGCACGGCCTGCTCTGCGATCCATGCTGCCATGACGGTGTCGTCGTGGGAGCCGACGCCCTGCACCTTGCCGTTGATCCAAGAAAAGGCGTTCATTTCGCCGATCCAGATACGCGCCTTCTCGACGGACTGCGTGTCGCCTTGCGGGCATCGCCACTTCTTGTTTTCGAGCAGCGGACGCAACGACGGCACGCCTTTGGCGAGGTCGTTCTTGTTCGCGGTCTGCGACATCGTTTTGCCGGCGCCGACGCCCTTGCCGATCGTGGTGAACTTCTTGATCGGGATGTCGGTCGTGCGGATCAGCTCGTCGCCCCACACGCGCTGCGCTTGGTTGGCCTCGACGAACACGAGGGCGGCGTCGTAGCGGCGGCTGTATTCGACGATGAGGTCGAGCTGCCGGGCGTAGGGCACGCCCTTGTCGCGGTGGATGTCCACGACCCAGCGGTTGCCGTCGCCGTCGATCCCGAGGACGAAGATCACGAGATAGTCGGCGCCCGTCTCGGCGCTCAGTGCGATGTCGACGCCGATGTAGCAGCGGATCCCAAGGGCCTGCCAGAACCCGAGGGGCATCCCCATCTTCACGTTGCGCTGGCGGAAGGGCTCGCCGTCGAAGAGGTACGACGGGAACAAGCTCATGTCGTCGGACATGGGCCGCACAAGGAACTCGCGCGTGAACCGGACGGAGCCGATCTCCTGCTTGCGGTCGGCGAGCAGGGCCTCGTTGTAGCGGGCGGGCCACAGCGCCTTGCCCGTCACGCGATCGAGCGCGGGCTTCTCCCACATTTTGTATCGGCCGCTGTCGCGGAGGTGCGCGTAGAGGTCGGCTTGGTGCATCGGCGTGCCGATGGTCGCGATCTGGCCGCCGGGCACGACCATGTTCGTGATGGCGGACAGGTAGTAGTCGATCGCCTTGTTGCGGATCGTCTCGCTGTAAATGTTCTCGTCGCTCAGGATGTCGTCGTTGACGATCCAATGTGGATGGCCGCCGCGGACCTTGACGCCGAAGCCTCTTGCACGGATCTCGACGCCGGTGGTGAGGCGGATGCGGCGCTTGCTCCACCGTCGTTCCCAATCGACGGGGGTGAGCCACGCGAGCCGCGGATTGCCTGTCAGCTCCTCGACGAGAATCTGGAGCATTTCGTTGGCTTTGTCCTGATTGACCGAGAAAATGTAGCCGATCTGCCCCGGCAGTCCGAAGGCTGCTTTCCAGATCGGGAAAGCCTTGTTCCAGAAAAACGACTTGCCGTGATCGCGCGGGGCAAGCACGCAGACGCGATCCGAAGTCGCAAGCTCATCCCATTCAAGGTGGTGGTCGCCGACGATGAAACGCCCGTTGTAGGGCGCCTCCGGCGGACCCGAGAGGTTGCGGGAAGCGAAGTAGGCAACGCTCGCGCGCTGCATCGCCAGCTCGACGGCGTTGGCGTCGGCCGGTGACATCGCTTCGAGGTCGACGGGGGCGCTCACGCGGGGAGGCCAAGCGTCGCCAGCCGCTCGGCGAGCTTGGCGCGTGTGACGTCATCGGGCACGCACGTCGCTTCGATCTTGATGCCGGTCTGAAAGATCCAAAGCGCGCGACGCAGCCACACGTCGACGACGCGGGGATCGGGCGGTGAGGGGACGAAGAACCCGAGCTTGTCGAGGCTCGGCCGCACGAGGTGGGCGAAGGCGTGCGGCTTGTTCGGGATGTGGGCCTCGACGACGGCGAGCCCTGCGATGGCGGCTTCGATGGCCTCGCGCTCCTGCAAGGGTGCTTGCTCAAGGTGCTCACCCGTCGGCGGGATGTCGAGGTCGTCGCCGGACGTGGCCTCGTCGGGCTCGATGGTTTCGAGGGCGGTCATGGGATCGGCGGCCGTGTCGATGCACGCGAGACGGCGGATCTCATGGATCGGAAAGAGCGGGCCGGTGTCGTACTTGTTGCCCTGCACGGCGCTGTGAGGAAGCACCCAATGGGGCTCAAGGGCGGCGCCGCCGAGGGCGCCGACGTAGCGGAGCAGGATGACGTTCGCGGCGAGCTGCGCCTTGCTGTAGGGCTCGTAGCCGAGGGTGTCGGAGGTCGCGACGTAGCCTTGGCCGGTCTTGGGGGCAAGCGAGGTCCATTCGTCGGGGTTGCCCTTCGCTGGCGGCCAGTGTCGCCATGGGGCGCTCGGGTTGTCGCGCTTCACGAGCCCGGCGTTTCGGTTCTCGATGCCGTAGCAGAGGCCGTTGGCCCACGTCGCGTGCCATGCGGCCTGCCGCGGGTCGATGCATTGGATCACGGTGACGGGGAGCGCCTTCACGAGCGGAAGGTCATCGGCGAGGCCGGCGGCGATGGGGTCGAGGTTGTGGGCGACGACGACGTGGGCGCTGCACACCTTGAAGTCGTTGAACCACTTGACCGGGCTCTGCCAGTTGCCCGACGCCGTGTAGTGCAGGATCGCGCCCTTGGGCTTGCCCTTGCTGTACGGCTTCATGTTCGGGCTGCTGTCGGCGGTGCCGGGGAGCGCCTTGTTCACGAGCCGCTTGGAAAAGCGACGGAGCTGCGAGAAAAAGTCTTCGGCTTCGGCTTTGGAGGGGAGCGTCATCCGGGCAGCATAGCCCGGACGTTCACAGTCTCACAGCCGCGGGATGTGCTCGGGGTTCTCGTTCGCGAGGGTGAGCGGGTCGATGTGGCGCGGCCCTATGGCCCGAAGCACGCGCCGGTGTGCTTCGTTGGCGACCCGTAGCGCCTGATCCGTGGCGATCAAAAGATCGTCGTAGGGCGTGCCAGCGACGAGCGGAAGCACAGGCGGAGGCGGAGCGGCGGGAAGCCGCTCGTGCCACCACGAGCGCCGAGAGAACGCCGCGAAGCTCACAGGCGCGGCCGCAGGCGCGGTGCCGTCGCCATCGCGCTTTCGACGGAGCCCGTCCACAGGACGCGGCCAGCGACCTTGGCCTGCCAGTCCTTGAAGTCGAGGAACCGCAGGAGCCCGACCTTGGCGGCCTCGGGGTCTTGCGTCTTGCGGGCGAGCAAGTCGCTGGCGTTGGTTGCGGCGGCGATGGTGCCGTCTTCGTTGACGACGACGAGGCAGTCGTCGTCGGGGCGGTAGTGCAGGGTTTGGATCATCGTTGCTCCTTTCGTGCGGCCTTCACGGCCTTGCGCTTCTTGCGCTTGGCTTTCGGGGCGCGTTTGCGCTTCGGCGGTCCCGGCCATCCGTGGGCGACGCCGTCGCCGGAGGCCATGAGCACGGGGGTGATGAGGGCGGCGAAGAGCGGCGTCATCGTGGGGGCCTCTTGAATGGCCCGCGCTTGATGGCGGGCTCGGCAGGGGTGGCGGGCTCGGTCGAGGCTTCGATCCAAGCACGTTGCGCGAACACGGAGCGCCAGTGGCCGTCGCCGGGGTGCTTGAAGTCGCACCACAGCGGGTGCGTGCTGTCGGGCCGCTCGGCGAACACGGTGGCGTCGACAGTGACGCCGCGCATGGCCTCGACGTCGAACGACGCGGGGAACGTGAGGCGCACGCGGGTGTCGGCGAGGTTCATTCCGTCGACGCGATAGGTGCCGCTCGCTCGTTGGTGCAGTTGCGGTGTGCCGATCATCGGTCGACCGTCCACCCTGCGACTTCGGCGAGGTTGACGGCCACGTCGACGTCAACCGCGGTGCCGACGGCAAGGATCTCGCGACGGAAGGTCGGCGGGTCGCCGCCCTGCGCCGCGGAAATGAGCACGCGGGTCGAAAGGAAGTCGGTCCCGAGGACGAGCACGTCGTTGACCTCGATGGGGTCGGCGACGAGGTCGCGGGCAATGTCGAAAGACTTGCTGACCATGCGGGGCTCGACGCCGGTGTACTGGATCTGCGCGATGATTCGGATCGTGGTCACGGGGCTCCTTTGGCGGCGGCCAGCTCGCGCCGCATACGTTCGAGGGTGCAGGAAGCGCGGAAGGCGAGCGCCACGACGTTGACGTGGTCGGTGCATCCCGTGGGGAGGTCGAGGGCGCCCGCGTCCCGCAGGAACCGCTCGGCCTCGATCACGAGCACGCGCGCGGCGTCGCGCTCGGCCGTGGCCTGTTTGAGCGCCGTGCGGAGTGCTTGGATCTCGTCGTGGGCTTCATCGCTCATCGGGTTTCCAGTCGGAGGCCCGGCGGGCCTCGTTGCGGGCATAGTTGAGCGAACCGGCGAGGACACCGAGGCTCATGTGCAGCGTGCGGCCGCCGGGGATGTCCTTGTGGACGGCGGCGGCGCATCGAGAGGCGAAAGCCGCCCACGTCCCGAGCGTGTCGGCGAGGGCGGCAAGGTTCTCGGTGATGGTCTTGGTTTCGTCGGGCATCAGAACTTTCCGGGGTGGGTGCGGGCGTGCTGTGCAAGCCGCTGGCGCTCGTTGACTTCGTCGAGCCACGCGGCGAGGCGCTTGATCCTCGCGACGTCGTCGGCGAAGACGATGCCGGTGAGGTCGAACGCTTCGCCGCGGTAGCGCACGACATTCCCCTCGACGTGCAGGACGGGTGCGCCCTGCGGGTCGGTGTCGGCCTCATCGTCGAAGGGGTTGGGGTCGCTCACACCGGGCGCCCGCGCTCGGCCATGAGCAGGACGGCGAAGCGGCGGCGGGCCTTGAGAAACTTGATCGTCTCTTTGTAGGTGGCCGCGGCGTTCTTGAGCTGTTCCTTCAAGGCGGCCATGCCGTCGTCTTTTTTCATCGCCTGTTCCGTCTCGACCTCATGCTCGGACAGGGTGACGATGCGCTCGCGCAGCTCGGCGTGGTCGCAGTCGCGGAGGGCGGCCACGGCTTCTTCGCCGAGCAGCTTCTCCAGCTTGGCGACCTCTTCGGGGTCGACGTCGACGACGGGGCGCTTGCCGGGCTTGCGCCCGGTGGCCTCGGCGAGCATGTCGGCGGCCTTTTCGAGCTTCTTGAGGTCGATGGCGCCTGACGTCTTGCCGTCGGGGCCGGTGATCGTGACGGTGGCTTTGGTGGGCTTCATGGCGACCACGTTGTGAGGGAGAGGGGGCAGGGCTGCGTGTGCGGTCATTGTAGAACCTCCGAGTGAATCTATCGCTGGTGGGCGGCCTAGTCGTCATCGGCGGCGTCGGTCAGCTCCTCGCCGCTCCTCCGGGCCTCGATCCATTCGGCGCCGCGCTCACAGTCGCACGGGGCGCGGAACCGCTCACGGTGGGCGACGATGGCGCGGGCCGCCTCGCCCTTCCGATGCACATGCGAGCTGCTGTAGCGGACGCACGGGATCCAAGCATAGCCAAGGTCGCCGCACGTCTCACAGTCCACAGCGGTTACGCCCAGCCGTTTTTGCGCGCGAACCAACCTTTGACCGCGAGCGTCCCGGTGTGGTTCTTCTCGAAGACCTCGCTGTCGTCATGGATCTGCGACAGCGGGATCCACATTGCCGTGCCATGCACGATCACGCGCAGCGCCTTCTCAGTGCTGCCGACGGCCGTGCAGTCCTCGATCTCGTGCTTGTCGTCGCCGTCGCCGGTGCGGCGCGTCGTCTCGTCGTTGATGCCTCTTGCCATGAATCACCTCGTCGTCAGAAGGGAAGATCGTCGTCGATGAAGCCGTCGCGATCCGGGGGCGCGGCGGCCATGAGGTCGGGGGCCGCGAGGGCGAGGGCCTTGCGCCACGCGGTGTTGAAGTTTTCGATCGCGTAGATGAGGTCGCGGGCGATCGTCCATTGCGCCGGGGAGAACGACCCGTCGGCGTGACCGTGCGGGGGGCCGTTCTGGTTCCTGCGGATGATGTCGTCCATCGCCGCGATCACCGAGCGCCGGCTGTGCTCGGTGACCGTGTGCAGCTCGCGCATGAGACTGTAGAAACGCTCGCGGTCGTTCATGGATCCTCGATGGCCCTTGCGGGGCCGTAGGTGCCGTCAAAGCTCGGGGCGAGCACGGGCCAGTTGGCGGGCCAGTTGCCCCGACCGCGCGTCTCTGCGGCGCTCACGGTGCGATTGAGCGGCACGCCGTACAGGTAGGCGAGTCGCTGCGCGGGAATGTGATGGCGCTGGCCGTCGAAACGGGATGTGACGGGGCCGGGGTCGAGGATGAAGCGCGTGGGCAGCTCGTAGCGCAGCACACCGGCCTTCTCGGCGCGGGTGAGCATGTCGCGCGTGCCGGTGCCGCCGGGGAAGCCGACGACGAGGTCGGGCTTGCCCTCGTCGAGCATCCGTTGATTGCGGAGCGGGCCGGCGGCCTTGCCCTCCGCTTGCCAGCGTGCGGGGAACGCCTGCACGGGCAGGCGGCGGAGCACGGCCCACGCGCCGCCGAGCCGGTCCGCGCCGTTGGCGTCGCCGTGGATCACGAGGGAGATCCCGGCGGGCGTCGACTCATGGACGCGATCCAAGACGCGGATCACCATCGCGTAGTCGTCGAACGCGCGGCCGCCACACACTAGAACCTTCACGGCCCACCGACGCAGTCCGCCACGAAGTCAGCGATCGCAGGATCGTTGTGCGGCCCTTGGTAGTCGAAGGTCGGCAGCCCGAGCCGCCCTGCCTCCGCAGCCTCTTTCTTTGCCCCCACGCTGTCGCGCCAACGTCGACAGAGAAACACGCCGTCGCACGCGCGCATGAGAGCGAGCGTCCCGGCGTACCAGAACTCGGCGGTGAGCTGCCCGTGAAAAAGATGCGTGTTGGCGTGCGGGATAACGGGCATCCCGCCGGCCTTCGCCACCAAGAGCCCGTAGCGTTCAGCCTCGCGCACGTTCTCAGCGATGTCCCACGCGGTCGGGCCAGTGAACGGGCCGGCAATGTAGATGAGCGGCGGCCTCATGCTTCACCGTCTGCAAAAACTTCTCGGCGCAGGCGGGCGTAGTATTCGTTCTTCGCCCACGACGTCAAACGCGGCGACAAGCGGAATCGGCAGCCCGCGTCAATGAGCAGCTTCTCCCGCAGCGCGTCGGTTCCCTTGACGAAGGCGTCTGTGACAACGACCTCGTACAAGGACGCGCGCCATGTCTGCGGCGAGCCTTGCGGCAAACGGAACACACGGGCTGGTCGGGGGTGCTGCGCGCGGTAGCGCCGTTCGTCTTCCGCCGCGTCCCTCATCGACTTGGATCGAAGTCGCCCGGTGTTGGTCGCGTTGGTGAGCGCCACGATGGTTTCTCGTGTGACGACAGCATCGGCGCCCACCTTGCGCCTGTCTGCCGCTGCGCGGTGCTCGGCGAGCTTGGCGGCATCGAGCGGCTTCCCCCACCGCTCCGCGACGATGTCGCGATCCTGCGCCTCTTCGGCCGCGCCGTGCTCGTCGCGATCCATCCAAGCTGCCACGGCCGGATGAGACGCACCATCCTGCTCCTGCCATCGGCGGCGCTCGTCCGCGACGGTATCGACGTCGGCGCGCTTCCAAAGAAAAGAGACGCCACTTCGACCAACAGGCTCGAACCCATGCGCCCGCATGTGCTTGATGGCTGTCGATGCGGAGCACGACAAGAGATCCGAAACGAAAGAGGTGGGGACGGATTGAGTCATGGCTTCACCGGCTCAAGGGGCGTGCGCTCGATGCCCATGACATCCTGCAACGCCTGCTCGGCGACGGCGCCGAGGTCTGGATCTGTTTCCGACTCGGGGCCGGAGCCGACGGAAGTTGGATCGTGCGATGTCGTCACGGTGCCGCAGACGCCGGCCTCATCATAGTTGTTCTCGTCGGCGTAGAACTCCAGCGCCTCGCGCAACGTCACGAGCTGACGAACGACGAGCGCATTGACGGTCTTCGCGTCGGTTAGCTCCCGACGTGATCGACGGCCTTCCTCAAGGTAGCGGTTGTTGTCCTCAAGCAGCCCATCGACGCGGCTCGTGAGCCACACGTTGCGCTCTTGGGCGACGGCGAGATCGTCGAACGCCGCTTGCGTCGTGCGCGTGTACGCCTGCAATCGTTGGATCTCGCGCGCCACCGCTTCGACGTGTGGGTCGGTGCGCTCGCGGGCCTTGTAGCGGTCGGCGACGGCGATGTCCTCGACCAACGCCGCTGGCATCCAGTGGCACGCAGGGCAGCCCGCGTTGCCGCGGATGACGCCGACGCCTACGTCGACCTCGTCGTACTCAAGGGGCTCGCCGCACTTCGGGCAGGGGTCGTTGTTGTTGCTCATGCTTGTTCCTATCGCTGGCCGATGGTGCTGTCGGCTTTCATGCTTGCTTTGTGCTTGCTGTAGAGATCAAGGATCTCGGCCAGCGCCCTCGGGTTTCCGCTCACGCTTGCGTCGAGGGCGACGGCGTAGACGGCGTCGAGGGTGATGGCGGCTTTGCCCGATCGCTCGGCGGCCGTCCATGTGCGCTCCTCGTGATCGCGGGCGTACTTGAGCACGGCCTTTGAGACGCGGCCTTCGCCGAGAGAACCCTTGCCCTCGACCCACGCCTCAAGGCGTTGGATCTCTTCGTGGAGCTTCTGCCGCTCCCGGTTCTCGGCGATGACGAGCCCCGCGTTGTGGGCGGCGTCGGCGGCGCCCTTGTCGGCGCGGGCCGTCTCCCTGTCCGACTCCATGCGCGAGCTGTGCGCCTTCGCGGCCCACTCATCGCGCTCGTTGCGTACCGCTTGGATCTCGTCAGACAGCTTGCCGTTCGCCGCGGCCATCGCGTCGCGGGCGCGTTCTTCGAGGTGCTGCACGAGAGCGTGGATCTCATCAGACATCGCCTCTGCCGTCGCGTCGTTGAGAACGAGAGGGGTTGGATCTCCGCCGAGACGACCGAGAACATGGGCCAGCGCAAGTCGCACGGGGTCTTTGTTCGCTGGAACGTGGCGAGAGGCCGTCATGCCCGTCGCTCGGTCGCGGGCCTCTGCCTTCTCTTCGCGCAAGCGGTTGTTCTCTTCGTCGGTCAGCCTGAAACTGTCGCGCGCGAGCGCCAGCTCGGAATGGATCGACTGGACCTTCTCGATCACGCGCTCGGGTGCAGCGGTGCCGCTCCCGCCGCACGAGACGTCAATGAGCGCAACGAAGCTGCCGAGGCTCGCGCGGGCCGTAGCGGCCGCGTCGGCGTTCTCGTCAGCGCGGCGGGCGTCCCGTCCCGCCTGATCGATGGCCTCGGCGCGCTCCATCTGGGCGACGGCCATCATCGCGGGGATGCCGCCCTCAAGAGCCTGCACGCGGAGGCTGAGCAGCGTGGCGGCCGCGTCGAGCTTCCCCACGGCCATCGGGATCTCACCTTGCGCTGTCGGGTCTTCGTCAGGGAGCGGCACGCCAGCCGCGGCCAGCGAGCGTTGGATCTCGGTCTTGATCCGGTCCAGCTCCATGCCCCGCTCATCGGCGACGAGACTGAACTCGACGGCGATGGCCGTCTCAGTGCGGGCGACAAGCTCGGCTGCGATCCGTGTTTCGCACTCGGCGCCGAGGTCGCTGTGGACGGCGTCCAGCTCGGTGCGGATCGCGATGATGCGTCGGGCGACGGCATTCAGCTCGGCGCCACCGAAAGATGGATCGGAGGTCAAGGGGCCGTCGAGGATGCCCGTGATTGCGCGCAGGGTGCCCGCTACGCCGTCATCGCTCCCACGCCAGTAGGCAGGATCGACCGAGTCGTTGGCGGCGTCTGTGAGGGCCTTCTCAGTCGCCCGATCCATTTCCTGCACGCACCCGGCGCAAAGCACGTTGAACTCGCGCAACCGCGGCAGCGCACCCTCGGGAGCGTTGACGCACTGGCCGTGGCAGTAGGCGGGGCGCTGGCGGTCGGGCAAGAGCCCGTGCTGCCACCCGGCCTTGCGGAGCTTGTCCGCGTCGGCCTTGCCCTTGTCGACGGCGGCTTGGATCTGCGCTCCCGTCAGCCCGCCCCACTCGACGGGCACGCCACTCTCGCGGAACACGTCGGCTGCCACCTTGTCGGCGTAGTCGCCGCCGCGCACGACGCGCACGACGCCGGCGTTGACGATGGATCTCGCGCACCACGCGCACGGCGACGTCGTGACGTAGAGCGTCGAGCCCTTGACGGGCACGCCGTGGCGCGCGGCTTGGGCGATGGCGTTGATCTCGGCGTGCGCACAGCAGACGACGTCGGCGCGTTCACCGCTCGGGATGCCGATGCGCACGCACGTTGTCTCGTCGCGGTGGGGGGCGCCGCGGGGCGGGCCGTTGTAGCCCGTGGCGAGGATCGCGCGGTCTTCGGAGACGAGCACGGCGCCCACCTGTCGCTTCACGCAGGGCGAGCGTGTGGCGACGGTGCGCGCGATGGCGAGGAAGTAGTCATCCCATGACGGGCGATTGCTCTTGTTCATTGGATCACCTTGTTTCATGGCTGCACCGCGTAGCCAGCCGGCATGACGACACGAGCGCCGCTGTGGGCGTGGAAGTGTGCGTAGGCGACGGACACCTGCCAGACGACATCGAAGCGGCCGGATCGAGCCGCCTCAAGCAAGAGGTGATCAAAGGCGGCGGACAGCACCTTGTTCGGCGGAGGCGGAGCAGGCGGAGGCGGAGCAGGCGGAGGCGGAGGCGGAGCAGTGTACTTCGGCGGCATGGGCGGCAGCGGCGGAGGCGGATACGGGTTGAGATTGAGCGATGCGACAGCAACGCGAACCGGCTCACAGGAACGAGCCAACCGCAGAAAGTCGGGCACGCTGATCCGCTGCACTCGCTTGTTCGGCTGCATCCCCAACACGATCATGTTGTGACTCTTCGCGTGCGCAACGGCGACCTCTTCCCGGTCGGATGCGGATGGCGCGCGACCGTCGACGTCGACAACGGCATGGTCAAACAGCTCCTTGAGCATCGAACGCAGACCGAAGAACGAGCCAATCCGATGCACCCTTTCCGGTATCTGCTCCAACATGGCAGCTACAAAAGCCTTGGATCTCGATTCCACGTCTGCGTCTGTCATCGACACGGTTGCCTCGCGTGCTAGGCCGATTGCTCGGCGAACTCTGTGAACGGAACCGGCCCCACGGTTTGTGCGTCGCACGATCCACTTGAGCGTTCGACCGTCGCGGATGTGACGTTCGATGGTGCGTTGTTCGTTCGGCGAGAGAGCTGATCCCATGCTCGGATCTATCGCCGGCGTCCGTCGTTGTCGCCACCGCGCTATCGGACGTCGTTTGATTGTGACCGATGGTCGGCCTGTTCCATCGAATGCGAGCCCGGAAACAGAAAAGCGCCCGCGTGGGGCGCCTTCCTGCTCCAGCTCGATCGAACCGTCAGGCGGCCGCGGGGGCGCCGAGGTAGGCGCTGCCGGCGGCCGTGACGCGCACGGCCTTGGTGCCCGCGATCAGCTTCTTCGCCGACAGGGCGTTGAGGGTGCGGCGGTCGAACCCGGTCGCGCTCTGGTCGGCGCTCGCGGCCACGCGCTTGAGCACGTTGAGCTGCGCGTCGGTGAGCTTGGGGGCGGCCTTCGCCTTCGCCTTCGGCGCGGCCTTCGCCTTGGGGGCCTTCTTCGCCGGCGCCTTCGCGGCCTTCGGGGCGGCCTTCGCCTTCGGCGCGGCCTTCTTCGTCGTCTTGCTCATGGTGTCCTGCTTTCGATGCGCGCGTGGTTGAAGCGGGCCGCGCGCGAACCGGCTCCGCTGTACTGCTTTCGATTGTCGTCAAACGCGCGAGACTGTCAAGGGCGACGCAACGCGGCCAGCCCGGATCACCACCTCACGAGGCTGCGATCGTTGTGGTGGTAGACATCGGCAACCTGCAACCTGCATGACGCCGGGTTTCCATTCCACCTCCTCGCCGCCTGTTTTCCAGTTGTGTTTGATGGATCGCACGGCGACGGCAAAGCCTCGCGCGCCGTCGCGCTGCTCAAACTCGCTGTAGCGGGGATGCTTCCACCACCCGGCGGCGTCGACGACGGATGGCGGATCCTCGGTTGAGTAGTTTCGCCGGAGTCGTGGTCATGAGCCCCCCTGACGCAACGCGGCCAGCAGCTCCGCCTCGCGGGCGGCGACCTTGGCGAAGGCGTCGAGGGCCGCGCGGGCGTCGCCTGCCAAGCGGCCGCCTCCTGTGGCATCGGCCAGCAGGGGGATCGCGCGCTCGACGAGGTCGGTCAGGCAGGCGCAGCGCGCTTCCACCTCGGCGGCCTTTGCGGCGTTGAGGGTGGCGCGCTGGGCGGTGAGCAGCAGGCGGTCGAGGGCGGCGTCGACGACCTCACGTCCGAGGCGCGGATAGGCCGTGTCTGCGAGCCCGTGGTCCGGGTAGCGCATGAGCGCCTTGACGGTCGCTTCGGCGATGGCGTGCGCGTGGGGGCGGCGATCCATGCCCGGCGCGTCGTGCTTGGATCGTGGCTCGTTGGTAGGGTCGTCGCCCTTGGATCTTTCGTCGCTCATGGCTTCCTCTTGGATCTTTTGGCGGTGCTGTTCGCGTGCGCGTTGGCCTTGAGCATCGCGTTCACGCTCGGGTAGAGATCCAGCCCCGTGCCGTCGAGAGCTTGGAAGTCGGCGAGGGCGTCGGGGCGCGTCAGCATGAGGCGCAGCGACAGGCTCGGCACACCGTCGGCGCGTTGCTGTAGCGCCCACCCGGCGCACCATCCGCGGTCGCTGGCCGGGAGCTTCGCGTGCTTGTGGCAGGCGAAGGCTCCGGTCATGGCGGCCATGCCTCCCTCGCGCTCCCCTTGCTGCGCTCGCTTCACCTTCTCGAACTCCTCCGGGTGCCAGTGCCCGGCGGGGGCGTCCTTGCGGTAGGGGCAGTCGGCGCACGGTCTTGTGGGGTTCTTGCTCATCCGGGGCAGTCCTCATCTGCGGTGGCTTCCGCTTGGATCTTTAGCAGGGCGTGACGGAGGGTCTGACAGACGGCGTGCATGACCGGGTCGGTCTGCGCACGGGCCTGCACGGTTTCGTCTGCCAACAGGGCGCTCACGATGTCTTGCAGGGTCATCGGGTGTTCTCGTCGACGCCGTCGCCGTGCTTGATGCGCGCAGCGACGTGGGCGGGGTGTTGGGCCTTGGCGGGGGCGAGGCGATCCGCCACCACGGGCTCTGGTCCCTGCCACGGGTCCGGGCCGGGGTCGTCCGTCTCGGGGATCTCAGGGTCCGGGCGCTCCGTCCTCCGGCCTTGCGGGAACGGCGGGAACGCTGTGAGCTGCAAGCCATCGTTCCAGCTCAGAACCACACCCGGTCGGAGCGAGATCGACATGCTGCCGTCTTTGTTGATCCAACATGCGCCGACGGTGTTGGATCTCCCTTCGGGGTGGCCGGGGCCGCCGGTGCCCTCGCGCACGAGGGCCTTCAAGAGCATGTCGGGGCGGCGGGGGCGCGGGGTCATGGCGTCACCGCGACGACGACGAACGGGCGGATGAACGTCGTTCCCATGTTGCCCGTCTGCGTCAGGTAGACGCGGCGCCAGCGGCCCTCCCACTTCACCTGCCACGGGGTCGGGCTCCCTCCTGTGCGGGTGTAGCCGTCGCTGGTGAGACGTGGGCGGGGGTTGCCGTGCTCGCGTGCTTCGGCGGGGCTTCCTGCAACGGTGGCCTTCATGGCGTGCCTGCTTTCTTGGTGGTGCCCTTCACGGGCTTGGCGAGCTTCACCGGGCCGACGGCTTCCACAACCGCGGCGTAGGCAGCGGCGCGGTCGCCAGCTCGAACGAACGCGATGGGATCCAAGTCGTCATCGAGGCAGGCCCACAGGTTCGCGGGGCTGCCCCAATAGGCGCCGCCTTGGTCGTAGTCGCCGTCGACGAACGGGACGTAGAAGAGTCGGCAGCGTTCGCGGGTGCCGGTGCCGTCGGCGTGACGGCCCATCGGCGCGCCGTACTTGCTCGACACGTTGGGGAGCTTGTAGCGGCTCATGGTTTCCTCGCGTAGTCGACGAGCGTGGCGGCGGTACCGCCCCACGACATCCCGAAGTTGATCGCCTTGTGGAGAGCCCGCTCGTTCAACAGGCGGAGGCGTTCCCTGCGCCACAGCAGGCACTCGGCGCGCTCGCACGAGGGGCACAACACGGGCGGCGTGGGCGGGGGCCGTACCGGGCCGATCATGGGGCCACCTTGGCGGCGGCCGCGGCGAGGGTGAGCACCATCTGCCCGAGCTGCGTCGCGCGGTAGCGGGGCACCTCGGGCCGGGCGGCGTCGCGGGTGGCGGGCTCGACGTAGCCAGCCTTGAGCATCGCCTTGAGGCTGCTCGGGGTGAGGGCGGTGGCGGGGCATTCGCCGGGGCACGAGCCGCCCCACCCGGTCACGGCCACGAGGGCGTCGACGGTGGTCTTGGTGACGGCAAAGGGGGCGTATTGGATCATGACCATGTGGCGCTCCGGGCTTCTGTGATGGCGTGGTTGATGCGCTTGCGCGCGTGGGCGGCTTCGTCGGCGAAGTCCGCGGGGATGTCGGCGAGGATGTCCGCGCACGCGACGACGAGGGCGTCGGACAGGTTGAGGACGACGGCAGGGGCGCCGGCGTACTCGGTGATCGTGCAGCGTGAGGCCCGCGGCGCGGTCATGCCTCACCGGCCTTGAGCATCGCGGTCGCGGCCTTGAGCGCGGCGGCCTTGTTCGGAGCTGCCGTGCGGATGGCGGTGACGTCCTGCGGGCCGAGGCGGAAGCGGCCGATGGTCCACCGGGCCTCGGCGGGCTCGGCGACGATGCGGTAGCCGAGGGCGCGGAGGCACACGCCAGCGCCGACGGCGTCGCCGGCTTCGTAGGCTTCGATGGCAAGGGCGCCGATGCGTTGTTCGATGTCGCGGCTCATGGCGGTTGCTCCTTCGGTGTGCGGCGGTGGCGGTGATTCAGGCGGCGTCGCGGTTGAGGCCCGTCTGACGGCGGACGATGGTCACCATGCCGGCGAAGTCGGTGAAGCCCTCGCTGCCCCACCGGCGGCACATCGTGCGGCCGCCAAACATGGCGATCACGGCGTTGGCGGCGTCAAACAGTGAGGCGGTCAGGCTGTAGGCGGTGGTGGTGTTCATGGGTCCATCCTACGCACTTCGTTTCCGGTGTCAAGCATGAGACTAAAATAGTTTGGATCTGCACAGATCCGCGGGGTTAGCGATCCCAATGGTCGAGGGTGTCGCCGTAGCGATCGACGTAGGCGTCGTGCGCGTCGGGCTGGTTGTCGGCGTGGTCGGCGGCCTCGCAGTCGGCGGCGCTGGCGAGGACGAAGGGGAAGTCGGGGTCGGCGCCGGTGTGGATGCAGGCGAGGCAGGCGGCGCACACGCGCACGACCTCGGGCTCGCCGGGCAGCTCGGCCGCGTCCTCGGGCATGTAGCAGGCCGCATCGCGCGTCAGAAAACCGAGCTGGTCGCCGATGCCCATGCCTTCCATCGGCGCCTCGTGCGTGAGCACGGCCGGCACGTCGACAGACACGGACGAACAAGGCGTCTTGAGGATCCACGCACCGTCGAGTGCGGCGCGGTAGTGCTTGCCTGCGAGCACGACGAAGCGCGCGGCGGGGAAGGTGGCGCGGATCTGCGCGTTGACCTTGCGCGCCCACGCGCGGCGCTCGGCGGCGCTCATGTTCGTCAGGGTCACGTCGTAGGGCGCGATCACGTCGTCGGGCATGACCACGCCGTGCTCGGCGGAGAGGATGGCCCACGCGAGCCCGCGGCGCTCGGCGTAGGCCACCGACTTGCGAAAGAGCTGCGAGCGGTAGAGGTCGCGCGCCTTGCAGGCGGTGTCGGCCTTCTGGCCGCAGCAGGCGATGAGAACGACGGTGCTGCTCATTGGATCTCCGTGGCGGCGATCGTGCTGGTGCGGACGGCGGTGCCGTCGCCGGTGAGGTAGTCGCAAGTCTCGTAGACGTGGGCGGTGCCGGCCACCATGCGCGCTTCGGCTTCGGCGCGAGCGATCGGCAGGGTGCGGAACGAGCGGCGGGGCCAGTAGTGGTAGCGGACGGCGCCGGTCTTGGTGATGGTCAGGCGAAGCTCGATGTGGGCGGCGGTGTTCATGCGCCCATCATACGCGCATCGTTTCCGGTGTCAAGCATGAGACTAGAAACAACCGAAAATAAAGTTGGATCTGCGCAGATCCGGGGGGTTATCTGCGCAGATCCAATGTATCGGCATCGCGCGTTAGCGCGTGGCCTTCTTGGCCTTCTCGTCAAAGGCGCCGAAAATGCTTTCGAGCGTGGTGCTTGTCGTCGTCGAAACGACTGCGCCATCCCGATTCGTATGCTGCAACGTGAAGGCGTTTTTCGCCGGGATCCATGTGATCCGCACGGTGCCGCCGTCGACGGCAGGCGAGCGGGCAAGGTGGATCTCGGCGGTCTTCATGGCGTTGCGGGCGTCGTCAATCGTGAACATGCTGTCCCTTCATTCGTTCGTTTCGAGAAGCGGCGGCGAGATCGCCGCGGAGCGGGCCGACGAGGTGGCAAAGCCACTCCAGCGCCGGCCGGATCTGGTCGGGCACCGAGGCGAACAAGGTGCCCTCGAAGGCGCGGATCGTCTGCAACGTGATCGGGCCGTGCGGCGTGCGGAACACGAGCGCGGCGTCATCCCACCCGAGCGGCGGCAGGGGCTCGGTGCCGTACAGGTTGGCGTCGCGGCGCTGGCGGTAGGCGGTGGCTTCCTCGGTCGCCGTGAGGCCCGTGAGCACGTCACGCGGCTCGGGCGGGCGCTCGGGCGGGTAGACGTATTCGATCACGTCGTCGGGGTTCACCTCCAAAAACCGAGGCGCGTACAGCTCCCTCGTCGAATGCACGATCAGCGACACGATCGGCGGCGGCGTGGTTCCGCTGATGTCGTCGACGACGGTGCGGCACACGCGAAAGACGGTGTCGGCGTCGACGGCGTGGAGAACGCCGGGGCGAACAAGCACGAACATGCCGGATCGGATCTTCATGTGACCTCGTGGTAGGTGGTCGCGCCGAAGGTGTTGACGGCGCCTTTGCGGAACGTGCGCACGCCTCCGCCTGCGACGCTCTTGTGAATCGTCAAGGGGAGCGGCGCCGGGTAGCGCATGGATCGCGACTCGCATCCGCACTTCGTGTGCAGCCTGATCCATTCCCCCTCGCGGTGGTCCTCCACGTCGGCGAGGGCGTGCGAAAGGTCGACGTGCTTGTAGGCCATCGCCGAGAGCACATAGCCGACGGCGTTGTCGTCGCCGTCCCACGCCAGCGCGCACGATGCTGGCTCATCATGGATCGTGACGTCGTGGTGGTCGAGGTAGAAGCGGGCGACGCTCGTCGTCAAGCGCGCGCGGGTGCCTGCGTGGATGTCGTGCCACAGACGCGCCAGCGATTCCGCGTCGAGCTGTCGGAGCGTGGCGCGATCGAGGATCGTCACCGCGGACAACAGCACGGGGCGAGGGTCGTCGCCGGGCATGAAAAACGTGGTGGGCTCTTGCACGTTCACGTTGCCGCCTTTGTTGCGGGCCGCCTTGGGTTGGCCGACGAATGGAGCTGCAACAGCGTCAGCTCCGTCAAACGGATCTTCTCCGTCGTGTGGATCGTGCCGACGGCGCTTTCGGACAGCGAACGGCCAGCGACGCCACCGCCGATGCCATCGGTTACGACTCTTTCCAGCTCGTCGATCGTCCACCATGCGGCTGCTACCTCGACGTCCACGAGCACGTCGGTTCCGTCGAGCCTTGCGGTGCCGGGGATCGACTTCCCGCACAGACTCGCCGAGCGGTATTCGTAGCTCACAGGGTATTCGCGCGTGTTGAGCTGCACGACAAGATCGGCGACGCACGCGGGTGAGAACGACGCGCGGGTGCGCTGGTCGACGATGGTCGACGCGACGGTGAGGGTGAGACGCATGGGCGGTAGCCTCCGTCCTACGGATCTTGCCACCATGAACGCGACGCCGGTCATGCCTTGCCGCCCGTCGAGCCGAAGCCGCCTTCGCCGCGGTCGGTGCTGCCAAGCTCGGCGCACACGGTGAGCGTGGGGAGCAGCACGCGCGAGAACACGAGCTGCGCGACGCGGTCGCCGGCCTCGACGGCGAACGGCTCGGCGGTCGTGTTGTGCAGCAGGCACCCGACTTCGCCGCGGTAGTCGCTGTCGACGGTGCCGGGGACGCCGATGATGCCCCGCAACGAGAGCCCGGAGCGCGGGCGCACCTGCGCTTCCTCGCCGGGGTGCAGCTCAAGGCACACGCCGGTCAGCACCTTCCCGACCTTGCCGGGCGGGACGGTGACCGCGACGCGCGCGACGAGGTCATAGCCGACAGCGCCCGCCGTCTTGCGCTCGGGTTTGCACTCAGGCGCGAGCAGCTTGACGTTGATCCAAGTCGTCATGATGTTCCCTTCGTCCGTCATCGCATCCGCTCCCACGCCCCGTTGGCGGGCTCGCACCACTCGCGCTTGAACACGTTGCGTTGCCAGTCGCGGAACAGCTTGAGGTCCACGTCTCCGACGACGGGTGTGCAGCCGGCTCGCAGGATGCCCTCGGCGTGCGTGCCCGACCCGATGAATGGATCGAGGATGCGGCCGCCGGGCGGGCTCAAGGCGCGCGCGAGCTTTTCGGCGATGGCGATGGGCTTGGCCGTCGCGCTTTGGATCGTGGCGCCCTTCTGGCGCAGCGGCCGCGGATCGAGGAAGGCGTTGGGGTACTGCGCGTGCAGTTGGCTCTTGCCCTTTTCCAAGATCAGGATGCGCTCGGTGGCGCCGGGGAAATGGTAGCCGGCGCCGCCGCGGGGCTTGGTCGGGTCGGCGTTGCTGGTCTTGATCCAAGTCGCCGGGTTCCACCATCCGAAGCCGATGCTGTCGCGCGGAGCTTCGGAGGTCGGCCGGTAGATGAGCTTCGCCAGCGCAGGAGCCACGCCCAGCTCGTGTGCGAGCAGGAGGGCCGTGGAGTCGTCCACGAAGACAAAGGCGTAGGCCGCGGGCTTGAGCGCGTCGTAGATGCCTTTGAGCGCCGTTGCCAGCTCGTCGATCTTGAGCGTGCCGAACCACGGGTTCGAGCTGGCCGCGCTGGCCTTGAGCCGGGTCGTGGTCCCGCGCGCGCGATGCCGCTCAAGCGTTGGGTACGGGAGATCCGTGATGCAGCCGTCGAGGTTGGCGCCCTTGAGCGAGGCCAGCAACGCGAAGCAGTCACCCTCGAAGGCGAGGGTGACGGGGGTGGCCGCGGCCGGCGGCGGGTCGGTGGCTTCTTCGGCCGCCTTCGGTGTCTTCTTCTTTGCCATGCCTTACCTATCGCCGCCGGGTCACGTTGTCGCCGTGACCTCCCAAAACTTGCCGGGGGCGATGCCAAGCGCGCCTGCAAGGGCCTCGACGGTGTCGGTGGCGCCGCAGGCGTTGTCGGCGAGGATCCGGGCGATGGTCGCCCTGCTCACGCCGCTGCGCTCCGCAAGGGCCTCCCATGTGAGGTTCTGGCGGGCCATTTCCCGCTTCAACACCTCGGCGAAACGCCGCTCGATGCCCACCGTGCGCGGCGCCAGCGGCACGCGCACGCCGGCGCCGGCGGGGCGACCGATCTTGCGCGTGAGGTGCTTCACGCCGATCCACTCGCTCTGCCGGCCGTCGTCGTAGGCGACAAGAGCCTTGCCGCCCTTCACCTCGACGACGAGGCCGTCGACCTCGTAGCCGCCGGGGTTGAGCAGCTTGACGCCGGCTTTGATCTCGTCTGCGGTCATGCGTCCTCGCCTTCGTCGTTCTCTTCGTCGTCGCCCTCTTCGCTCTCGTCCTCGTCGTCCTCGTCGTCCTCGTCGGGGTCGGGGATCTCGGCGACGGGCTCGGCGTCACGGCGCGCGCGGTCGGCGGCGAGCCGTGCCTGCTCGCGCAGGTACTCGGGCGTGCCCGGCGTCTGCGTGGCGCGGAACGCGGCGCTGGCGGCCGCGTCTTCTTCGGCGAAAATGTCGGCGAGGGTGGTGGTCATGTGCGGTCCTCCGAAAACGTGAGCATAGTCGCAAAGATGAGACAAAGAAAGGCCCTCGTGAAAGGGCCTTTCCTCCGCGCTCACGCGCTCACACCGGCCTTGCGGATCTTGTCGGCTTCCATCGTCTTCTCACGGGTGATGCCGGTGCCGGTGGTGTACTCGACGACGGCGCGGCCGTTCTTGTTGAAGCTCTTGACGACGCCGTCGTACCAATGGCCGAAGGCGTGGACCTCGACGTTCTCGCCGACGGCGAAGGCAGCGGCGGCGACGGCGTCGTTGGCGCGGCCGGTCGCGTTGGCGAGCTTGCTCGCGTGGCGACGACGGCCTGCCACGGTGTTGTAGCAGTCGGTCCCACACTGGCGGAGGGCGGCGCGCTCCTCGGGGGAGGCGACGAGGGCGATCATCGCCTCGCACGTCTGCTCCTTGATCTTGTCGGCTTCGGGCATGTAGTGAAACACCGATCGACCGTTCGCGTCCTTCTGCACCTTGTCGTGGTGCGAGCCGACGAGGTGGTCCTCGCACAGCATGTGGGCGTCGCCAAACCCGCACGAGCGGTGAGCCTCGCCGACCTCACCGTTCATCGCATTCAGCTCGTCATCGGAGAGCGTCTTGCGCGCCTTGGCGACTGCGGTGGCGCGCGCCAGCAGCGCGAGGAAGGTGACGCGAAGGGCAGGAGCCTTGGCGGCCATGATGGCGATGACTTCGGCGGGGGTCAGGACGGCGGCGGCGGTGGCGGTGGTCATTGGCGGGCTCCGTGGTTGGTGAGCCCATCCTACGCACTTCGTTTCCGGTGTCAAGCATGAGACTAGGAACTAAGGCGTACATGGATCACAGATCCGCGTAAGACCTTGGATCTCTTAGTAGAGCCCACCCGGATCTGGCGTCGCCGGATTGCGATTGCGGGCGGTGAGCCACTTCTTCGCGCTCGCGGCCCCCGCTTGGATCTGGCGGGTGATGTCCTCGTCGTCGACGTCGAAGTCCATGCCGCTGCCGGGCACGTCGAGCATGATGGTCGATGCCTTCTGCGCGGCGGCCATGTGCATCCGCGACGTCGCTTCGATCATGTCGTCGATGTTGTCGATGTTGAACTCGACAGTGTTGGCGAACGTCTGCACCGACGGCGCCTTCTCGCCCGGCCCGGCGATGGCCTTGTGGGCGAGGGGTCGGAAGCGCAGCCCGACGACGTTCTCGTCGTCGCCGAAGAACGAGAGAGGATAGTTGGCCCGCGTGCCGCCGTCGGTGTGGTAGTGCCCTTGGATCTCCACGGCGTCGAAGATGGGGAGCGACATCGTCGCACGGCCTGCGAGAGCGGGAGCGATGCCGTCGGCTTCGCCCCACACCTTCGCCACGTCGCCGTTACGGTCGCTGGTCACCACGAAGACGGGCAGCTTCATGTCGGTCCACTTCGCGGGCAGGGCCTCGTCGAGCTTGGCGCGGATGCGCGCGCCCTTGTACGGCCCATGCCAGTACCGCGGCCAGCGCGGGAACCATGCGGGGTCGAGCAGCTTCCCGATCTGCAAGCCGCGCGCGAACGCTTCGAGCTTGTCGAGGACTGCCATCGGCTCGCGGGGGTCGTAGTGCGCTGCGATGAACAGCGCGATGAGCCCGCCTCCGCTGGTGCCGATGAGCTGCTTCGGTCTGTAGCCGGCGGCGAACAACACGCGCAGGGCGCCGATGAAAGCGAACAGGCGCGTGCCCGAGCCCGAGAAAACGAACGAGGTGAGCTTGTCCATGAGCCGAGGCTACAGCGCCCGCCACACAAGCGCCTTGCGCCCCGTGACGCGGCAGGGCCTCGCCCCGTCGTCCGTCGCCGCGCCAGCGCGGCGCAGCTCGGACAGCCTCTTGTGGTAGTGCCCTCGGCCTCCGCGATCCGTCATCCATGCGTCAAGCTCCGCCCCTGTCATCGGGCCGGCCATTCTCAGCGCCTCCACCACCTCGGCACGCGCTTTGGAAAGCTGCCCGGTGGCGACAGCCGCGGCGTAGGACGCCGACGACGTCGAGAGCGCCGACGCGCGAGCAGGCGGCGACGCGGACGCGACGGTGATACCGAAGTCGATGAGCAGTTGACCCTCAAACACCGTGCAGCCTCCGTCGTGCGCGCTTGGCGCGTTGCTCGTCGTGCTCGGCCATGCGGCACAGCCGGTGCCATGCGCGCATGTTGCCCGCCGCGTCCTCGGCAAAGGCCGGCTCGTCGGCGAGCGACACGAGCTTGCTGCACGGGCAGTACGCCCACCCCGGCGGGGGGCGCCGCAGCTCGGTCGCAAAGTCGATGACGAGCTGCCCATCGAACATGGCTACCTGTCCACCATCGGCATCACGCCGGCCTCGAAGGCGGCGTTCTTGACGATGAGGGGCGAGCGTTCGTCCTTGCCGAAGCCGAGGCGCACCACGTCGCCGGGGTGAGCGGCGGCGAGCTTCAACAGCTCGTCGAGGGCGAAGCACACGCGGATCATGCTCGTGTCGTGGCCGGGCACGCCGACGGGCGTGAGGCGCTGAATCCGCACGCCGAGACGCGCGACAAACTGGCACGCGACGCCGGGGTCGCCGCCCTCCATTTCGATCCAGTCGCCGGCCGCCGCCCCGTCGGCGGGCGCTGTCGTCCACACGCGAAACTTCACCGACGAGCCCGCCGACTGCACGATCCGAAACTGCTTGAGCGCCGAGACGAAAGCAGCCTTGTCGATGTCGACCGTCAGGGCCGCATCCCACCGAGAGAGCACGCCACGCACGTCAGGGAACGACGGCGACCACGCGACGACGACGCGCCATTCTCCCGTGCGCGGGTCGACGATGACGGCGTGGCCCTCGGAGGAAACCCCAAGGTAGACGACGTCGGATCCATCCTCGCCGACCGAGAGCCCGTCGAACGTGTCACGAGGCAGCGTGATCACGAGCTGCGCGCCGGTGGCGCCGGTGGTGGCGATGAGGCCACGCCGATCGCACGCGATGCAGCCGCCGCGGGAAATGTTCACGCCACTCAGCTCCGGCGGCTCGATCTTGTCGTCGCCCGAAAAGGCCGCGGCCGCGCGGAACACCGACGGGAAGAACGGCTGAAAGTCGACGCCGTCCCGTGTGGGGACGTGCGCGTCGATCTGCTCGGGCACGAGCGCGAGCGAGAACCGACGAGCGCCGAAGCTGACGACAAGCCGCGCGCTGTCGACCCGGAGCTGCGCGACAGGGCCGGCGGCACGCAGGCAGCGGTGCAGCCGCCGGCCATCGACCACAACGCCGTCAGCGGGCAACGTGGGCGCATCCCACGGCACGATGATGGTGCCCCGCGGGCTGGTGGCCGTCACGCTCCCGCTGGTGAGCCGGACGAGGGCGCGCTCCTTGTCCGCGAACCTCAAGGCCCTCGCGAGGGCTGACGCGAGCAGCGAGCCCGCCTCTTCGGCGGCGGCGGCATCGGCGGCAGCGTCGTCCGCGTCCGCGCGCGTGAGGCTCTGCGCCTGCGGCTCCATTGCCGACGATGGCGCCAGAGAGGCGATGCCGGCGGCATGGATCCGGGCCAGCGTGCCGCCGTCGTCAGCGACGGATGAATCGGGAGCCGACGGGGCATCCGCACCGGGGGCAGCCGCTTTGCGTTTGCGGGGGGACTTGGCAGGCTTTGTCGTTGTCGTCGTCGTCATGGTGGGCGTCTCCTATTCCTATGTCTTGGATCTGTCGTGGGTGGACGAGCTTGCGGATGAATAGGTGCGTCTCGTCGTCGATGCTGTCGATCGTGAGCGTCCGCAACGCCAGCTCGACGAGCCGACGGTGCTCGCTGCCTGTCAGGATGAGCATGACGTCGTCGCTCACCTCGTCTCTTTGTAGCCGCAGGCGGCGCAAGCAAAGCCTCCCTCGTCGTCGATGCGGTGCATTTCCGCCGTGCCTTCGTCGCACGACGGGCACTGAATGCCGCCCTCCTCGACCCACGCGACGAAGCCGGCCGCCGTGCGGTCGCAGAAGCCTCCAAAGGCTTCGGTGGCGAACTGGACGAGGTGTCCTCGCGCGTCGTCGGCGGGGCTGGCTTGGATCCGACGGGCGTACTTCTCGACGAGCGCGGCTGTGGCCGCGGCGTGGTCGCCGTGCAGCATTGCGAAGGTCATGGCGCCGCCTGCAAGGCGGACATCGGCCGGGGTCTTTCGTTTTGTCATCACAGGGATCTATCGCCGCGATGCGCGCTTGTCGGCGGCGGCCTTCACGGCACGATCGGGAGCTTCCCTCGCGGCCCGGTCTTCGGCGCGATCCCCGCTCTTTTGCAGGCGTCCACCTCGGCCATGAACATCCCGCCCTTGCCGAGAAAAACGCACTTCACGGCCGCGCATTGGTCGTGCTGCGAGGCTTGGAGCTGCGCGCAGCCCTCAATGGCGATCTCTGACCACTTCCGCGGACAACGGACGGCGCCGAGCATGAGAACGTCGAGGAACCACTTTGGCCGCGGGTCTTTCGGCGCGGTCGGCAACAGCTCGTCAGACGGGTGGCGGCCCCGCTTGTAGGCGCGCCGCAACGACGCCGGAGGAGCCGGACGAGTCGGGCGTTTGTACGCCTGCCGCAGAACGACGACACTGTCCACGTCACCCCTTCTGGCGTTCCTTCTCGCGTTGGATCTCACGAGCGAGATACCACGCGGCCTTCTCCAAATCCGTCAGGCGCGATCCCTTGTGGTCGGCCCTCGCGATGTACTTGACCGTGTTGCCGAGGCAGAACCCGAGCTGCCACGCCTCGATGACCTTGATCGCCTCATAGGGCGTGTCGCCGCCGTAGTGCTTCGGGTGGTCGACTTGCTGGCCGCTCATTCGTCGTCCTCGCCTTCCTCGGGCGCCGTCACGCCCTCGACTTCGCCGCGCTCGGCAACGAGCTTGGCCCGCGCCATTGCCCGCGCCACGGCAGGGCTCAGGGTGATTGTAGTGCTCACGGTGACGCCTCCGGGTGCTGCCCCGGTCCCGAGGGCGGAAGGCAGGCCGCCGAGCACGCCCTTGCGCTTCTCGTCGCGACGGCGATCGAGAGAGACGAGGGCGGCGATTGCTTCGGATCTTTTGTCGAACGTCGCCGGGATGACGTCGACGCTGCGCTCCACCATCTTGCCGTCCTCGGGGACGAGACGCTTGATCGTGTTGCCCTTGCCTGCGAGCTTGTCAGCGACGTCGGTGTGCAGGGCGTCGAGGCGTCGCAGATCGTCGACGAACGCGCGGACATTGTCGGTGCCGATCTGGCGCTCGACGGCCTCGCGAAACTTCGCGATCCGTTCTTCACGCTGGCGTAGCCAGCCGTCGGCTTGGCACCACTTCTGTATCGTCACGAGCCCGATGAGATCCGAGAAATGCTCGCGGTGCCAGCTCACGACAGACCGCTCAAGGTCGTCGTTGATCACGAGCATGGCCGCGAGCTTGCGCAACCACCCCGACCATTCCCGCTTGCTCTGCGCGCTGGCGGTCGGATCGTGGGCGTCGCGGATGGCGTCGAGGGACGCGAACAGATCGGCCGCCGGCGTGCGGCGCGTCGGCTCCGCCACCACAAGCGGCGCACGCGCACGCGAACGAGGCGGGGCCACCACCTTCGCCGGGGGCGCCTTCGGTGGCGGCGGGGGGCGCTTGCCGGGTTGCCTCATGCCGGTTGCAGCCATGCCTTCACGCGCTGGCCGAAGGCGGCGAGGTCTTCTTTCCGGGGGATGGATTCAGCGAGCTGCGGGGCGTACTGCGCGTCGTGGGCGGCGTAGGCGAGGTCAAACGACCATTCTTCGCTCACCTGCCGAAAGGCGAAGCCGAAGACGTGCCGCAGGGCGACCTCGTCGACGGGCACGCTCTTGTCGATCTCGATGCCGGGCTTGTACTTCTTCGTCTCCGGGTCGGGCACGAGCGCAGCGCGGCACAGGTTGGGCGGGATGCCGAGGGCGACGGCCGTCCGGTAGGCGGCCTCGGCCAGCGTCGCGCGCATGAGGTCCGTGCGCGTGAACGCGATCATGCGGTTCTTGCGGCGGTCTTCGATGGCCTGCACTTCTTCGGCGAAGAGCTTTTTCGCGTTGCGGGCCTCCCAGCGGGCAACGGCGTCGTCGTTGTTCATCATTCGTCGATCCCTTTCTTGGCTTTCGGTTTCTTCAAGCGCGGCGATCCGCCGACGCGGATCGGCTTGAGCGCGACGGCGTCGGTCTTCGTCATCGTCGATGGATCTTCCTCGTGCCACAAGAGGGCGAGGCCGGCGCGGGCGAGGCAGTAGGCGTCGAGCACGTTGTTGTCGTCGCCGAGCACGGTGGCGTCGACGCCCCACCGCTTATAGGCGCCGAGCCACATTTGCTCTTTCTTGCCGGCGCCGGAGCCCGTGACGAACTTCTTGAGCGTCGACGCGGCCAGCTCGTACCACCGCACCTGCGTCTGGTGCATCCACAGCTTCGCGACGCCGCCCACCTCACCGATGAACGGGAGGTGGATCGCCTGCGGGCCGTGGCCGCCGGAGTAGTCCTCAAGGCAGACGATGCCGGGCTTGCGCGTCGACAGCTCGTACCCGACGGCGGCGCCGACGTAGGCGAGGTTGGCCGTCGAGAACCCCTTGAGGTTCGCGTCGTCAGGCTTCTTGTTCTTCGACGAGCCCCGGTTGAGCAGCGTCATCGCCACCACCGTCACCGGCCCCCTCGGCTCCGTCTGCTCCAGCGTCACCAACGCCGAGCCCGTCGGGCTCAGATCCATCCCCATCGCCCTCTTCGGCGTCGGCGTCGGCGGCTGCTTCATCTTCGCCTTGAAGTCGATCACGCTCTGCTCCGATTCTGCTCAGTTGCTCTTTCGTCTTCGCCATCATCGCCTTCGCCTTCTTCTCGCTGATTCGCTTGAACCGGAGAATCTGCACGTTGCTCGTGATGATGAACGGCTCGACGCCGGCGGCTTCAATGACGGCCTTGGAGATCCGATCGAACACGTCGGGCGTCGCCGACGCGGGAATCTGGATCACGGGGACTTCCCCGAGCTTGCCGGGGATGAGCACGGGCACGCCGTCGATGCTCGCGGGCTCCATGCCGTCTTCGCGCGTGAAGAAACCTTCGAGCAGATGCCACTCCGGCTCATGCTTTGCTTTGATCTTTTCGACCACTTGAAACCTCCACGACGGAACCCGTCGATTGTTTGATCACACGCCATGTCACGTCGGGCTTCGCGCGGAAGTCTGGATCGTGAGACACGATAATAATGCTCTCCTTCTCGCGACGAAGAATGTCAATGGCAGATAGGAGCCCGGAACGTCCTCCGGCGTCAAGGTGTCGGTCCACCTCGTCGAGCGCGAGGAACGTGCAGACGCCCTTGGACCGCTGGCCGAGACGGTGGGCGAGCGCCCAATCGATCGCCAGTGCGATGCGCCGCTTTTCGCCGCCGCTCCATTGGCGGTACTCGCGCTCGGTCGTCGTCCCGTCAGGGTTCCAGCGCAGGCACTTGAGCCCGATCTTGTCGCGCACGTCGCCGGCCTTCGTGGTCGACGTCGCCGTGACCTCGACCCAGCACAGGCCGCCGGTGAGCACCGACAGCCAGCGGTTTGCCTCGCGGGTGATCTCCCCGACGACGCTGTCGAAGATCCATGCCTTGAGCGACGGGATATTGCGCGTCCACCACTCGCACAGGCCCGCCTCGGCGGCCTTGCCAGACTCCGCGGCCTTGGCGGCGGCAAGCTCGGCCTCAAGGCCCGCAAGCACGGCCTCACGGTCGGCGGACACGGCCTGCACGGGGTTGGCGGCGCTGGCCGTCGATGCGACGTCGGCATCGAGGCGCACAAGCTGCTCGACGATGCGCGCGCGACCGGCCTCTTCGGCCCGCGCGGCGCCGAGAGCGCCGAGCAGTTGCCCGCGCTCGTACTCCAGTTGCCCGCGCTGCGCCTGCACAGCGGCCCGTGCCTGCTCGTAGGCTTGTCGGGCGGTACGGATGACGGCGGCGGCGTCGTTGGCCAACGACGAAACCGTGGTGAGCTTCACGTTGGCGGCGTAGGCGTCGGCTTCAAGCTGCCCGCGGTGCGCGGTGAGGTGATCGCCGGTCACGGCCTGCCCGCACGACTCGCACTCACCTTCACGCTGCGCGGCCATGCGCGTGAGCTTGGCCGAGATCCGGTCCCGTTCGCCGCGGGCTGCCCCGAGCTGCGCTTGCAGCTCGCGGTGATGCTGCTCCCACGCGGCGAGGTCGGCGGGCTCTGCCGGCGGCTGTAGGGCGGCGAGGGCGGCGTCGACGCCGGCAAGGCGCACGCCGTGGTCGGCCTTGGTCGCCAAGCGGGCGTCGACTTCGGCGAGGGCGCCGAGCGCGGCGCCGTGGCGCCGGTGCAGCTCACCGAGGCGTCCCTGCCTGTCGCTTTCCCACCGCTCGGCGGCGTCGGCGTCGCGGACGGCCTGCTCGCGGTAGACGGTGATCGTGGCCTCTTTGCCGCGGGTCGCACCGGACAGGACCGCCAGCTCGTGAGCGAGCAAGCGCGCGCGGGCTCGAAACCTCTCGTCCCATGCGTCCAGCTCCGACAGGTCTTCGATCTGCGTGAGGATGTCGAACCGCTCTTTGGGCGTGGCCTGCGCGAACGAAAACGTGTCCTCCTGCCCGCGAACAACCGTCTGGCAAAACAGTGTGCGATCGAACCCGAGTCGCGAGTCGATGGCGGCCTGCACGTTGCTCTTGTCGAGGTTGGCAACCTGCACGAACGCCACCGACGTTCCCTCGTGAACGCGCTCCGCAACGTCGACGCCGCTGCCGCGCTTGCTGTCGGCGTCCGGCTTGGCGCGACGCCAGCGGCGCACGCGCACGACTTGCCCGTTGTCGCGCGCGAAGTCGACGACGACGACGCAGTCCTTGCCGGCGCGCTCGTTGACGACCTCATCGCCCTTGAGCCCGCTGTCGTTGCTCGACGTCTCGCGGCGGGCGCCCGTCTCGCCAAACAGCGCCCACATGAGCGCGTCGAGGATGCTGCTCTTGCCGACGCCGTTGGCGTCGAATCCGGGGTCGGTGCGGTTGGTGCCGACGACGGCGACGAGCCCTTGCCCTGCGAGGTCGAGGTCGACGCCGGGGTCGGCGAACGGGCCGAAGTTGGTAGCAGTGAGGTGGAGCAGGCGCATCTATTCCTCGTCAATCGGGTCGCGCTCAAGCGCGTCCAAGGCGAGCGCGTTCATGGCGCTGCGCGAAGGGTTCTTCGGGAGCGTCTGCAACGCGGCCTCAAGCTGCGCGACACGCGCCAGAAGCCACGGGATGTCGTCCCGTGCAGCGGCGACAAAATGCGCGTTGTCGCGATCCTGCTCGCCGCCCTTCACGCCCTCGAACAACCGGATACCTCCCCGGCGGATGCCGGCGTCGTCGCCGACAGACCACGGAGCGAACGTGGCGCGGCTGACGCGCCTTTCGATCTCGCGCAAACGGCGAGCGTTACCGGCTTCGCTCATGGGGCCTTCGTGACGGTGGCGAGCGTGGTGAGCAAGAGCGCGCGGTAGTCCTCGGGGATGTCCTGCGCGGCGACGTAGCGCGCGGCGAGCTGCGCGCGGGTTTCCTCGGGGCGGATGTCGATGCGGGCCGCGGCAAGCTCCGGCTGCAAGTCGACGTCGATGCGCGCAGGGGTGATGCCCAGCGCGGTGAGGTTGTCCTGCACGGCCTTTTGCGCGGCGCCGGCCATCTGGCCCTTGACGACGACCCACAGCTTGTCACCGGGGCGAACGCGGGGCATTTCCAGTGCCGCCGGGTGGTCGGCGTCGAACACGACCTTGTAGTGGCGCGCGCCGACCTCCCACGGGATGAACTCGGATCGCTGGCCGTCCCACGAGAGGACGCCCTTCTCCTGATCGGCCTCGGCGTAGCTCACCTGATACGGCGACCCGACGTAGAGCACGCCCTTCTGCACCATGTTGTGCCGGTGGTAGTGGCCGCAGAACACGCGCTTGAATCCGAGGTCGACGATCTCGCTGGCGGGGAAGCCGAAGTCGTCGCGCTTGGTGTTGTTCATCCACGCGCCGAGCAGGCCGATGTGCGCGAACAACACGGGCGGCTCGTTGCGCGCCGTCGCCGTCGCCGCCCGCAGGATCTCGCGGATCTCGTCGTGCGTGTGCCGGTATGGCAGCCAGAACCCGGCCGGCGTCCAGCCGGGCTCGGTGTGGACGACGGTGCCGTGCCCGAGGTCGTCGAACACCTCAAGCGCGTTGCGCCCGTCGAGGTCGATCTGATCGTGGTTGCCGACGAGAACGTCGAACCGATCCACGGCGCCCGAGGTGAACCACGAGCGCATGATGTCGCGCGCGTCGAGCGCCAGCTTCACCGGCAGCGTGTGGCGGACCATCCAGAAGTCGCCGAGGAACGCGACGTGCTTGTCCTTCCGCGCCCTGCACACGTCAGGGATGCGACGAAGCACCTCAAGCGCCGTCTCGGCGCTCTTGGGCTCAAGGTGGAGGTCCGAAAAAATGATCACGTCAGTCCTCGGTCGTGTCGTCGATGACGCCCTGAAGCTCGTCGATCGGCTCTTGGGTGTCGGGGATGTCGCCGATCGCGTCGTCGAGATCGTCGTGGATCGCGTCGATCGCTTCCTTGAGGTTGATCCCATCGGCGATGGTGCCGTCGCACTTGTCCGCGAGCGCAGAGAGCTTGTCGTTGAGGTCGACAAGGCGGCGCACCGCGGCCTCATACGCCTTGTGCTTCTCTGTGAGGTCTTTGACTGCCTCTCGGGCGCCCTTGAACAACGCCTTCTTCTCGATCTGCAAGTCGTCGATGCGTTCGCCGTCGTCGCCTTCGTCGACGTCCTTTTCAAGCTGCACCGCGTGCCGGTACAGCTCCTCGAAGACCTCGTCGCCTGTGAGATAGGTGCGCGCGCGATCGAGCAGCACGTTGCTCATGCCGGTCAGGCTCCCGTCGAGGGAGTCGAGCCGCATCCGCGCAGGGCCTCGTGGTCGCTTGGTGGCAGGCTGGTTCATGTGCCCTCGATGGCTTCGCGAATCTCGGCGAAGGTGGGGTCGTCGCCGGTGTCGGCGACGACGACGATCCAAGCAGCGAACGTGAGCGCGTCAACGCGGCTCATGCGCGCCAGCCGCGGCGGCGGGTTGATGATGACGACGTCGCCGCCGTCGATTGTCGAGACGAGGTGCTTGTTGGTGGTGTCGACGGCTCCGCTCATTTGCACTTCTCCGCGTAGAGGGTGAGCAGCTTGGCGTAGAGGGCGGGGTGCTCGCGCAGCACGTCGGCGAGGCCGAAGTGACCGCCCTGCCACGACGGCACCTTGATGCCGACGGCGTCCTGCACCTCTTCGGTCAGCGAGAACCACGACCCGCTTTGCGCGATGCCGTTGCCTTGCAGATCGGTGAACAACGACCATGTGTTGTCGACGCCATAGCCGTAGATGATCCCAAACTTCCGCCAGCGGTTCGGCGGCGCGATCTTGTTCTTGGTGACTTTGGCCTCGACGAGCTGGCCGATCTGCGGCACGCGGTCTTCGGCCGATGCCCCTCGGGGCTTCACCTGCCCGGCGTACCGAAGTCCGATGCGCAGGGTCGCGTGGTACTTGATCCCGCCACCGCCATACGTCTCATCCTCGGGACCGAAAAAGTTGCCCATTTTCTTGTAGACTTGGTTCGTGCAGACGAACGCGACTTGATGCTCGGCGATGATCTGCGTGACGGCGCGAAACTGCTGCTTGATGACCTTGGCCGCCTCCGCCTGAAACTTCTGATCGACGCTGGCGTTCATTTCGGCGCGCGTCGGCGTGCCGGCGACGCTGTCCCAGACGTACAGCATGGGCACGTCGGGGCCGAGGGCTTCGCGGCCCTTGATGGCCCAATACCGAAGATGCTCGAACACGCTTTCGATGGAGTGAGCTTGGATCGACGGCATTCGCTCGATGTCGACGCCGAGACGCGCCATGTAGCTCAAGTCGCGGGCGTGCTCGGTGTCGGCAAGGGCAGCGAGCCCGCCGCGGCTCTGCGTCTCGGCGATGAGCTGGTCGACGATGGTCGACTTGCCGGCGGCCTCCGCTCCGTAAATCTCGGTCAGGCGCCCGCTTGGGATGCCGGGGACGCCGATGATGGCGTCGAGGGCCACCGAGCGCGTGCTCAAGTAGTGGCGCGGCTTGCTCCACAGATCGTCGAGCGATTCGGCGCCGAGCAGCGTTTGCGCGTCGCCGCCGCTCGGCGCTCCCTTCACAAGCGCGGCGAGGGCGTCGTCGAAGTCAAGGAGCTTGCCCTTGGCGCCTTTGGTCGCCGGCGTGCTCTTTGCCGTCGGCGCGGCTTTCGCCGGCGCCTTCGCCGCTTTGTTCGTTGCCGCTGTGGCCGCTGCTTTGCCGCCGCGCTTGCGTGGGAACGCCATGAATCATCCTCGGATCTGTAGGGCCGTGGCCTGCTGCCTCGGCGTGTGTCGTCGCTTGGTTGCGGCCGCGGGTGAGCACCACATGGCGACCTTGCAGTCGCGGCACGATCTGTCGTCGTCGTCGAATCCGGCCGTGCCGAAGCAGACCGGCATCCCGTCAGCGCGAGCAGGTAGCCACACCTGCCCGCGAATCCGCGTCACCTCGGCAGGGGCGGCAGGGGCGGCAGCGACGGCATTCCCGCCGGCGCCGGCGGCGAGGATGCCGGCGGCGCCATAGGAGGGACCGGGGGTGCCGCCGGGGGCGGGGCGGCCTGCTGCTGATCCCACGGCGGGGCCGAAGGCGCCGGCGGAGCGTACTGCGGGGCCGGCGGCGGCGAGTAGGCCGGCCCGGCGGGCGGGGGAGGCGGGTAGCCCGGAGCCGCCGGCGGCGTGTACGGCGGGGGAGCCGCCGCGGGCGGGGGCGCGTAGGCCGGCATCGGCGGGGGCGCGTAGGCCGCCGCAGGAGGCGCGTAGGCCGCAGGGGCCGGCGGTGGCGGCGCGTACTGCGCGGCCTGTGGGGGTGGCGCGTACTGCGCCGGCGGGGGTGCCGGCGGAGGCGTGACCGGGGGCGCGTACTGCGCGGCCTGTGGGGGTGGCGCGTACTGCGCCGGCGGGGGTGCCGGCGGAGGCGTGACCGGGGGCGCGTACTGCGCGGCCTGTGGGGGTGGCGCGTACTGCGCCGGAGGCGGCGCGTACTGCTGCTGCGGGGGCGCGTACTGCGCCGGAGGCGGCGCGTACTGCTGCTGCGGGGGCGCGTAGGGGTTGGGGGGCGGCGGCGCGTAGGGGTTGGGGATCGCAGGCGGGGCGGCCATGCTGCCGCCGCCTTCACCGCCGACGCGCGCATAGCCGGGCACGAACGCGGCCATTTCGGCGAGAGGCCGGACGCGGCGGTAGTAGTCGATGTCGATGAGCTGTTGCAGCGCGCCCTCGTAGCCCTGCGGGATCTGCACGCCAGCGATCGGCATGGTCAGCGTGACGTCGTACTTGATGTTCCGCTGCTCGGTCCCGGTGCGGGTGCAGAGGATCTTGAGGCGCGTGAACGCGGACGGGTGCCAGAACGGGCCGACCTCACCGGCAATCGCCATGAGCTTCTTCATGACCTCGGGGCCGAAGCCCCAAATCTTGGGCACGGCGCCGGCGGTGCCCGTCTCGGCGTTCACCTTCCAGTGACCCTGCACGTTGTCGAGATCAAAGACGTTCATGAAGCAACGGTCGCGCGGGTTGAGATCCTTGCCCCGCTGCTTCCACATTTCGCCCTCGGCGGTGCCCTTCTCGAAGCGGTACATTTCCTTGAAACAGAACTCCGCAGCGTCACAGATCGGACACTCAGGCGGGGGGCCGTTGCGGCCCTCGGGATCTCGGATCTGCGCATCGCGCTTGGGGCAGATCACCGACGACTGCTTGCCGCGCACGGTGATGTGATGCTGCGCCGTCATCGCGAACGGAAGCGCGCCCGGAGAGGCCAACGAGATCGGGAGAGCGAGGATGTAGCCCTCGGTCGTGCGGCCGACCGCGTCGGGCTTGTTCGTCTCGTACCACTCGTCGTCGCGCTTCTCGTGCTCGCTGCGGCCGCTGCTGCGGGCCGTGACCGCCTGCTGCAAGCGCGCCATTTCGGCGGCGAGGGCGGGATCGAGCTGCACGCCGTGCTGCTGCTGGTGGACGGGCGGCGGGCCGTAGGGGTTCGGGGGCTGCGTCATCTGGGAGGCTCCTGCTGTTGGTTCGGCTGGCGTTCGTGGGCTTGTGAATCTCTATCGCTGGCGCGCGGGCTTGTCGTCAGCGCGCTCCGTAGTCCTTGCGCCCGGCGGCGCCGGCGATCTTCTCGTCGGCGTACATCCGGGCCAGCGCGGAGAGCATCGTGCTCTTTCGATTGAAGGCTTCGTAGACAAACTGCGCGGCGTTCCACGCGCGCTCAAGCTCGGCCTTCTGCGCGTACCACGTCGGGTACTCCGGGGTGCAGCGCCACGCCTCGTCCAGCGCGTCTTTCGTCATCTTGCCGTCGGCGCGCTTCTTCATCGCCCATTGATCGCGGGCCACGCGGTAGGCGGCCTCGTGCGCGTCGAAACTGTGCTTGGCGTCGCCGCTCGTGACGCCCCAAAACGCGACCCACGCAGGAAGGTGCGCGATGTGGACGTCGATGTTGCCGGGGTCGACGACAAGCAGCTCGATGAGCTGCTGCGCGGCCCACGTCTGGCCGTTGATGGTGAACGGGCGCATTGACGACATCGCCGCGGCGATCCCGGTCATGCCTGCGCGAACGTGCTGTGCTGCTGATTCACGATCCATGCTATGCCGCCTTCTTCGTTACGGGTTTTTTGTCTGCCCACGTCGTCGTCGACCACTCGGCCGCCGCGAGGATGTCGATCGGTTGAAACTGCGGGAAGTGCTCCATGTCGGCTTTGAGATCCATGCAAGCCTCGTAGGCGTACCGCGTCTCGACGTCGATCTGGTTCTCGTCGTGGACGGTGAGGATCAGGTTGCCGCTGTAGCGCCCGAGGGCTCGTGCCTGCTCCAGCCGGCGGCCCACGCGCACCATCGCGACCTTGTTGATGTCGGCGGCCTCGCCCTGAATGAAGCTCGCCACGGCCTGCCGTTCCGCACGGCCACGGCCGCCGCCGACGTGGTTCATTTCGGGGATGCGGCGATGACGGCCGAAGCGGTTGACGAAGTACGGATCTTTCTTCCGCCGCATGTCCGCATACAGCTCTTTGCACCACTCGCCGACGCGCGGGTAGCGTTTGTGGAAGCGATCCAAGTAGCTCTGCGCTTGTTCCTCGGTGACGTAGTCGATGCCGGCGGCCGGGTCCGCGTTGTCGTTCAGGTTCTCCATGACGCCCATCGCCGACATGCCGTAGCTGATCCCGAAGTTGAGCACCTTGGCGATGCGTCGGTAGCGTTTCTCCTTGCTGTTGAAGCATTCCATCGACGTGCGCGTGTGGATGTCCTCTTTGTTGATGAACGCCGCGACCATTGTTGGATCACGGCACTCGAAGGCCAGCACGCGAAGCTCGATCTGTGAAAAGTCGATGTACAGGCGCGTCATGCCCTCGGGCACGAGGAACGCGCGCTGAATGTTGACGACGTCGACCTCGTTCGATTCGTCGTCAGGCGTCTTGATGTTTTGCAGGTTGGGGCCGCTCGACGAGAGGCGGCCCGTGTTCGTCTTCACCTGATTCAGCGACGTGTGCAGCACCCCGTTCGCGTCGCTCTTGGTGATCATCGGCGTCGTGTACGTCGACAGGATCTTGTCCTGCTCGCGCCATTTCAGGAGCGTCGACAGCACCTCGACGGTGCCCGGCCAGTTGAGGCGCATCATCGCCTTGATCGCGCGCGAGTCGCACGAGGGCGTGCCCGCGCGCTCCTCGGGCGTGGTGCCCCACGGCTTCGGTCGCCCCTTCTCCGTGTAGTGCGTGACGGGGAACCCACAGCGGCCGGGGCCAGACTCGTAGAGGAACCGCCGCAGCTCGACGTCGCTCGACAGCTTGAGATCGAACCCGACACGGCGATGGATCTCGCGCTGGAAGGTGTCGGCCTGCTGCTCGGCGACGCGGTGGACGTTTTGCAGGTAGGGGATGTCGAGGGGCGTGCCGATGAACTCCGCGCGTTGCAGGTAGCGCGTGAGATCCATTTCTGTCTGGTACAGCTCGGCGAAGCCGCCGTTGTGGATCATGGGCAGGAGCTTCGCGGCGAGCGCGAGGCTGTTGTAGCCGTCCTTGCAGCCGTAGCGACCGAGGATGCTCGGCGGGATCCAGAGGAAGCCGGGGGCCGTGCTCTTTTTGTAGCCGCGGCGCTTGCACTCGTCGCCGAGGATCTTCTGCACCACCGACTTCATTTCGTAGGCGTGCTCGTCGATGCCGAAGTCGTAGACGCAGCTTTCCAGCTCCTTCGGCCGGTTCTCGTCGAGCAACGCGATCATGATCATCGTGTCGTGCAACGTGGCCCGACAGACGATGCCGTCAGCGGCGGCGAAGTTGAGATCAAACTTGAGATTGTGGCCGAGCACGGTCGCGCGCGGGTCGCCGAGGATGTCCTGCACCATCCACGTCACCCACTCGACGGGAAGCTGCTGCTCATGCGTCGCGTGACGGATCGGGAAGTAGACGCCGCGCGGGCCTTGGCCGTCGCCGAGATCGAACCCGAAGACGTGCCCGATGATGCGAGCCTGCTTGAAGTAGTCGAACCCTGACGTCTCGGTGTCCCACGCCACCCAGCTTTCGACCGAGAGGCGTTTGAGTAGGGCGTGCCAGCTCGGCAGCGCCGCGGCGTCGGTCACAACCGAGACGCGACCGTCGAACCGAGCTGGCAGCAAACCGTACTCGGGGAAAAGCATTCAGCGCACTCCGAGAATCAGGCGGGCGTAGTCGTCAAGCTCGTGCGTGGCGACCTCGCGGGCGCCCTCGGGGAACGAGCGGCCCGTGCGGTCCCTCACGAGCACGATCCACGTCGACCACGGGGCGCTCCAAAAGACGACCTCGGCGCAGATCAGCGCGCCCGTGATGAACATGGGCGCCGAGAACGCCTCGCACTCGACGTCAGTGAGGCGTCTGGTGCGAGACGGATCGGTGAGGTTGACGGACCACGCCCCGGCGGTCACGCCGCCTTCGCTTTCGCCTTCGCCTTCTTCGCCGCCTTCTTCGCCTTGGGGGCCTTCGCGGTCCCGTAGGCGTAGATCGACGCGGCCTTCCACTTCGCCGGCGCGAAGCTCGGGCTTTTCGGATCGAGCAACGCAGGGATGATCGACCAGAAGCGCGATGCGCTCCACACGTTCGTGCCGGTGACGAACCGCGTGATCACGCCGAGGCTTCCCTCGACGTCAAGGGCGGTCATGTCGCCCGCCTTGCCGTCCTTGTCGATCTTGGCCTTGCCGAGCAAGCGCCACACGCCGTCGCGCTTGCGCTCGACGCCGCCGGCGGTCGTCACCGTCTCGCCGTCCTTGATCTTCTTGACGAAGTAGCGGACGCCGTCGAGATCACGCTCACGCTTGGTGCCGACGGGAAGCTCGGCGAGCGCCGCGGCCGAGCCCTGCGGCAGCCGAGCCCACACGCGACCGTCGGGCCGCGTCTTGCGCGTCTTGCCCTTGAGCACGCCAGCGCGCGTCGAGAGGGCCACAGGAGCGTGCAGAACGGTCTTGCCGGGCTCGCGGGGCTTCTTCGCCTTGGCGGCCTTGGCGGCCTTCACGGGCTTCTCTGCCTTCGGCTTGGCGGCGGCCTTCGCGGGCTTCTCTGCCTTCGGCTTGGCGGCCTTGGCGGCGGCCTTCGGCTTGGCGGCGGTCTTGGTCTTCGGGGTCTTCGTGGTCATGGCTTCGGCCTCCTTCAATGGGGCCGCTGTGACGGCGGGGGCGGGCTGGATCTTCTCGACGATCCGAGAAAGTTGCTCGCCCTTCGTTTCGGGTCGCGACGGCTCGACGGCGACGGCGGCAGGCTCGACGGCGGGCTTCGGGGCCTTGGCGGCCTTGGGGGCCTTGACGACCTTCGCCGCGGGAGCGGTGGCGCCGCCCTTGAGCTGGACGAGCTGCGCCTCGATGGCGGGCTCGTAGTAGGCGGGGATCGTGGCCCTGCACTCGGTGCGAAAGTCGCAGTCCTCGGCGCACGCCTGATCGGCGGGGTCGTACTGCGTGGCGTCGGTGAAGCACGGCGGGAACGGGTAGATGCCGTCGGCGGTGAGGTTCACGGCGTCGACCTTTTCGAGCAGATGAGCGCGATCCAAGGAAACCACCTTGGCGCCGTGGATCTGCTTGTAGGTCAGCGCGACGCGGGCGAGGTCGTCGTCGTTCAGTGATGCTGCGGTCTTGTCGCTCATAGGGGTCGTCCTTTTTGGCGGGGTTGGAATCCTGATCCCGTGGTCTGGCGCGATAATGCGTCGCGCAGATCGGATCGCTGTACGTCGAACACCGGCGGCGCGCAACGAGTCGGCGCGGGGCACGCCGACGACTTGCTCACCATCGACCGCGCGCAAGACGTCTTGGTAGACGTCGTCGCCCATGATCGACCGGATCTGCTCACAGGCATCGAGCACGGCACGCATGTGCTCGGCCTCGATGTAGTCGTCCTCCAATGACGGCGTCGACGCTGTGGGTATCCAGCTCGCGCCGCTTTCGATGGTGTACGCCGTCGTCTCGTCGGTGCAACGAGAAAGTCGGTTCGCTTTTCGGATGAGGTCGACGAAAGCGCGGGCGATGGCCCGGTTGACGATGCGCGTTTCGTCGATGGTGCCCTTGAGCGCAGGCCGCTTGGCCCGGAGCTGTGCGAGGGCTTGAAGCGCGCGCCATCGGCATTCCGAGCGCACGTCATCCGTCTCGACAGCGAGGCGATGACGCAGCCAGTCCTTTGCCACAAAGCGACGGATGAACGGCTCCCACCGCGGAAGCTCACACACGACTGATTGCAGATCCATCTTACACCGGCCCCTTCAACGCACGCACATGACGCCACAGCTCAGGCGCCGTGTCTAGGGGGCGATCGGATCTGCGCTCGCCTTGTGGTCGGCCGTGGGAGCGACCACCACGGGTTGTGTATTCACGCCGCGGACGATCCAAAACCGATCGCTCTTGCCGCGACGGTGCGGCCGTCGGCCGGCGACGCCAGATCCGCAGACCGGGCAAGGGCCGGGGGCGGCAGGATCGGGGGCGCGGTGCCAGTCGTAGGGGTTGGTGAGGAGGGTCATCGGGGCGCCTTTCGGAAGTCGTGGATCCCTGCGGCCGCGCGGGCCGCGCGAAGGTCGTCGTGGTCCTCGGGGGCGCAGCGGCATTCGCCGACGCCGTCGCACCCGGCCCGCTCGCAGTCCGAGCACAGCTCGGGCTTGCTCATGTCGTTCGAGACGGTGATCTCCATGCACGTCGGGCACGCGCACCCGACAAGACGCCGCCCGTGGTCGACGTGGGTGTAGCCGGAGCGGGCGACGACGACGGCAGCGGCCTCGGCGCATTGCCCGCAAAGGGCGCCATCCCGGCGGTCAACGAAGGCGAGCGTCAGGCCGCCACAACGGCAGCGGATCCATTCAGTCGCGCCGCTCACACCGACACCGCGGCGCCAGCGACGGCCACGACGACGACGTCTTTTGCGCGGGGGTCATTGAGGATGCCATCCCGCTGCTCGCCATCGGCGGCCGTGAAGGTGAAAGACAGCTCGCGCGTCTTCTTCCAGCCGTTGCTGGAGCGCATCCGGTAACGGCGGACGGTGCAGACGGCGCCGTCGACGACAGGGCGCATCCACGGCGTGTTCTTGTAGTCGAGCTGCCCCTCGGCCGTGACCGTGAACGTGCTGCCGGCGGGCAGGGACTTCTCGGTGACGGCCTTGATGCCGGCGATGTGCGCGACACGCTGGCGCTCGATCTCGGCCTCCTGCTCCTCCGACGCGGCGGCGACGCCCGGCTGCACCAAGAGGAGCGCGTAGACCGCCTTTGCCTCGTCGTTGGTGAGGGTCAACGCCCGGTCGGTCCCGAAGTTGGCCGCGAGGTGGCGGAGGGCGGAGGCGAAGATGGCGGTGCG